TAAATGGAAAGAATAGTGGTAGTCCTGTGGCTGTGAATTATACTACGACAGTTTCCGGTACAGGTTTTTCGAAAGGAACAACCGAATATTCCGTTGTAGCAGCGGTCAATACTGGTACAGCAAGAGAAGGGTCAGCAGTTGTAAAACAATCGGAAGGAACAAAGCAAATAACAATTACGCTATCACAGGCAGCAGGCACTTCCGCTTAATTTTTTATTGACGTGAGTAGGAAAAGAGACAAAAATAAAAATCAAGGAAAGTCAGACCTGTTAAAGGGTCTGGCCAGCCTTTCTTTGGAAGATATTGTAGGATTGCAGAAAACTCTTCCTACTTTGCTTCAATCCAAATTACAACAGATGTCCCGGTCTGACAACTTGGGGGATTTGGTGAAAGCCAACCTTTATATGGGGAACATCAACCAAAGACAGGATGATGTAAAGGCTGTATTTTTTAACCCAGACGAAGCGAGCGATACGGGCAGGGGTTATAAAGACCCTAACTTTTACGGTTCTATGCCCTTTGAGGTGCTTCGGAGAATGGGAGACATCTTTGTCGTTCGGGCCGTTGTCAATACTCGTGTTGAGCAGGTTCAGAATTTTCTTCATTTCAGCACTGATGAGCAGAAAGAAGGATACACTATCAGAAGAAAACGGAATCCTTTTGAAAAGGTAAGCGCAGAACGCTCAAGGGAAGATCAGATAAAAATCAATTATATCAGAAAGTTTTTGGAAGAAGGCGGTTTTCACGACAAATGGGAATCGTTTGACACATTTCAAGACTTTGGGAGAAAGGTTGTGTTTGATAGCCTTACTCTTGATCAACTTGCTTTTGAAATAGTAAGGGACAGATCATGGAATCTGGCTCGTTATCGTGCTGTAGATGCTTCTTTGGTACGTTTTCTTGACAGTATCGATCCGAAGTTCCATGAAGAATTTGAACAGTACCGATTCAAAGGATACTTACCGAAATATTGTATGTGCTGGCAAGGTCAGATCATGCAGCATCCCGTTACGCATGAAAGCGTTATTTTTTATCCTTGGGAGCTTGGTATCGGTATCCGAAACAAATCGACCAACATCTATAAAAACGGGTATGGAACATCTGAACTGGAAACATTGTCCAGCGTTATGACATGGATTTTGTGGGGATTTGAATATAATGGTTCATATTTTTCTAAGGGGTCTAACCCTAAAGGAATTATCAATGTTAAGAATCCAAACATATCACAGGCTTCTTTGAGCGAATTTAGGCAGGCATGGCAACAGACAATGGTGGGGGTTCAAAATTCACATAGAACGCCGATTATAAACGGTTTAGACCTTCAATGGGTTGATCTGTCTAAAAACACCAACCGGGATATGGAGTTTAGCGAGTGGGTAAAATTCCTACTTGTTATGACTTGTGCGGTTTATCGTATTGATCCGTCAGAGCTTGGCTTCCAATTCAAAGATCAAACAAATATCTTTGGACAAGCTGGACAAAAGGAACGTTTGCAGCATTCAAAAGATAAAGGCTTGAAACCTATTCTTGTGTTCTTACAAGAAGTAATTAATTACTATCTTGTATCAGAACTGGACGAAGATTTTGAATTTGTCTTTACGGGTGTGGATGCGGAAGATGAAGGAAGGCAGGTTGAGATTGATGCTAAGAAAATTCAAAACGGTATGGTTTGTCTGGAAGATATTTTTGAAAAATACTCTGGACGTAAATTCAATCCAGAAACCGATACCATCTTGAATCAATCCTACCAGCTTCAAAAACAATATCAGATGCAGCAAGCTATGTACGGAGGTGATGCGATGAACGAAGAAGTGGATCGACAAATTGCGTCAGAAGACAAAGAAGATACACAGAAATCGTTCGATTCCAACCCTATCATGAGTGCTGCAATGTCTTACATTGAAAAGAACTGGGGAGAGAAGTAATTTATGAATGTGAGATATGTCAAAAATATCAAGGTCGAAAAGATGCCTTTAGTGTCAAATGTACACCATCATGTTGACCCTATGCGTTATCCAAAAGTACAAGAAGGGTATGAAGGTATGGCGCAGGTTATCTTTTCGACACAGATAAACAATATGTTGATGGATTTGACAAAGAAGATGGTGCAACAAAAATCAAAGTAAGTATGCTATTTACACCGGAAGAAATACAGCAGTTGTTTTTCATTGTTGATTACCGTATTGCTCGTGTAATTGCCGATGTGTTGGGGAAGGAATATCTTTCTCAAGAAGATATAGATATGCTGAAAAGATTTGATTTTGATTTAAAGACAGAAGTTCTGAAAATACCACCTTATTGGCAAGCATTCATATTTGGGCGTTTGGCAGCAATTCTTACTCCTGCACAGTTATCTTTTCTTAACTTCAATGACCTTTGGCAATATGTCGAAAAAGAACAATACCCGGAACTTACTTCAAGAGAAAAAGCGGAATATAATGCTGCGGCTATGCGTTCTTATTCTTATATAAAAGGAATGGGAACACGTATAAAAGATTCTCTTTCTTCTACCATTTCAGAAGAAGAAATGAAAATAGCAGTGGCAGAACGGGAGAGGGAAGTCGAAACAGCTATTAGGGAAGAATTGACGGAAGGTGTTCTGAAAAGGAAATCCGTACAATCCATTGTTAGCTCATTGGGACATAGGTTGGACGAATGGAATAGGGATTGGGGGCGTATTGTTGCCACTGAAATGGAGAACATCTTTCAGATAGGGATAGCGCAGACGATCATGAAAGAGCACGGTATCCATGCAAAAGTATATAAGGAAGTGTTTCCCGGTGCTTGCCGGATGTGCCTTAATGCTTACACAACGGCTGGTGCAGGCTCTAAGCCCGTTATTTTTGATTTGTCCGAATTGATTGCCAACGGTACTAACATAGGTAAAAAGTCAAAAGACTGGAAGCCTGTTTTAACAAATATTCACCCTTTTTGCAGGTGTATGTTAAGACATGTTCCAGATGGATATGAATGGGATGACAAAACACAGTCATTTGAACCTAAAAAAGTAGATGAAAGTAAGCGGGTTCAGAGAAAATCAAAGGTAAAAATAACTGTAGGTACAAAATATTTCGAAGTGTAATGAAACAAAGAACGATTTTTAATTCCGGTTTTATCAGTATTCTTACTATAGATGGTTCAAAATGGATAAAGGACATCCAAGTAGGAAATGTGATAAAAACCGTTTCCGGTTACAGAAGGGTGACAAAGGTTATCCAGTCTGAACTGTCTTCTGTTCCTCGTATTTTTGATATATGCTACGTTACGGAAGATGAAACTCTTGAAAAGGGATACCGTGAAGATGCTTTACATAGAGTGGTAGACGGCTCTTACGTTTTGTGCCATAATAAAACAAAAAGAGTGGATAAGATAAAGTCGGGCGATGTTCTTATGCTTAAAAATGGATGTAAGGGCAAAGTAACCAACATTATACAGATACCTATTGCAAATGTTTCGCAATATTTCTATACCTTTGAACTTGACAAGCCGGACTTCTATTTTGCAGATAATGTCTGTGTACCGGATGCGACAATTTGATAAATAAAATTTTAAATTTTAATGACGTGGGTTTAAATTTGAAAGCGTTGCTCGGATTGCAGACGCAAAATGAAAAAATAGCTGAATATAAAAGACTTCTTAAAAAAGGAAAAGAGATAAGCCAAGAGATAAGTTCACTTGGTGAAATTTATTCTATTCAGAAGTCGCAGTATGATGAACTGAAAGGGAGTGAAGATGCTGATGCAGTTGCAAAGGCAGAAAGTTGTTTTAATGAGTTTTTGAAGCAACAGTCTAAGGATTTAATGGACGTATATAAAAGAAGAAGCTCTATCCAGAAATCCATTGCAAAGTTGGAAAATGACGAAGAATTTGCTGAAATGGCAAAAGACATTCGCCAGCTTGAAAACTGTCATGAGTTATGGAGACAGGGTTTGATCAAGAAATCTGTTTACTTCGATTTATTTAAGGCGAAACAAGGTAAAGTTCAGTTTGCGGACGTGCTTGTTTTTAGAGGTGACAAACTTCTTATTTTGAATCGTGTGGGAGAAAAGGGTGCGGTTTCAAACGATTGGTGCATTCCAGGCGGACATGTTGATCCGGGAGAAACTTTTTTGCAAGCTGCAAAAAGAGAACTGTTTGAGGAAACAGGTATTGACATGTCGGAAGAACTTTTGATGCCGGTTGGCAAATACATCCCAAAGAGAAAGGGCATTGAAATTCATTATTTCATGTGCTACATTGACCCTGACGCGCCAGCAAACATTCTTGTGGACGGAGAAGAAGAAACAGGTAGTGAATGGATCAATCCTCACACTGAACTTGACCAATATAATTTCATTTTTGATATGAAAGATAATATCAAGCGTATTCTTGGTATCGAAGTGCCGGATGAATTTCAATTGGTGATGAAATCTTTCAAAGAGGGTAAAATTTCAAAGGACATATTCACCTCCTATTGTGAAAAGAATCCTGAAAAACTTGAAAAGTCGGCAAACAAAACTTCTTTTACGCATGAAGAAAGAAAGGATTTGGCAAAGAAAGGTGAAGCAATGCCCAATGGCAAATATCCTATTCGCAATCGGCAGGATTTGAAAGATGCTATTCGTTTGTCCGGTAGTTCTTCTATGTCGAAAGAAGAAGTAAAGAAATGGATCAAGAAACGGGCAAAGGAGCTTAATCTGGAAGACGAATTGCCGGAAGACTGGAAAGTAGAAAAAACTATGGATACAGCAGACGCACATGTATTGCAGCGTGAATCTTTGGATGGTGAAACCAAAAATATTGTTCGTACAGAGGATGGTGTAGGCGAAGGTATTGAAAAGGCTATTACTTTCAAGAGAACTATCTATGAAGAAAAAGAAGTCGAAGTGGTAGAAGAGCCGAACAAATACACTTACGGTGAGTTTCATATGAATTTCTCTGATAATGATGGTGGAAAAGGAGATAAGTTTGCTGATTTTTTAGGCATACTTCAAAAGGTAACTTGTCTTGGTAAACCTTTTTCTATTGTTATTAAGACAGAAGAAAATGGGGAACAAGAATGGAAATGGAATGGTAAGTTTCGCATTGAAGGCACTACCAAAACAGAAAACATCCGAAAATCGACAGAAGATGAATTGTCTGTTGAAAATGGAAATACCGAAGAAATCGAAAAGTCCAAAAAGACCGATAAGAGTATTTTCAACACTTATCTCAATTTTCTGGAAGGAACTAAAACACGTCTTAAAAATATTCATTGGGGTGAGGAAGATAATTCCAAGCATGTCTATCTCGATGAACTTTCAGAAGAAGTTTCAGAATTTGAGGATAAGATTGCGGAAGCCGGGCAATCGGGATTCGGACGATTCAAAGACGGGGAAATCCAAGGGGATGAAGTGAAAGAGGATGATCCGGTTGCTATTTGCCAAATGATATTCGACAAAACGATTGAGTTCAGAAAAGAACTTGCTGAAAAGGATGAATACATTGGCGAGGTAAGCTGGATTGATGATTTTCTTGCAATACTCAAACAGTCTAAATATAGATTGCAATTGCATTAAGGAGTTTGGAGATAAATTACGATAATAATTAATAAAAGTTAAAATATTGAGTTATTGTGATTTAATTCTAATTTTGCAGTATTTTTGAGTGTTATAAATACGTTTATTTCAATTTCAACCAATCAAAATGTTTGATAGTTTTAAATTATATGTAGATTTGGATTTGGAGAAAGCCAAAAGCGCGGTATCAGAGCAACAATCTCCATACGCAAACATGGTATTTTCCGGTGTCGCTTCCGATTCTTCAAAAGATGATGAAGAAGAAGTCTTAGAGCCGTCCGGGTTTATATATGATAGATTTTTGAAATCCGGTTTGTTTAACCTCGATCATTTGCCCACACGTTCACCTATTAACAAAAGTCGTTTTTGGATTGGTGAACCTATTGAAGCCTATGTGAAAGACAATAAGTTTTTTGTAAAAGGTAAATTGTGGGAAAAGTCGCCGGAAGCCCGTGCTTTTTGGGATAAGGCAATTGAAATGCAAGAATCGGGTTCGACAAGAAAACCGGGTATGAGCGTAGAAGGTAAGGCGTTGGAACGGGATAAGAAAAATCCCAAAAGAGTGACAAAAGCTCTTATTACAAACATTGCTCTTACAATGACACCGGTCAACACTAAGACCTATTTGGATATTGAAAAAAGTAAGGGTGGTAGTGTGAATGATTTATTGGAAATACAAAAATCAACTATTCTTTTTGAATATTGTACAGAAAACGGACTTGTCCAGATTGACAATAATTTCAAGGTGAATTTTCAAAAATCACATTCTTTTGATGTTGATTCTTTTTGGGAGATTTATCGTGCAGTTCAAGAAGGTAGGGTTGAAAAAAGTGTTTTAGATACATTCGTAGAAAAAGTTCGACAATAATTTTTATACATAATGTTATGGTAGACGTAAAAGAATTTAAAGATGATCCGTTATACAAGGCACTTGAAAATTCTGGTTTCAGTGCAGAAGATATTGCTACTATGGTAGCAAACGGAGATGTAACTTTTGAAAAATCGAAAAGTGTCGCCGAAATGAAAGAATCCGAAAAAAAGGAGGACAAGAATATCGGCAATGATGAAAAGCACATTGACGATTTGAAGAAGGACGAAAAAGAGGATAAAAAAGATAAGAAGGACTTGAAAGAGGACATCAAAGAGAAAGAAGACAAAGTTGAGAAATCTTTCTCTATGGATGACATGAAGGCTTTCGGTGCTTCTTTGGCTGCTAATATCGTTAAGGGCATGACAGAAGTCATGAACGAACGTTTTGGTAACATTGAAAAGTCTTTGGAATCTTTTGGCGCACAGACACCTTCTTTTAAGGGAGTGCAGACTTCTGCCGTTTTGGAGAAATCCATGAAGCCGGAAGTGGACGAAGATGGCAAGACACTTCTCTCTGTTACAAAACAACGCCCTTTGGTAATGGCTGCTATCAACAAGGCTATTGAAAACGAAGGAGAAGAACTTGAAAAATCCATTGGTGATGATGCTCTGATTTTCTTGGCAGACAGTCAGGCTGAAACCATTGGACAGGATTTGGCAAAATTCATGTACGAAAAGTACAATATCAAGTTCCAGAAGTAAGACGTAATTCGATCGAATAAATATAAAGATTATAGAAAGATGGACTTGTATAACTATAATGATTTAGCTGCTTTTGGCGGTGCTGGCAATGTTGCTGACGTGTTGAAAGCAATGGAAGCCGGTTTACAGACCGGTATGCAATATAACGATCAGATTAACAATGGTGGTGGTCTGAAAGTTGAATCTTTGGATGCTTACATCAAGGTTTTGGCTAACCGTTTGAACCAGTTGGTTGTTTACAATGAAATGCCGAAACAGAGAATCGAAAATACGGTTCACCAGTACAACCAGTTGTACAAATACGGTGAAGATGTAGGCATCTTCAACCGTGAAGGTGAAACACCGGAAGAAACCGATACTCAATATATCCGTAAATCTGTTATCGCTAAGTTCATGGGATTGACAGGACAGGTAACAGACCCGGCAATGTTGGCGAAGTTGATAGGTGGTATGAACATGTACACTCGTGAGGTACAGAACAAGACAACTCTGTTGCTTACTTTGATTGACACTAACTTGACGAGTGCGGATTCTACTTGTGTGGAAGAAGAATTTGATGGCATTTTCCGTCAGCACATGATGGGTGTCGCTTCTGCTGATCGTGGTTCTACGGAAGGCATGAGCACAGAACAGATTTTGGATGCTTATTATGGCTCTGCTGCTGTTATCGACGCACAGGGTGGCATCTTGACTGATGCTTTGGTGGAAGATGCTGCTGACGCTGTTGTAAACGTTTATAACGGTTATATCGACCGTATCGTTTCTGCTCCGGTTGTATTTAACAACTATGTGAAGAAATTCCATGAATCGAAACGTGTTGTTGTCGGTATGGCTAACAGCGTTGTAGGGGCAACAATGGGTCAGTCTGTAAACAATATCGTAACACAGTTTGGTAGCGTTGCAGTTAAGAGTGACAAGTTCTTTGACGTTCGTAAACCTATTAAGGCTACAGCTACAGCAACTTCTCCGAAAGCTCCGGCAACTCCTGTTGCAGGTGGCACGAAATCGGCTGTTATTGCAGATGCTAAAACCAATTTTACATTACATGCAGGTTCTTATGGCTATCTGGTAACTGCAAAGAATCGCTATGGCGAATCTGCTCCGCTTAAATTGACAGATACCGCTTTGGCTGTTGCAGCTAATCAGTCAGTTGACTTACAATGGACAGCCGGTGTAGGTGGAGCTTATCAGGTTACCGCTTATGTGGTTTATCGTACTAAGAAAGTAACTGCTTTGACAGACACGACAGAATATTATCCTATCTTTACTATTCCGGCTTCTATGCTGGCTGCTGGATATGATGGTGCGGTTGCTACAAAGGTTCGTGACCGTAACCGTATCATTGCAGGAACGAAGTCTGCTTTGATTTACTACAATGATAGCCAGATCAACGAATACTTGCAGTTCGGTGACACTCGTAAGATCGACTTTGCAATCACCGCTCCGTCTCGTAGATTTGCAATTTTGAACTACGGCACTCCGGTTTTGTATCAGCCCGCTAAGATGTGTCGTGTCATCAATATCGGTGATGAAGGCTTAGGTGCATAAGAGATCATAGGAATTAAAATAAACAAGAGGGAAGGAAAGGGTTCTTGGCAACATCTTCCCTTCCCTTAATAATTTAAGTTTGAAATATGGTAACAATCGTATCAACAATCTATAAGAACACAGTTATCCAATTTGGAGATGAACTTGTGAAGTTTACGAACGGTAAGTCAACCGTAAAGGATGAGACTTGGGAATATATCAGAACGGGCGGCTTTAAAGGAATCACTTCTTTGGAAGATGCAGAGAATTTGGAAAAGGAAAAATCTGAAAGAGAAAAGGATGATGAAGCCACTATCAAAGTTCTGAAAGATGAGTATGACTTTGAAATCAAACGTTTGAACGGTATTATCAGCGACAAGAACGCTCAAATTGAAAAAATGAAACAAGCTGCTGATGTTTGGAGAAAAGAGTGTGAAAGATTGATGAATGGTGGAAAGCCAAAAGAAATAGAAGAAGAGAAAGAGAAAGAAGAAAGTTCTTATAATGAAGAAGAAATTGCTTCTTTGAAAGAAGATATGTCCAAAATGTCTTTCGAAGATTTGAAAACTCTTGCTATTGAAAATGGTATGTCTAAGCAAAAGGCAGGAAGATTCAAAGAAGAAGATCAGAAGGACGAACTTATCAATGCGATAATTTCTTTACCTAAAAAATAAAAGGTTATGCCGGGACAACTGACGTTTACAATAAAATATAAAAAGAACACAGGATCGGTCATTTCGGTAGCCGAAATGTGGAACAACTACTTGTATGGTATCACTATACAGGCTGGAACTGGTACGGCTTTTTCTGATGATGCTCTTAGAACTTATCTTAGTGCAGCGCAGAGAGAGGTTGAGAACTATTTCAATCTTAAATTTGTAAAACAGTTGGTTGAATCGGAAACGCATTCTTATTACAGGACAGATTATTTTCAGCAATTCCCTATCATACAAACCAACTGTCCTGTAAGAGTTCCTCTTGCGCTAACAGGTATGTTGAATAAGATGGAGCAGATTATTTATCCGCAAGCATGGCTTACATGTGAAAAGGATATGGACGGGATAGGGAAACGGAGAATGAGTGTAGTACCTACTGGGGCAAGTTCGGTCAGGGGAAATGCCGATGTTATTCTTACAGGTATAACAACTCAAATAGGATTTCAACGGTACACAAACATACCGGACTATTGGGATATTCAGTATATAACCGGATTTGATTTGGATAAAATGCCGGTTGATTTGATAAATCTGGTTGGTAAGCTCGCTTCATTCGGCCCGTTAAATATTGCTGGAGATATGATATTCAATCTTCCGGGTATTGCGTCCATGCACCTGGAGATAGACGGACTTAGACAATCCATAAACTCTACTGCTTCTGCTGAAAATGCAGGGTATGGGGCACGTCTGAAACAGTATCAGAAAGAAATAGAGGAAACGGTAGGACGGATAAAACTTGTGTACGATCAGTTTAAATTTTTGGTATTATAAGGAGGACGTATCGTGGCAAAAAGCATTTTACAATCACCTATTCCGGCTTTAAGCAATGCAAGTCCTGAATTTATGCGTTCAGAGTTCGATTCTGCTGTGTATTTGAAAGGATATGAGGTGGTAATCGAAAAGGCTTTGAGATGTCCTTGTAACGCGCCAGACTCTCCTTTGACGGATTGTCAGAATTGTTTCGGCACAGGATATTTTTATGTGAACCCTGTAAGCACACATGCACTCATAACCGGAATAAACGGAAACAACGATTATAAGCGTTGGTCGGAAGAACTGATAGGAACTATCAATGTAACGGTGACGGATACAGATAAACCGAATATGGGGTATTTTGACAGGATCACAATTCAAAAGGAATATTCTTATTTCAGCGAAAATCTTCCTGTCAGAACAGACGGAGAGAACTTTTTCATATTTACTACTTATAAGCCGTTATCCATATACAGCATACATGTGTTTGATGGTTCTACGATGCCTTTAAGACAACTTTCAGTGGCAGATTACAAAGTAAGTGATGCGAATCCTTATTGCATAATTTTGACTGCTGATATGGCTTTAAACCCAGTTGTGAGCGTTTATTATCAGCATCAACTGGAGTTTCATGTATTGGATTTCCCACACGAAGTACGTGCTTCATGGAAAAAGAATAAGGAATCAGGACAATTGGAAAGAACAAGGCTTCCTATCCAGGCGGTAGCAAGAAGAACGCATTTGATAGTCTCTGAAAAACCTAATTTCGACGGTTCTGGCGTTATTTTGAACGATAACATACAAATGAAAGTGGTGGAATGATTTTACCGATAAACATAGATTTAGGTGATCTTGTGGAAGAGTTTAATCTTTCAGGGGATCAATCTGTGTTTTTAGGTTCTTCCATTATTGATGCGGTTGTCTCGGAATATCAGCTTAGGTGGCAAAATCTTATATCAAGCAATCTTCATAAAACAAGGAATGAATATAAAAGGGGAGTTTTCATAGAAAGAGAATCCCCTTTGTCCGTTACATTTGGGTTGACAAACAGAGAATCTTCTATTCCTTTAATGATAGAAGAAGGGCAACCACCTTTTGATGAAAAAGAAGGATTTAGAAATTCCCCAAAAAGAAAAGAAGCGGAAGGTGGAGGTTGGTACATTGATATTCCTTTCCGTCACGCAACTTCGGAAGCGGTAGCGGATTCTGGATTGTTTTCAACGATAATGCCTCAACAGATTTATAATGCTGTAAGACAGTCAGGGAGATTGGAAAAGGGAAATTTGCCGGAAAACTTTTCTGAAAAAGGACAAAGAAAAGCAATAAATAGACTGGGTGTAAATAAACCGGCTTACATGCACAAAGCTCCTATTTATCAGGGTTTGACTAAAGTAAATATTGCTTCTACTGAAAAAGAAAAGAGAAGCGGTTACTTTACATGGAGAAGGGTGAGTGAAAACTCTGATCCTAATAGTTGGTGGAATGGCGGTATTGTTCCGTATAAACTTATGGACAAAGCTCTTGAACAAGCAAAGATAGATGTTGTTGCAGACAAAGTGATTGATCAATTTTTAAACTCGATGTAACGATGCTACAGATAGTCAAAATAAAAAAGATAGTGGAAGCCTGTTTGGAATATGTACAAACGGACTTCGAAAGTAAAACGGATGAAAAGGATTCTTTCTTGTATAAAGTATTGGGAGATACACAGGACGGTTCTTTCAATTATTATGAACAAGCAAAAAATATCTTTTTAAGAAAAGAAACAAACCCTAACAACATAAAGGTATTGCTGGAATATCCAAAGGACAGAGCAGGACTTCCGTCTTATGTGATTCGTGAACCGGGAAAGAAAAGTGGTATCGCTAATTCTATAGGTAAGATAGAATCTTTTATGGGTGGCGTTCCTATGTACAGAGATACAAGACAGTATGGACTGGAAATTATGTGTTTTTCTGTAAATATGAACGAATCAATTTTGATGTCAGAAATTTTGTATGCACTTTTACTTGGTTCTTGGGACATTTTAGCTTCACAGTTCCTTAAAATAGAGTTTACTATGAAGGAGCTTATGATGCAAAACAACTTAATGCCAACACCTATTTTTATTCGTTCTATTGGACTTGATTTGTCTTCCGAAGAAATAGTGCCGGGATTGGTAGATTCGACTTTACTTGGAAATATTATCTTTGGAAAAGTAAATCAAGTGGATAGTTTTGTTCTTGGCGATCCGACTTCTGTGGGTGGACTTCCGGGTGTGGAATCAGAAATTACAGGGAACAAATAGTATGTTGATTGAAAATAGTTATCTTTGAAGGTGTAATAAAAAGAGAAATATACTTCCTTCTAATTATTTGGAGAGAATAGAAGGAATAAAATCATATATAAATTCGATATAAATAATTGAAAATCAATAAATTATGGCTACGACCTATATTTTTGGAAATAAACAAATTACTCTGCCTGGGGCGTATTCGACTATAAAAAGCGGAGAAACAAGTCCATCTCGTACATTGGACTATTCCAAAACGCTTATTATTGATACTGGGGTTTATGGTGCAAATTGGGGCGGAGGCTCCGGTATAGATGGAGAAAATTTTCAGGGATTGGATTCTGTCTATACGTTTGACACTATTGCCGAGTTCCGTTCTTTCATGAAAGGTGGTATGTTCTGGAAGATCGCAGAAGGTCTTTTCACACCGGATTATACCAATCCTGCTTCTACTGGTATTTCACAGCTTCTTTTTGTGAGAGCCGCAAAGACTACATCCGCAACACTTACTTTTGCAACTACTTCCGGCGGTACATTTGAAGTAAAAACGTTGGATGAAGGTTTGGGAGCAAACGGTAAACTTTCAGAAGCCGGCAATTTGATTACCGGTTATGGTGTATCCATTGTAGCGGGTGAAGATGATCCGGCAAAATGGATTATGAAATTCTATGTCGGTTCTTTTACAGGATATGCAGAAGATGGTTATCCTATTGGAGAAACGCCGGAAGATCAAGCAGCACCTACTTTAGTATTGCAGTCACCGGAATTTGACAATATCCAGACTTTGATTGATTGGGCTAAATCAGACTCCAACTTTGCTAATTTGTTTGTTTTGACGAGCAATGCAGAGAAAGAAGGTGAAGGAACTGTAGTGGAAAACGACGTAACAACGGCACTTGCAGGAAAGAAATTCGTACTTGCAAAAGGCGGTACGGAAACTTATAATGCCGATTACATGACACAGGCTCTTTCTGCTATCACAGGGTTGGATTATAGTTTTGCTCTTACAGATCAGTTTGGACAAAATGCGGATTCTGCGTTACAGAAACAGTATATTGCCCACATGAACAGCCAGGCAAAATACACCCATTTCTTGTTTGTTGGAGGATATGCTGATGCTGCTAATTTCTCTAAATCACTTGATTTGGCAAAAGGCTTTAATAGTGAGCTTGTCCAGTTGGTACATGGAGGCGCAGGCATGACTTCCGGTATTACAGGTGTAAAAACACGTTGGTGGGGTGTAATGTATAATTTGTGTTGTATCTTGGGAAGAACAGCCGGAAAACCGCCTTATATTCCTGTTACAAACAAGACGATCGGTATTGACAAATTACAGCATACTTTGAGTGAAGTTGAAAAAACGAAGGCTTTGGATGCTGGTATGCTTGTGACGGTTTACAATGACTACACTAACAATTTTGTTGTGTTGCAGGGTGTGAATACTTTGCAAGACAATAAGGTACTGTTCAATTCCAACGGGCAGAGCCACAGTATCCAGTTCATGCGTATCGTTGCACAGATTAATAAGGAATTAGTTGTAAATGCTTCTATTGATCTGCTCGGACAGGAAAACGGTGTAAACGTGAATACTTTGTCTGCCGGTGCAGTGAAGGATTGGACGGTTGCTTATCTGCAATCCAGAGTAGCAACGGAAGCACAGGATAACTTGCTTCTTTCTTTCAAAGATGTTGTCGTAACAAGACAGGAAGACGCTTGGTTTGTTACTTACAAGATTGTGGTGAACAATGAAATCAACAAGTTGTTCTTTACAGGCTTCTTAATTCGTGGATAATAATTCTAAAACATAGAATATCATGCAGACATTCAGTGCACCTATGGCATATATCAAAATTGGCGGTGAGACTGCCGGTTTTGTTAGAAATATTACCGTACAGGAACAAATCAATCGTGTAGATGTACAAGGGTTAGGTAGTTTGCCTATTCAGGAAATCCCGCCTGTATCTTACAGATGTACGTTCACTGTGGATCAGTTTTTCTTGTCTTTCAAAGCTCCGGTGGTAGAAGCAATGATCCATCGCTTGGGAACTTTGCAGGAAGTTTTGGACACTCTTACATTTGCAGAACAAGGCTTCTCTATCATGATCTATAAGAAATTGGTTCAGAACTTTGATGATTCTCGCAAGATGGTAACACAGGTTGACCCAACAGGACAGACGATTGCTCTTTTAACTCCGTGTTTCATTGAGAATCAGAATTGGCAGTTGCAAGAGCAAAATGTAAGTGCCTACAATGTGCAAGGTCGCTTTTTAAATCCGATCACAACCGCTGAATATTAAAGTATTAGCTTTATTTCAACATAATTTAAAGGTAAGAATTGAGGATATTGCATCTAAAAGTTCTTACCTTTTGTTGTGCTGAATACCTATACAAAGACGGCAATCAATGTATGAGGTGGATTCCGATAAAATTCACTATTTTTGCATGTATCAATCAATTAATCACAAAACAAAGTATGAATACGAAAGAAATTACAGTAAAAGGAAGAAAGTACGAGATTCAATTTCCTAATGTAGGACAGTATTACCAGATCGAAGTAAACAAACAAAGACTGGGGAAAGGGAGTTACAACTCATTGATTGGCAATCCTACTATTACAGCGCAGCGTGCGTTGGATATGATTGATGTTGAGGCAACTTTATCCGTTCTTTGTCCGCAGTTGGTTGCGGATTTGAAGGTAAAAAGTTTCTCGGAACTTGGATTGAAAGATTTTAAGGAGATCAGCGATATTTACATGAACGAGGTGTTCCCTTTCTTGAAAGAGGCTGAAAAAATACTTTCTTCTGTGGACTGATGAACCGGGAAGAATATAGGAATTTCGTCATAAAATGGAATAACACTTTCCCTATTGACAGGTGGTTTAGGAACAAGCACAATATTCCTTTTCTTTCGGAAGAACATAAGAAGTGTGATTTCTTTACTGAACTTATGGAGTTCGAAGAAGAAAAGGCATTTTATGAACTTAGTCAAGAAAAGAAAGAAAAAGAGGAAAGAGCGCAAGAATATATCCCCAATATCGGGGATTGGTTGAAAGCACCGGAAGGTGAAATTTCGGAACAAGATACTGCCTTCTATGAAGATCAGATGTTTAAGATGATAGAGATGGAGCAAAAGGCAAAAGAAAATAAAGAGAAAGATGGCTGATAACGAAAAAAGACTTAGGGTGTCGGTGGATGTCTCTCAACTTAGGTCGGTCGGGAGAGATGTCGAGAATATGCAGCGAAGAATAGTCGAGAACAACAACGACATTATTCGCCAGCAGAACGACGCTCTTAACCAACTTAGGGAACAATTGAACCTTTTGGGACAGCAAAATTCCGAAAAGGGTAGACAGACTGCAACACCCACACGTCCAGTTATCCAACCTACACCACAACCGGAAGGAGAAGATCAAGAAACTGCAACACCTACACGAAGGAGAAGAAAAAAGCAACCGGAAGCGGACATTTCGGGAGAAAGAGGTGAATCCTATCAAGATAGAGGCACGAGAGCTATCGACTTGTCAGCTTTGCTTGGTGTAAATCAAGAAGGCTTTCGTGATATTGTGGAAGCCATTTCTTCCGGTAATAGTGATTTGTCTGATATAACAAAGCAAATTCTCCAAAACGTACAAGCAGGAGCACGTGCTTTAGAGGGAATACAAGAAGGTGTCTTTTCTATTGATGAAACTTTGTACAATCAAAGAGGTACTTCTGCGGGTGGATCGGGAATACAGCCTATTCCAGTGCCCACACCATCACCAGTGCCAGTAAGAGAAGAAACACCTATTACAAGAGAAAGAAGGGAAAATGTACAAAGAGGAAGTGACAGAAGTACAGCTACTAACATTGCCACAAGAGTGATTTCCGGTGTTGGAGCTACATTCCAAAGTCCTGCTGCTATGGGTGGAGGACTTATATCTTCTTTGGGCGGAATTGTGGGAGAAGGTCTTTCTTTGATACCTGGTGTAGGGGGATTTTTAGGCGGTGTAACCACTGCGGTCGCCAATGTCATGGCGGGAATTTTCACTACATCTGTTGAAAAGGCTATGGAAGCGCAAAAGAGAACCATACCTTATGCGCAGACAATGGGCGTTTCCGCAGGACAAGCCATGCGCACAGCCTTTGGAGAAGGTAGTTATGCTGCTGGTGCTCTTGGAATGAATGTAGGAGAGTATATTCAAAGGCGTGCTGCGCTTATCCGTGCCGCCGGAGGAAAAGAGGGAACAGTTGCGCCCGTACCGGAAACACAAAGTTTGATGGCTGTACAGCGTTTATATGGACTTAGTGATCGTACTGTAATGGGAATGCAAGGGGCGATGCGTTTTGCCCGTACAGAGGAAGGACAAACAGCTTCTTCATCTGCTATTATCCGTTCATTTGAGCAGACAATGAAACAGCTTCAAATTCCTCTTAGTGAGATTGCCTCTACAATGGATGAAAGTATGACTACCTTTATTCGTTCTGCTGACGATATTCTTTCCCGTACAGGTGAAATAGATGCAGCAAGCATAGCTTCTATCATGCGTGCTGTTCGTTTGCAGACCGGAATGGAAGGTAGGCAATTGGAGCGCGTACAGCAGGCTTTCATGGGACAAGGGATTTCACAAGATGATGTAACTCAAACTCTTTTGTTCCGTGCTGCTCAACAGGCTACAGGGGCGATGAATCCTTCCGATGTTCTTGCTGCTATGGACGATTTATCAAGAGGCGAAGGGGATAAAAATATAATGAAGCGGTTTCTTGAATCATTAAAGGAGATATCGGGAGGAAGTCTTGAAATGCTTCGTCACTTGATGCGAGGTGCTTTCACAAATCTTTCTTATACGGACATCAACAAGATAACAGAGCGCAGGGATATTGATTTTGGAGAGTTCTTTGAGAAAATGGAAGAATCCAGACAAGCACTTAGGAGGCAGAACGATCCGACAAACAGATATGAACCCACTGCTGCCGAAAGAACGGTTACGTCTGGTGAAAAGATGATGTCTACCTATGAAAATAGAATGATTGGAATTGGTGAAGCAAATATAGACAGGTTGGGCAAAATGTTGAACGCCATAAATGGAATCTACAATAGCATAACGAGTTTCCCTACTGCTGTTGAGAATTTATTTACACAATATAAAGATGCTCTTGACAGGGGAGATGGAGCTACGGCAACGGCAGCAAGAACGGCTTTGCAGAATTTCCCAGGCATTATGATGGAAGCGTTTTTTAAAAAGATGATTAGATCGGAGGAATAATCTATGACAGAAAAAGACAACAACAAAACAAGTGTACCACCAATATATCCACTTCCAGCATATAGGTATTCCACCATACAGGATTTTATTGATGCATGGCAAAAGATTATTCCCACTGGGAAGAAAAAATATACCCCGTCTGATTTATTGAAAGTAAAGAATGAAAAGGGGGTTTCCAATCTTGATATTATTTGGGGGACTTATGACAAAGAGGAACAAGCGAAATACAAAAGCGATTATGATTCCGGCACATTGCCTTACGTAAAGCAAGGGACAACTTTGTTCTGCCCGAAAGATGATACGCCATTGTCCCTTACAAAAGCTGCAAAAGAAGGACAATTTGTATCACAAGGAAGTTTCAAGGCTTATTGGGGAGAAAACTATGAAAGTCTGATAAGTGATGAAGAATATTTGCCCGATACAAGTGTAACTTCCTCACTCAAAGGGACAGGAATAAATGCTAAGATAATTTCCATGAACGTAAGGGTATGGGTATATATTAAGGCTTTGGATAAGGTTATGGACTTATCCCCTTACGTTTTGCAGGTGGTAACGACAAAATCAAAACAAACGGGAGAATTTACTATTCTCTTATCACCCTTTTATGCCAATGAAAGTTCTTTTGCTTTTGGAGAGTCTATTGTGGAACAGTTTAATCTTGTTTCTAATAGCGGAGCACAGGTCAAGTCTTTTCAAGAAAAGTTTATTCAAAACAATGATATAGTCTTTATCCGGTTTGAACGTTTAAAAAAAGAAAAATCAACGGGAGATTTGGATTTAGGAAAGCAAGTGAACTTGGAAATCCCTGTTTCTAAAATAGCTAAAAACAACATTTGGGATATGATAGGTTTTGTGGACACTTGTACATCCTCTTTTGCAGCACAAGGAAACGTAAAATCTATCACTATAGATGGAAGGGATATAAATAAACTTTTTACAGAGGATGGCTGCTATTTTATCCCGTTGCTTAACGCTACTGATACGTTTTCTCATTGGTACGAAATGAGTGAGGATAGTATTTGGTTCAAAAGGAACGTTCTTACAGGAGCTTTTTCAAATCTTTTGTGGTCATACGCAGAAAAGCCTATACGGGAGTGTCTATGGTTTATTGTAAACGTCATGTCAACAATAGGAATAGCCAAAAATAGTGTATTTGATTCCTGGCAAGACAAAAGAACAGAAGGGTATGATATTGGAGCAAAGGAAAAACGTCCTGTTAATGGCGTTTGGCAGATAGTGAAAGTATTTGTGGAGGATATTCTTGAAAAAAGAGTTCTTATCGATTCTTCTATTGCCAATCCGAACGGCACGTTATTGGAGTATATGACAAGGGTATGTCAGTTTCCTTTGGTGGAATTTTACTTTGACACCTATATTAATACGATAGATATAGTTGTAAGACAGCCTCCATTCAATAAGGATGCTATTTTGGGAGCTTATAAGAACGGGCAGTATGTGACGATTACTTCTGGCAATTTACAAGGATATGATTTGTTTTATGATACAAGAAGTTATTCTTGGTATCAGTTAAGAGTGATGGATAATCATGCTGGACAAAGGAACACAACAAGTCTTGCTTTTGTTCCTATTGTGTATTTGGATGATTATGCCGAAGTGTTTGGTAATAAGAAAATGTCTTTTACAGATCAATATTTGAACTACAAGGAAACGGACGGAGTAAACAAGACGCAGACATTATCCAATTTTCAAGAAGCAGCATTGAATGATCTTATATACATTCTGGAATCAACAGCTTATCTTCCTTTCACAAGAACAGGCACGATTACAATAAATGGTGACAGACGGATAAAGGTTGGCACTTTCGTTTATTTTGAGCCAACAAATGAATTTTTTTATGTATCCTCTGTTGTCAATAATGTTTCTTTTTTGGACGGAAATTTACAAAGACAGACCATTATACAAGTAGAAAGGGGTATGTACGTGCCAATTCTTTCCAATTCTTTCTCTTCTGTAAAGGATAGACAGGATAATGCAGGGAAAGAAAGTAAAGATGTGAAACCGGATTATTTCAAATTGGTTGATTTGACTGAAATGAAAAATGCAGTCAAAGTAGCTCAAAAAGATCAGATCGCTACACTTGTTTCTCCAAAAGTGGATAGAGATCAGTTTGAATATTTTCTTAATCGTAAGATGTTCAGTTAGTTATGGCAGGTGGAAAAGTAAGAAAATTGAATGCGTCCCCCGAAGCAATTTCATTCGGGTTCATTGTTGTTCCCAATGGAGTGGACAGGGATTTGTATGTGGAAACTTGTTTAAGGAGAGGTCGTGTTTCTGTCATGGGAAATGGGGGAGCTTTCTTTCGGGATATTTATATAACAAATGAAGTTTTGGCTAATATCGAGTTCCCGGAGAAAGAAAATGAACAAGGGTCGGCGGTAGTGATAGCGAGCAACCCGTATGACGGTGTTCCTATTGTGATAGGGAGCTATCCGAGAAATGATCAGTCTCCTATGTGGAAAGAGAATACATTCCAGTTCAGAAAGACAGTAGGGAATGTGGCTGCATCCTTATCGGTTGATCCGACTAATAATGCAGTAATTGTTTCTATCAATTCTCCTAAAAAAGCATCCGTAAAGGTACTTGCTACAGGATCAGAAGAATCGGAGGTAATTGTTGAATCCACTGGAAGCGTGAATGTGACCGGAGGAACAAATGTTTCCGTAAAGGGATACACACAGATAGAGGCAAAGGTTGTGAATCCAGAAAAACCGGAAGAAGAGGAAAGAAAAGTCTCTATGGATTTGGAAAAGGTTTATTTTCATTGGAAAACGGAGGAAATGGAACAATCTTTACAAGTGAACAATAACGGAGTATCAGTTAAGATTGGGGAAGATGTACAAAGTACAATAACAAAAGAACAATTGGATTTAAAGACAGGCGAATCCACTTTGAAAATGAACAACGATATTATTGAGTTCAATGGTGGGGGATTGAAAGGTCTGGTTGAATTGGATAACCTTACAAGTAAATTGAATGGTTTTGTAAGTACGTTTAATTCCCATACCCACAATGTTCCGGCAGGTTCATTTCTTGTTGGAGCAACGGCTGGCGTGCCAAGTCCCGCTCCTGTTCCTGTTACATCTCCCATGCAATCGGCGCAAAGTTTTGTTGCTTCTGATTATGAGAATGAAAAGATAACACAGGGTTAGGATATTGGGAAGAAATTCGTACTTTTGAACAAGTTAAAATTATAAAGCCGTAACCGCGAATAATGCAAGATATGTACAATTTATCAAGTTTTATACTATATCTTGTGTGTTGAATGAAAGTTCAATTTGGTTATTAGCCTAAGTCTTGAAACAGAGACTACGTTATCGGAGAATGTATAGTTACCTTGGAGTGTTTGTCCAAGCTCCAAGCTCTAAGGCAGGTGATTAAACAGGAGTAGTATATTTGGCGAAACAGTGTTACCTGCAAGTAAACCTCCGAATAACATTGGCGATGGGTATTAACAGGGTTTTACTCTGACTTATGTTGAATAAACATTTAAAAATTAGTTTGTAAGTATGGTGTACGTACAAGATATAAATGGTAAACCTCTGATGCCAACAACGAGGTACGGAAAGGTTCGCAGGCTGCTTAAAGCAAATAAAGCAGTCGTTGTGAATATATGTCCGTTTACCATCAAATTAACGTACGTCACATCTGATTATAAACAGGAAATTGTGTTAGGCGTTGATGCTGGGACTAAGCATGTTGGTCTATCAGCTACGACGAAAAGCAAGGAACTTTATGCAAGTGAAGTTATTCTTAGAAATGATATTGTAGATCTTTTATCTACCAGAAGAGAGCTACGAAGAACAAGACGGAATAGATTAAGATACAGAAAACCTCGTTTTAATAATAGGATAAAATCTAAGAAACAAGAATGGATCGCACCTTCGGTGAAGTACAAAATAGACGCCCATATCCGAGTTGTTGAAAAAGTGTATTCTGTACTTCCTGTATCGAAACTCATTATTGAAGTAGCTCAATTTGATACTCAAAAGATTAAGAATCCTGATATATCCGGTAAAGAATATCAGGAGGGCGACCAGCTAGGGTTTTGGAATGTTAGGGAATATGTTTTAGCAAGGGATGGACATAAATGTCAGTATTGTAAAGGGAAATCGAAAGATGCGATTCTTAACGTTCATCATATTGAATCCAGAAAAACAGGAGGTAATTCCCCATCTAATCTTATTACCTTATGTGAAACCTGTCACAAGGAATATCACAAAGGTAATATAGATTTAAAAATCAAAAGAGGTAAATCTTTACGTGATGCAGCTATAATGGGAATTATGAAATGGAGGCTTTATGAGACTTTAAAATCAAAATTTTCTAATATTTCAATGACTTTTGGCTATATTACGAAATACAATCGTATTCGTAATAACATTGAAAAATCCCATATCTCTGACGCCTTTGTTATTACGAATAACTTTAATGCGAAAAGACTAGGATTCTTATATAAGATAAAATTGGTTAGAAGACATAACCGTCAAATACATAAAATGAAAATTCAAAAAGGTGGAGTAAAGAGACTTAATCAATCTCCTTTTGAGGTTTTTGGGTTCCGTTTGTTCGATAGGGTAAAGATTGACAACAAATTCTATTTTATCTATGGAAGGCGTAGGACTGGCAGATTTAATATTCGTGATATAAATGGAGAAAATTCAAAGGATGTTATGTATAAAAAGTTAAATTTGTCAAGGTGTAAACGTTTTATGGTGAAAATTGAAATGAATTAAGCAAAATGAATATTGAGATATGGCAGTTTTGGATTCAGTGGTAAAAACAGCGAAATCGACACTTAAAAATTTGGGTCGCTCCATGATGGCAGCGCAGTTCCCGAATGATTTTGAAGTGTATATGTGTTCTTTGGAGTTGGCAGATTCCAAAGGGAACACAATTGATGTCTTTACTTTTCCTATTAGCCCGGAGAGTATAGACAAGAGTGAACCGAAAAGAACTACGGTAGTCAATACGGCAGGAGGCATAACAGTGCTCACTTCTCCTGTTTTCATGCCGCAGACGATCACGATAAAGGGGAATTTTGGAAGGACATTCAAGATTCTTTTAAGCGGTTCTGATAGCGTTTCGTTGACAGGTGCAGCTTTTAGTATCTCGGCAGGAAAGCGTTATCTCTATCAATTACAGGGAAAATCTACAAGTTCTCTCACTATGCCTTCCTTTGATGCCGGCATCAAAACGGGATATGGTTGCATCAAGATATTACAATCTATCATAGATAAAAGCAACGGAGTGGACGAGAACGGGTTTCCCATGAAACTTTTCTTCTATAACATGGCACTTGGAGAAAGCTATCTTGTTACGATTCCACCGCGTGGCGTTAATTTCAGTCAGAGTATATCAAAGAATATGATATGGGAATACAATCTTGAAATGACTGTTATAGCTCCTTTAGAAGCGGTTTCGGGAACAAGTGGTAGTAAAGGTTCGCTTTTGGAAATGTGCGCCTCTAATGTGATACAAAAGGGCATAAATGAATTTGCAAGTTCAATCTCTAAAGGTTTGTTGGGCAATGGATGATGCTTTCGAAAAATTTTACAACGTAACGGGATATGATATAAAGTCATATTTCCAGAAGTTTGTTGATTTCTGTGCCAACGATTATCCTCTTATTGTGGACTATTATAGTAATGGTGGGGAGATGGACAAGGATTCTTTTTTGCGCCTTGTGGAACTTGTGAGAGAATCGGAAACGATTGAGCCTTTGTTTATTCTGCATGAAAATACTTTGGACGATATTTCCATGTGGGATATTCTGGACAACTTTACAGAGACACAGACAAAACTTTCCACTATTAAAAGTTCTGCAAGGTGGCTTAGAAGTTCTTCTTTAGACAGGAACAATACTTTGCAGATGGAAAAGACACTTCGGACAGGGGAACGGTTTGAAGATGTATCCAGACAGCTTAACAGTACCAACCCGGAAGATGATTGGATGAATATTACAATACCGCAGTATATAGAAGAAACTGATTATTCGTTCTCTGATGGAGGAAACAAGTTCTATATCAATCTAAAGAACGCTGGGAATAATTATCTTGATACTGTTGTGGATGTACTTGTGGGAGATAATATCTTGGGACGTGACATAGATGTGAATTTTGTCTTTGAGAATGACGATTTAAAGATAGTGATAGGCGATGATGCGATCCGACAGGCTTTGGATACTATTCTTTCTTCTCAAAAAGGTGCTATACCAGAGTTTAAGGATTATGGAATTGCAAATGAGTTCATAGGAACAACGGTGAACGCAATCCAGTACCCTTCTATTTTTAAGGATGTAATGAATATGTTCCAAAGGGATTCAAGATGGGACTCTGTGGAGTTGATGGATGTAAAAAGAGAGGAAGATGCCGTGTTCCTTTCTTTGCAATGTAAAACGGTAACAAAGAAAGATTATTTAGTAAATGTTCCTATATAATTGATATTCAGATGATTACAAAAACAAGTGCAACAATAACCAATCTAAAGAATCTTTTTATAGAGATGTTTTTAGATAAGACAGCTAAGGTAAGTAATGTAGCTGACGGTTCGGTTGTGAATGCTACGGCATTCGGTGTAGCGAAAGTTGCTCAAAAGGCAATGAAGGATATTGCCATAAAGGAAGCGCAGATATTTCCAGATACAGCTACAGGCGTTTATCTGGATAAGGCTGCTGCTTTGTATGGTGTCAGCCCGCGTAAAGGTGCTTTGGGTTCTTCGACATATATAAGGGTATCTGCTAATCCAGGTACAGTATATGATACGTCTGTTACTTTTGTAAATAAAAATGGTATTCGTTTTCAGGTTGATGAAGCGTTGACAGTTGGAGAAAGTGGTTACGGATATGTAAAGGTAAGAAGTATCAACGCAGGGTATTCCACAAACGTACCGCCTAATAGCATTACTAATGTTTCTCCGCAGCCACAAGGTCATATCGAATGTACGAATGAATATTATGCTATTGGAGGACGTGATAGTGAGGATGATGAAACGTTTAGAATCCGTATTAAGAACAATCTGAATATCCTTAGCAAGAATACAATAGAATACTGGACACAGACACTTAGCAACATAGACGATCGTGTCTTAAAAGTAATGAGTGCCGGTCTGGACGAAAAGGGCATATATAATCTCTATGTTGTTTCGCAGAACGGTATTTTCTTTACCGAAGAAGAACTTGATACACTTCTTGAAAGCGCACAAGGATATTTTGGTATTTCAGAACTGAATATTGAAGGGAAAGTAGTTGGTATTGGTATCAAGAATATTGATTGGTTCTATGTGGGTTCAGAAAGGGGGTTGGATTTCCGTGTTCAGCTTCAACCGGATTACGATGTGTCTACTGTGCGTCAGAACATACAAGTGAACCTTACTAAATATCTTGATTTTCGTTTTTGGACACCTGGAAAAATCGTAGAATGGGACGATTTGCTGGATATTGTAAAAAAGACCGATGGCGTAAAATATGTGCCGGACGAGTATTTCTTTCCGTATTACGATCAGCAAGTCCCGGCAAATCAGCTTCCGCGTATAAGGGGGTTTGTGATGCGCGATCAAGACGGAAATATTTTGTACGATTCTGATAGCAACCTCTCTCCGTTGTTTTACCCGTCTGAACCGGAGGATTTGTTTGTAGGCATCAACGACAGCTCACTCAACCTTTATCAAGAGGTTTATTTCAATGTGACAGATTCGGAAGGTGGCACTGTGGAAGGTGCAAATATTTCTATAGGGAACAATGCTGTTATAACAAATGACAATGGGCAAGCTATTATCCAACTTGCAAACGGACAGTATGAATATATTGTTTCCGCTTCGGGATATATCCCCGTAGAAGGAATGTTTGTAGTGTTGAACGGTAGTGTTTCCATTGATGTACAAATGGTTTTAGCTCCTTATACGGTCACTTTCCATGTGACGGACGAAAAGGGAGGGGTTGTTCCTTATGCAAATGTAATGATGGATAATAGAACAACCACTACCAATTTGCAAGGTGTGGCTTCTTTGCTCGCAAGGAATGGGAACTATCCCTACACTATTGAAAAGTTGGGATATGATGAGTATTCCGGCAGTGTAGTTGTGGATGGTAGAGATAAAGAAGTATATCCTGAATTGGAATTTAAGGTATGGACGATTACTGTCATTGTAAAGGATAAGGAAAATCAGCTTATACCGAATGCCATTGTAAAGGTGAACAATGGAGAATATCTTACGAACCAGCATGGAGAGGCGGAAATACCACTTGTAAATGGTGAATATCCTGTAACAATCGAAAAGACAGGGTATGATACTTTACAGGGGGAAATTAAGGTCAACAACCAGAATGCGGACGTTACCTTTGAGATGGATTTCTTTTTATACAATGTGGAATTTAATATTTCGCAGGTAAATCAGGGGAATCCGGCAGAAGGAGCTACAATCAAAATAGAAGGACAGCCGGGAGTATTGAATGTAAACGGTTCTGGACAAGCTACTATAAAATTAAAGAGTGGAAATTACAGCTACACCGTGCAGAAAAAGGGATATGATGATTTGACCGGATCGTTCAACGTAGAAGGACAGGATACATTTATTCGAAGAACCCTTGTATTGAAACATTATAATGTGGTTATCACTGTTCTTGACAGTGATAACAGTAGTCCGGCACAAGGAGCAGCAGTAAATATCAATGGCTCTTCTTATCCTACAAATGAAAGAGGTCAAGCTGTTGTAAGCCTTCAAAACGGGACATATCCTTATACCGTAACAAAGTCGGGATATTATGACGGCAGTTCTTCGGTTACTGTTCTTGACAGTGATAACAGTAGTGTAATAAGTTTAAAGGCAAGACTTTACAATGTCATAATGACGGTAAAAAATCCATTGAAAGAACCTATTAAGGGGGCTACAGTGGAGATAAATGCAACGTCTTATCAGACACAGGATAATGGTGAGGTGTCCTTGCAGTTAAAAAATGGTACATATCCGTTTACGGTGGTTGCCAATGGTATGGACGATTATTTAGGCGAGCTGGAAGTTGTAAGTGCAGATATTCCGTCTTTTCCTGTAAATATGGAGTACAAGAAATACGATATTGTATTTACTGTACAGACAGATGAAGGTGTTGCAATTGAAAACGCTAATATTCATATCAACGAAAAGGACTATCAGACTTCGCAGGGTGGTTTGGTAACGGTTCGTCTTTCTGACGGTCAGTATCCTTATACGGTAACGAAGGAAGGTTATGTTCAGACACAAGGTAATGTGGAAGTTTCCGGTAGCAACAAGAACGTATTAGCTCAACTTACCCCTATATCATATAATATTACGTTTGTAGTAAAAGATAACATGGTTTCGCCCAATCTTTTGCAAGGAGTGTCTATTGATATAGAAAATGAGGACAAGACAGTTACCACAAATGCGTCAGGAGAAGCGATAATCAGTCTAAAAGCTGGTAAATATACCGCTTCATTCATGAAGAACAGCTATAAGACTGAAACTCTTTCATTTGAAGTAACTGGAGAGGCTACGTTTACGCAGATATTGAAGAAGATATGGAGTCTTACCTTTAAAGTGACCGCCGCAGGAAAATCAGGCTTAAAAGATGTGACTGTCAGTGTAAGTGGAGCGGCCATATTAAGTGGAAATACTGTAAGTCTTAAAACAAAAGATGATGGAACAACTGATCCTGTGCAGGTAATAAACGGTGCTTATGATTGGAATGCGTCACTCACAGGATATTCGCCGGAAGAAGGAGTGGGAAGTATTCAAGATGCCGATCAGGAGAAAGTGATAGAATTGACTTATGGGTTTGAAACTACATTTACAACTTCACCAGCCACACAAGGCGTTGAAATTACTATTGATGGTAATGATACAATTACAACGGGGCAAGACGGTATAGCAACAATAAATCTTTCCACAGGAACGCATACTTACGCTTATTCAAAAACAGGTTTTTTAAACGGGACAGGAAATGTGCGAATCGAAGAAGCTGAAAAAAGTGTACAGATAACACTTGTTCCCGGAGCGACAGTTACATTCCATACAAAGGTAGGAAATTCTGCTTTGGCGGATGTAAAGATAATTGTAGGACAAAGTAGCGCAAGGGCACTTCCTGAAACCATTGTAACAAACAGTCAGGGTATCGCGGCAATTGATCTTCCTACAGGGGATTATCAATATCAGATTCCTACTACAAGTATGGATAATCCTAATCTGGCGGAAGTGCCAAGCGGAACATTTAGTGTGGCAACTACCGCAAGTACCATTGAATTGGATTTAGCTGATTATGTAAAATATAACGTTACTTTTCAGACTGTTCCATCTACACAAGATGTAGCTATAAGTTTTGCTAAGGCAGAATCTCCAGATACACCTGTTGCAAGTGGAGCTACTGCTTCTGATGGTATTCTTACTTTGGCTTACAAGAACGGACAGTATATCTATACAGCAAAGAAATCCGGTTATAAAGATGTAACAGGTGAATTTACAATTGCAGATGGAAGCCAGAACATAAGTGTTGAAATGCTTCAAATTTCAACGGTTACATTTACTGTAAAAAGTCAAAATGATAGTTCTCCTATTGAGAATGCCATTATCGAAATGACAGATCGAAGCGATTCATCTAACAAATACAAAGGGACGACTAACTCGTCTGGCGTAGCTACTATGACGTTTAATGGCGGAGAGTTTGAGTGGTCACAAGATAGCGATGCGGATTTTTCCGGTTGTCCTGTTTTTCAAGAAGATGAAAAATATCTTGTTCCATCGGAAGGCGTAACAACAGATCAATTAAAGACCTATTTCCCCAATGGTGTAATTGTCTCTCCATTGACAATTGTTCAGGATAAGGATAATAGTAGTGTTACGGAAAGTCTTACCAGAATTTACAACTCAAATAGGATAGATGGCTGGGAAGGAAGTTGGGATGGAACGAAAAAGAACCTTACTTTAACGAGTGTAATCAAGACATCGACAGCTTCTACAGAGACTTATGTTTTGTTTAATGTGGATGCCGGACTTATAGGGTTTTCGAATGGTCTTTTCCAAATTGGCGCAGAAAAGACAGTGGATTATCACAAGGCTTTGGATTTTGGTTTTAAGGTAAGTGGCGTTTCGTCCAATCTGAAGATAGTTATAACTTATGGCTCGCAAAACGCTCCCTTAACGGTGGAGATGGAAAATGATGTAATTCAAAGATTCCAGCTTTCTGATCTTTTGTTGGATACAGAAACAATAGGTAATTCTACCATTTGGACAGTGCATGTGCAATCTTTTGACGGAGGTACATTATCCGCAGATGATTTGAAAGATTTGAATATCACATTCTCTTTCTATGGCAAAAAGGCAATAAGTTCAGATATTCCGGCAAATAAAGTTTTATACGGAAACTATGATTATACCGTTATCCCGCCTTCTCCTTTGGAAGCACAATCAGGCACGTTGAATGTAAATGCACCTGCCATCAACAAAGAAATTTTGATTGCAAATAATGTAAATGTAACATTTAAGGTAACTTCAAAACAGCCTTCACTTATTCGTCCTCAAATAGGTGATTTTGTATATGGTGACAAAACATGGTCAACTGAATTGGACAGTACTAAAACTTGTGTCGGTGTCATTACTGATGTAAGAAGCAAGGATTTTGATTTTATTGCTTTGCGAGATGTGGACGCGGCGTTTTGGGCACAGACATTAGGCATTATTCCTAATGTAGTTACCGAAACAAATGAATCTTTAGCTCTTTGTGATTTTGCAGGTAAGACAAATTCTCAAAGCATCATATTAGCGAAACCAACGGAAAGCACGGCGGCGCATCAGTGTGCAGCTTATTCTACAGAAGGATTCGGTACAAATTCTTGGTTCTTGCCTTCTTGTGGACAGTGGAGTGTAGCTCAATTAAACAGGGTTAAGATCGATGCTTCAATAAATGCGACAATCGGTTCAGATCCATTGGGTAGTGTTTCATATTGGACTTCGACACAATGCGATGATAATAATTCTTGGATTTTTGGTTGGGTTAATGGCACAAGAAAGAAAACGACCAAAAGCACTTCATGGTTGGTTCGTCCTTTCTGTACCTATGAATACAATCCTGTTCCAAATGGTGTGTATATCTATGATAAAGACGATAATCGTTACACAAAAGAGGAATGGGCATCATCTGGTAAAGGAGTGTCTGCTGTATGTGGTATAGGCATTTCAACCGATACCAATTCGTTTATGGTATCGACAGCCATAAGTGCCCAAAACTACGCTTTTGGGGGAAAAGGCACTTTGATTAGCAATACACCAATATTAGATATCAATGTAGCATCCTCAGACTTATATAAAGCAACGCATGGTTTCATTTATACCGACACGATAATATCTCAATTGAGAACTGGCAATGCACCTGCGGCAGAATACGCCAAGACATATATGTTTGGGAATGGACAGAATGGCTATTTACCTTCATATGGCGAGGTAACCACTCTGTATTCTTACAAAACACAAGTGGAAGAGATTTTGCGCATGTTGGGTCTTTCTTTATGGGGAAGTGCATCTATTCAAACTTGCACCCAGTATGGGACTTCAAATAATGCAAATCTTAATTGGACAAACGGGATTTATTTTGGACCAGGTAAAGATGACAGTTTTAAAGTTTTGCCTTTTACCCTTCTTCCTTTATCTAACATAGCAATTCCTATTCAGAACGCTCTTGTAAAAATGACATCTGTATCAAACAATTATCAGCAGAACGCAAACAACAATGGAGAAGCTGTTATTTCCGCTGCATTAGGTGTTGATTATGATTATGAGGTCAGTGCTGATGGTTATGTAACGCAGAACGGGAAAGTCGGTGTATTAAATGAAGCGAAAACAATTGAGGTTACTTTGCAACCTGTAAGTGAGCTTACAGTAGTTGTCCATAGGAACACATTAGACGGGGCAACTGACATTTCCGGCGTACAGGTTGTTGTGACTGAAAATAAGGAAGGAGGGGTGCAGATGGCTTCCGGTACAACTTTACAAAACGGGACAGTTGTTTTATTTGTACCGGACGGAAGCTATAAAGTAACTTTTTCTAAAGATGGATTTGAAAGCAAGGAAGAAACGGTTGAAGTAAACGGGAAAACTGCGCTTAACACCTTCCTTCTACAAATATACAGTGCCATTAATGTTCAGGTAAGGAGAGTTGGACAAATGCAAGGTATGCCAAGTCAAATCCAACTAAAGGACAGTACGGGACTGGAGGTGATTCAGACTAAAAATATAACCACTACCGTAACGTTCACCAACGTTCCTTATGGACAGTACATTTTATACGTACCGGAAGGGGATTTTTCAAAAGAGACTTCACAAAGTGTTACTGTGAATAGTGAAGGAATGCAGGTGCAAGTAAACCTTACTCCGCTGTATATGGTGCAAGTAAAAGTAAACCCTACTGGTGGTAATGTGGAATTTACAGATTCAGAAGGGCAGAAGCATACAGGTTCGGCAGGGCCAGCAACATACACGGCACGGTTTGACAAAATTCCTGCGGGAAATTATCAGATTAAGATTACATCTTCCGGTTTCAGTGATTTTTCAACGACAGGAAGTATAAGTGGGGTTTATCAAACAAGTGTGAATTTGGAATACACCCTAACTAAACCGAACAAGTTGGTGCAGATAACAAGTGACCAATCCAATTACCAATTAGATACTTCTTACAAATACGTTTCCCTTTTGATAGTTGGAAGAGGAGGTGAAAAATTTGAGTATTGGCAATCTTGGAATGAATTTGTATTGATGGGCGGAACAACTGGACAAATTGTGTATATTCCTAATATATTGATGTCGGATATTTCAAATGGCCAAATAAATAAAATTACATTTAGTTCTATACCAAATACAGGCGGTTGGACAGAAGGCACAGAGTATTCCATAAGATTAGGAATGACAACTTATGAATATAAAGCCTATAATGGGAACGGTAGTGCTTACAATGATGCCGATTATCCTATGCCGCAAGGATCCAGACTGAATAATTATTCTGTATATAATGCAAAAAGTTCCGGTGGTTTTGCTGCCCATATGAGAGGTACATTCTATTGTAGTGGAAGTCCGGGAAGCCAAAACGCAAAAGAAGAAAGTGCTTCTTCTACAGGCCCAAGAATACAACCGTCAGGTGCTCCAGGTGGAGACGGCAGATAGGGATTTAAAAGTTCTTATGAAAATACTGTTTTTGGAGACGTAACTGAGCCTATTCAATCTTCAGTTGTCGTTCCTATCCAGTCTATTTTTGGAGGTACAAGTAAAGGTGAAGCTGGGTATCTGAACACTCTATCTGGACAAAGAACTGGTGCGTCTTCATGGGGAGGTGCAGGCTATGGAGGTTCTTTTTACACTTCTCCGGACGGAGGCAAAACAAGAATTGCTGGGTATGGCTCTGGACAAGAATGTTCTCCGGCAGATGATGACGTAGGAAATATTATGAAACCAGGAGAAGGTATATTTTGTATATACTACCACAATGAACCTATTTGATAAACTAAAGGGAGAGTTTAATTGCTCTCCTTTTTTTTGCTTTGATTATAAAAGAAGTGCAAGTTTATCATGTTTGTTGAGAAAAGATTATCTTTGTGGTTAGTATATACTTAGACAATATTTTAAACGTTTAAAATTTTCATTGCAATGGATATAATCAAAAGAACAGTAACAGCTAATTCCAATAAGCTGATAACTACTAATGGTGAAGCTGCACCTTCTTTAATCAGCAGTGCATGGAACTTTGCCACAATTGAAGAAGATATTGTGCTGATTGACCAAAACGGACAAGAAGTTCCGTTTGTAATCATTCCTCTTTCAGAAGGAACAATTAAAGTAATCTTGACAGGTGGAATGGAATATACCATTTCGGAAGCGGAAGTAAGCGCAAATCTTGGAATGCCGCTTATGTACATGGTTCAGAAGATTTTGAAAGAAGGGACAACGGCAACCAATCTTAGTATAGGTTTTTAAGGAAAGGAATTGACAATGAATTTAATAGGAAATATTAACGCAATTCCTTTTAGGAGATTTAGGGGAGGGGGCGGGGTAGCTCCTTTCCCATCTATTCCTGGTATGATTGCACGTTACTCAGCATTAGGTCTAACTAATGAGCAGATGGCTGCCAATCCCGTATGGGTTGATAAGACAGGTAATGGGCATGATTTACAGATGAAGAATTTCGCTTGGAAGGAGGGTTCAGGTATTAGTGATGTTTATCTCGGCGAACTCGTCTTTGATGGTGTAGACGATTATGGTGTCTGTGATAACTTCCCTATTCTGACTAAGGAAAAGGGATATACGGTTGTGGCGTTGAGACAGTGGATTACATATAATCCAAATGTAATATCTGCTATAGCAACAAACGCATCCGATCAATCTTTTAATGGTGCGTTCACTTTTGAAAATTACAATAAAGGAGCAGAGCAAACTATTTCGTATGGAGCTACTCAAATATCATTACAATATTCAAAATCTCCTTTTTCTTGGCAAACAACATCTAAGTATAATGGAGTTAATATTGCCAATGGAAACAAAGATGCGACAAATTCACTTGTTTTAGGCAGGTCATATCCTCAAAGAAATGATTTTGCTAATTTTGCTATCTGGGAACTTGTATTTCTCGACCACGACGCCACCGAAGAAGAACTGACCAAGATCAAAGACTACTTCGTTAAAACCTATCCCTGGCTCTTCCCCGACCAGGCATGGACAGTGGTAGGCAAAACCAACGAGGACGAAGATCGTGCTACTATTGCCAACATTACGGGCAATGGTAATGATCTTGTACTGTCTAATTTTGGTTTTGCAGAAGGGAGTGGCTACAATGAAGAAGGGGAATATGCTGGCTATCTGGTTACTGATGGGGTGGATGATAAGATAGTTTCGTCATCTTTTGGAATGGGTAAGGATTTTACGATTGTTGGGGATTGGAAGTTTATTGATAATAAAAAGAGTGGTACTGGTTTAGTAAAAGGGTCTAGTTTTTATATCTACAACACAATGACTGGACTTGTTCTTTATATTAATTCAGGATCAGTAAAAAATAGTCTTGACGGAATTAAAAGTATTAATGCTGCATGTTCAGATGGTAGGGCCTATGATCGTAATTGGAATGAAATACTGGCAAATACAGGTAATGTAGTTGGTTCTGGTGGTACATTGGAGGTATCGAGTAGTGGTGGTAGGTTTGATCGAATAGCTTTTAAGAACCTTGCAATTTATCCAAGAATCCTTTCCAAAGACGACTGTATCAAAGCATATAACTATTTACAAACTTTAAAAGCAAAATAATATGAAATACGCAATTGTAGACATCGTGTGGTGCAAGTCCCACGGAATAGAAGTCCTACCGGAAATGAGGACGAGTGTAGACCAGAGCAAGGTAATCTTGCATGAGGAAATGTTAGTACCTTTTGAAGATGAATCATTTCCAAGATATTCATTTAGTGATCCAACTTTTATTGAATTGTTAAATAGTGAAGAGTGGACTAGTACAGAAGAAGAACCTGTAATTAATAGAGACTTTAGTCGTATCTTAGCTTTGAATGTTCTTAATGAAGAGATTACTAAAGAAATCAATACATATGATCTTACTCCAAGTGAAGCATTACAAATTAAAGATCATTATCCTGAATGGATTACAGGTATCATGGTTAAAGTAGGAGAAAGATATTTATCTGATAATGTTCTTTGGGAATGTATAAAAGAACATACTACTCAAGATAATTGGAAACCTTCTATGGCTACTGCAAGTTTGTGGAAAACAGTAGACGAAGATCATAAAGGAACTATCGATGATCCTATTGTTTACATTCCACCTATGGAAATATTCAAAGACAAATACTATATCCAAAATGGTATAAAATATAAATGTACAAGAAATAGTGAACAACCTCTTACACATGATTTATCAGCCCTTGTTGGATTATATGTTGAGAAAGTTTAATTATTAATAAGCTAAGGATGTCACAGGAAATCTACAATAAGACCGTGTTCAAACGGTTCTTCGAAGAAAACGATCCTGCTGTAATGGAATGGGCAGAGAATGTACTTGAAAAGGTATCTTCTCCCGGCATTCTTCCTACTTTTATAAAGAAGGACGGAGAGGATTTTAAGGCGTATTGGGAAACAGTCTGTCATATCTTTGCGCTTGTTGTCTTGTATGCAAAGCAATATAACGAGATTGATACGAACAAGATTCTGTTTGAACTTTTTATTGAAAACAGAGGACTTGTGACAGACGAAGTGAACACACTTGAACAGATGAAATATCTGTTCAATAATTATGTGAAGGAATATAGAAAAAGAGGAACACTTGATATTGTAAACAAGGAAGGCTCAATACTTGGGGAACTCCTCCGTCTTATTAGATACAAGACGGAGGATGAGTTTATATTTGCCCTTCTGATGTCTCGTGATACTGGATGGACAATGGGACATAGCTCTCCTACATGGAACAGGACAGACACGGTTCTGAATGTTACAAAAGGGTATGAGACAACGGAAAGTGTAAAAGATTTGAATGCCTATCCACTTGTGAACCCTACAGGTGTTGTTATTGTGGATGATATAGACAACAATGGCACTCCTATACAGGCAATGACTTTCGTTGGAAATGCTTTGGTGGGTATTTCTTCTGAAATTGACAAAACGAAGCTCCTTCCTATTTCAGAAAATCTTTCTTATCAGATTTCTTTTAAGGTTAAAACATCTTCCACAAGCAACCAAAATTTGAAATTCGGTGTGGAAGTGTTTAGCGAAGCCGTTCAACCTATGATATGTAAGGAATCTTATGGAAGTGCAGAGAGCAACAATTTTGTTTCCGGCAGTAAAGGAATCCTGGAACTTCCTGTAGCTGGAGTGTATTATGAATGCCGGGCAATTCTATCGAGAAAGAATAGGGCATACGCAAAGCAGTTAGAGCTTAATTTCCCGAAAGGGAGAGGGCTTCAAATGAAAGACGGAATGAAATTCTTGTCATTAAACCTTACACAAGACAGGTCAGTAGCATCACTTACGTCCGTATTTATTTATGATATAAAGATAAAACCGCTTTTTCTTCCGTTCTATCAAGGGAATTTAGGTGAAAAGGATGTAATAGCAGCTTATTATCTTAATAATTCCCTTGCAAGTGAGAACGGGGTAAAGAACTTTACGGAAGATTATCTTGTTGCCTATAAAAACATAATGGGCAGTGAAGATATCCGTCCTTTGAAAGAAAAGAATGTTATTTTCAAAGTATTGTCCGATAGAGGTTCTTATATAGAGGGTGCTTCTATTTCCATTTTAAATAAGGTCCTTGTAACAAACAGAAACGGGGAAGCATCTATTGTGCTTTATCCGGGTGATTATTCTATTGATGTGGAGAAGTCTTTGTTCATGAATATAGAAGATAGATTGTTTCAGGTATTGGAAGACGATGAAGAAACGCAGGTGGAATATATTCAAATGCAAGGAGATGTGTATGAAAGAAAAGTCACGTTCGTTGTAAGGGACGAAAATGAAAGACCTATACAAAATGCCCTTGTTACTTTTAATGGTGAATTTAAATATACGGATTCTTCTGGTAATGCCATATTTATGGCTTTTCCTGGCTTATACCCTTATACTGTAAGCAAGACGGATTATTATACCATAAGTAAGAACATCAATGTACAAGACGATCAATCCGAACCTGTAACGCTTATATTGATACCAAGATATACGATTACATTTACGGTGACAAATTCATCTACTGGCGCAGTGGAAGGTGCAAATGTGACACTTACCGCAAAGGACAGACTGGCAACAGAGGATACTGTCGCTTATTCGGAAAGCAAAAGAACGGGCACGAATGGGAAAGTGACATTCACGAATATATTGGGAGGTGATTACACTTATCTTGTTGAAAAGCAAAACTGGATTCCTGTAAATGGGGATGTTGTTGTGGACAGTAATAAGGATATACAAGTGAGCTTCAACCCTATGCCTACTTTTAACATGACGTTTACTGTAAATGATTACAACACCTTTACGGGAGAGAAAAAGCCTTTAAATGGAGCTACCGTAAGATTTGCAGGTTTGACAAAACAGACTTCTGACAATGGGCAGGCTGTTTTTGAAGGAGTGTTGGGGGGAAAATATTCTTATGATGTATTTTACGACAACAATCATCAACGGGTATATGTGGAAAACTATGAGTTTTATAATAATTCGAACCTTACGATAGACTTGAAACAGCTTACCTATAAGACTACTATCAAGGTGTATGGCGCAGGAGGAACAGTCGTTGAAGGTGCGAAAGTGAAAGTAAACGATAAGGATTTTGTGCAGGAAGATTCTTCTGGTGTTGTGTTGGAACTTCCCAATGGACAATACACTGTCATAGCATCCTATGAGGAATATGAGGACAGAGAGCAGCAATTTACTGTAAATGGAAATGATCAAGTGGTGAGCATCTATATGGATCAAACCTTGTATGATCTTACATTTGTTGTAACAGAGGATAACGGTATCATTTCCAACGGTACAAGAATAACACTTAATCAAGGAGGTGCAGGAGAACAAACAGGTCTGACTAATAACGGACAGATCAAATTCTCTGTTCCGAGAATGCGTTATGATTGGGTGGCTTCGAAGCAATATTTCAGTAACCAGACAGGGGTTGTGCAACCAAATGACCTTCCAAAGACGGTGAATGTTGCAATGCCAAGAAAAGAAACGAGAGTGCAGTTCTATGTTTATAATTCCGATACAGGGCTTCCAGTTTCAGGAGCTTCTGTAAAACCAGAAGGACTTAGTACGCAAAATACAGGGTCGGACGGTACAACGACCTTTATGATGCAGATGGGGAAAACTTACAGATATGAAGTTTCCGTTTATGACTATCAGCCTACGGAAGGTTCTGTCACAGTTAATCAGGAATCAATGCCGCAACAAAGGGTAGGTGTTTCTAATAAGACTTACAGTGCTCATATTACAGTGAAATCCCGAAATGGATATAACATTAATCGAGCTTACGTAACTTATGGAGGAAAGAGTGGATACACCAATTCACAAGGACAGCTTACACTTACTGGAATACAATCAGGGTCGTATAATGCCACTTGTACGGCAGACAATTATCAATCCCAAACGAAAAACAATATTGCAATATCGGGAGCTGACACGTATATAGATTTCACTCTTGACTATGAGCTTACGACAACTTATATTTATCTTAGAAAGGAAAATGTATTGCAACCTTATGCTTCCGTGAATATAAGAACTACCGCGCCTGACGGATCGTCTTATTACAGTGGTACAGATCAGACAAATGGAAGTGGTAGGATAACGGTTTCTTCTCCTTCTGGAGGTTATGTGTATGCTTCCGCTACGGATTCGGAATGTGTAGGGACAGGGGATGAATCAACGAACGCAGGAGGGAGCAGTATTTACCTTTATCTTTGGAAAGCTCTTATCGTTTCTTATAGCGGATCGCCTCAAACGCCATCTGTATCAAATGGCGTTTATGAAATAGTGGGGAGAGAAGTAAGGGTACAAGGCGGAAGTAGAAATACAAGTAACCCTTCTACTGTGTATGCCAATTTCAGAAATCATACAAGAGCTACTGCAATCAAACAGTGGCCCGAATCATTTTCTATTCAGGGAAGTTCTGGCACTTATAATGTGGACGCTGCCGGCGGCAACCATTCTGCCTTTAGAGGATGTACAAGTCTTTCATCGATTGCAACAAACACAATTCCTTCTATTTCAGGGGGTGTTATCTGTTGGTTTAGAGATTGCACAAGTCTTAGGTCTATTCCTTCTGGTTTGTTTACCAAAATGACAGGTAATTCTTGTGCGGGTGCTTTCTGGAGCAGTGGGGTTACAAGTCTCCCGAGTGGTCAACTTGTTCCTACTTCATGTGTTTATCATTCTTCCTTGTTTAGAAGTTGCAAGAGTTTGACTTCATGCGTTGGCAATGGTACTTTTGGAAGGGGAGGTGGCACAGAAGATTTCCATGCTGTATTTTTTGAATGTACGGCTTTGAAAAATACAGGAGGTCAATCAGCTACAAGTTCTCCATTTAGCAATTCAACGAATGCACAGTATATGCAATATACATTTCAAGGCTGCACAGCCATAACCGAACTTCCGGTATTATGGTTCAGATATTGCACAAACATTGTTTCTTTTGTTGGTTGCTTTGTCGGTTGTACAAGTCTTGTCGACGGCTGGTCTACCGCTATGTTTTCTTACTCTTCGAAGGCAACAAATATGCAGTCATTGTTTGAGGATTGTACTTATTTGTCTATTCCTTATGGACAGGGACTTCCGTCAAGTGTAACAAACGCTTCAAGAATGTTTGCGAATTGTAGGAATTTATCTGATATATCTTCTTTTGATATGAAGAATGGAAAGTTGCAGAATGCAGAAAGTATGTTTGAGAACACGGGTGTGAAACAAATTCCCGCTAAGTTCTTTAATGATCTTACGACACTTACTAATCTTAGGAGATGCTTTGCAGGATGCACGTCACTTACTTCTTTTGGAAGAACAGGGAATTATGTAGGACAACCAGGAACATCTGCACGACCTGTGAATGTGGATATAGGAAATCAGTTTAATAATACCAATTTTGAGAATATCAGTGGTAATTTGAATTGTACTGAAATGTTTGCAAACTGTACAAATCTTTCTTTAGGAACAGAACAGACTTATGCGGTTTCATACACATCCCTATATGATAGGTCAGTGGCAGGCGTAGGAAAGGTTAATATGGACAGAATGTTTTATGGTTGCTCGAAACTTGGAACTGTCCCTGTTATTCAAATCCTTACAGGATCATCCAATTATGTAAAGATAACGGAGTCTGGGAACAATAACGTAACAAGTCATAGTCAGACTTTTACAGGTACGAATTGCGAGGGTGTCCCAAGTGGATGGAAATAGTAAGTCAAAAATAATTAAAATATTGAGTATGAGCAAGTTAAATGTTAGTAGAAATGTTTTTTTAGAGAAAGAAGAACTTTCAAATATGATTTCTTTCTTTGCTACAGCACCGCTTATGAAGGCGGTGCTACAGGCATCTTATTCCTTTGGGATGATTACGAATGACCCGTCTAAGATCAATCCTAATACAGTTAACAAACCAGTAGAAGATGAAAATCTTATAGAACCTTTTAAAGTGGAAACAGGAACAAACTCTGGCACTATTAAGGTACTTCCTGGGATGGCTCTTACCAGTGCCGGGAACTTTATAGATATCAATGTAGAAGACAACATCGTTGTGCCGAATGACAGCAATTTCTATTGGGTGAAGATTGCATATAAAACAAGAAATTACGAAAAGGGATATGTAAGCATAAACTCACAAGGTATCGTTTCCGGTTCTGTGGATTTTACAGGTAAGGTAAGAGGTCAATCTTCATCAACCCCCGTCTCTATCCGGTTTGAAAAACAAGACGGTTCTGTTCCTTTGAATAATGGCGTTTATCAGATTGTAAACATAATTGACAGCCAAAACTTACTTCTTACATCCGCAACTACATTTGTAGCGGAATCGAATTTAAGAGCTATTGTGCTTGGGACACTTCCTTTGGGAGGTGTATTGACTTCCGAGCAGCGAAACGGTTTATACACTTATGATGATTATGTCATTTCTTTAGTACCGGAAGTTAGCATAAGCACTCCGCCGGAAAAAGAACCGGACGAGTATTATATCGCTCGTGTACAAAATTCTGGCGGCACGGTATCTGTTTACAATGAAGTGAAAAGCGAATATTGGTCGCTTGGGAATATATTCATGTCAACTTCTAAAAGTTAAGGCTTATGTTACGGTTTTATTATACGGTCAGTTCGGGATATAACAGTCCGCAGTCCAAAGTTTCAGATTCGTTGGGTGGATATAAATCTTCCACTCTTGTGCCTAATGATGTATTTGGCAATTTATTTGATGAAATAAGCCTTAATTTGGCTTCAAATCCTCATAGCCAATACGTTGCTCTTGTTTTGAAAAATGAGGGCACAGAAACGTTTAAAAACGTCGAATTATGGTTTTCTTCTGTAACGGATAACCCCTACGGGACAATCACGGTAGGAGCTATAGGGATGGGAAAGGATGAAGAAGAAAATCCGGTTACTTCGCGCACATCTTCCATGAACGAAAAACCTTATTGGATTCAATTTTATGAAGCAAAAGAGGAAGAACCGGTATCGCTTGGTGATATGGAAGCTGGGGATGAAATCTGTTTGTGGTTCTGTCGGTCGCTTGATAAGAAAATTATAAAAAATGACTATGATCTTGTGGCAGAGAGAGATACGAACACCCAAAACCGCTATAAGAAGGTTGAAAAAGAGACCGATGAGATTTTTAACATTAATTTGGTTTGGGAATAGTTACAAAAGTTGTAGTTTTGTCAGCGAGACAGGGGAACAAAAACTTCCCCTTCTTTTATCACTTAAAATATACAACTTTTGTATGCAATGATTTTATAATCTAATTTCGACAGCAATGACAAGACGAGAAGAATTTGAAACGATTTATGAATACTTACAGGGGAAACTGACAAACAACCCGAAGTATGAGTTTCATGCAAAAAGAAAGGACAGGGAAAGGATAAAAGATTTTCTTGAAAATGAAATAGTGGGGAATCTTTGGAACTATCTTACTTTTCAATTTAATAGGCAGGTTTTTATTTTGTCGGTGTCGAAATTGAGTATTATTCCTCTTCCTAATGTGATAGGGAAAGCAGCTATTGAAAGATGGAGAAAACGAACACAAAAGGATATGTGGTTTACCTCTAAATTCGTTATGGAATACGACCTTAGAAACCCTATCCAGAAAGAAGAAGCCTTGTCTGATTCCTATTTGGATAAAGAAAGACAGCTTTATTTTGATTCTCCGAGAGGATACATCCTTTGTGAAAGCTATGATGGGTTTTTGTATCATGAAAAGAAATGCAAAGGATGCAGGTATATAAAATTGTGTGAAGAAAAATATAAGGACAGATGAGAAAAAGAAGAAAGGAACTTGAAGTTAAAATTGTCCCTTGTTTTTACGATACGAAAAGAGCAGAGCTTTTGATCGTAAGGTACGGATGGTTTGGAAACCCTAAGTTTGTAAGGAGTTTCGGGTTTATCTATCTTTCGAGTAAGGAAAGTGAGAAAAAGATGGACTATGTGTGTGAATTAATAGATAGGTTTAACAGAATACAAAGTTTAAATTGTTATGGAAGAAAAAGTAATGTATGACGTGCGTTCAGCACTTATGACAGGTGAAATTAAAGAAGTAAAAAAATGGGAAACAACTACTTTCAGAGGTCTGGAGTATATCATCCCGGAAGGAGAACGTGAAATGGCTAAAATTGGCAGAGATGTGTTTTTCACAAAAGAAGAAGCAAAGAAAGCTATTAACGCAACGGTTGATAAGAGAGTTCAGTATCTTGAAAATCAGATTGAAAGAATTAAAAGCTATAAGTTTGAGTAACGTGCTGAAAAAGAAGGAGAAATACGAATATCGTCCTTGTAAAAGATGTGGTGAAAATCATTACATCTACAATAGGATGAAGTGGCTCTGTAAAGATTGTGACACAGAAACAACCAAAGAACGTAGAGGTGACCTTCAATCCTTATTTACGGAGATATGGCAGGAAAGACCTCATGTTTGTGTAAAATGTGGAAAGCCTTTGGGGGATGAACCAAAAGCTATTTTCTTTTCGCATATCAGATCAAGAGGAGCAAGACCGGATTTGAAGCTGGATAAGAACAATATCGAACTTCTTTGTTCCGCTTGTCACAGATTACATGAATTTAACGAAAGGGAAATCGTATGAAAAAGATTCTTGTATTGACGGTATTATTGTTTATTCCCCTTCTTGTTTCTGATGCAAAAGTTCTTCCCACTACGAAAGAGGATAGGGACAGGGTTGTGTGGGAAAGATTGGTTCATGCTATTTGCATGGTTGAATCCGGTTGTGATGATAAAGCAAAGAACAAGGTAAGTTCCGCTTCCGGTAGGTTTCAGATGTTGAAGGTCTATGTGGATGAGGTAAACCGGATAAAAGGGAAACATCTTTATTCTTACAAGGACAGGTTCGATCCTGTAAAGTCAAGAGAGATGTTTGAAATATATCAATCCCATCACAACCCTACCAAAGACATAGACAAGGCGATTGTTCTCCACAGGGGAAAGAAAGTAAAGTCTTACATTAGGAAAGTAAAACAGGAAATGTGTAATCTTTAAATCAAAAACATCATGACAGTATGCTGGACAGAAGGATGCTATTACTTTGAAGGCGAAGTGACCAGTTCCTACCAAGTGGAAGATGGCACTATGCTGGTAGTGGAAACTCAGAACGGACGAACAAGGGAAGTTCTTAGAGAAAATGATCATTTAATTGAGTTGGATTTATGCGAATAGATGAAAACATGGAGGTATTACTTCAATCCGTTGCAAATTTATTCGGGGATTTGAAACTGAACGTTCTGAAAGGAAAGTTGGAAGATGTAATAGCACTTCAAGATACGAAAAGTATTGCTGACTTTACCGAAGAATGTATTAAGTGGTCGGAAAAAGAATATACGAAAAAACAGCGTATGTTTGTGTTTTCTGATGGGAAATTGGCTTTGACAAGGATATTTATTGTTTCAGCAGAAATGGATTACACGGACGAAGGCGTACCGGAAATAATCATAAATAGAATGCCGGATGATGTGACATTAAAGGATAATCCTTATAAAAACATTCATGTCCGGTATGAAAGCGAGGAAAACTGTTCCCGTGACTTCGACAGGTTGAAATTAGTGTTGAATTAATAATCTATGGCTAAGGAAGTTATAGTAAAGAATTTAAATCTCGTTGGAATGACAGACTATTTCAATGAGCATTATAAAAAGAAAGATGGAGGAAAGTTTTCATACTGGAACATCAGAGCTTATGCGGTAATGGGCAAAGTCCCCTCCTATTTAGGAGAAGGATTGAGTATTGTCCCTTGTGTGCCGATAGGAAGCAATGTAAGACTATGGAAACTTGTGAAAGAAACAAAATAAAAATGAGATGAAGATATATGTAAGTTTGCCTATTTCTGGGCATGATATAGAAGAAACGAAAGAATACGCAGAAAAGATTAAGAAGTTTCTTGGAGAAAAAGGTGATGAAATTGTTGCTCCTTTTGATACTTGTAATGAAGAAGGTAAGTCTTATTCCTATTATATGGGTAGGAGCATTGAAGCACTTTTAGAATGTGATGCTGTTTTCTTTGTACCAAATTGGCAGGAATCAAAAGGCTGTATGGCTGAATTTGAGTTGGCAAGAATTTATGAAAAGAAAATTTTAATGTAAAGAAAATGAAAAGTTCGAGTAAGTATTTGATATGCTATGACAATGAAACCGGAGGACTTCCTTCGAAAGACAAACCGGCTTTTGATGCGATTCCTCTTATAGAAATTGCGTTTGCAATCATAGATATGGAGAAATTGGAAATATGCGAAGAAGTATCTATGATCCTTCCGCGTGACTATAAAGAAGGTCTTTCCTATTCAGCGGAAGCGGAAGCTGTGCATGGTATCACTGAATCTATCCAGAATGAAAAGGCAATTTCGTTAAAGGAGGCTTACAAAAAGTGTCTGGATATTTTCAAAAGATACAAAAACCCGCGCCAACTATGTACTCTTTGCGGTCACAACATAGTAGGGTTTGACAACCCTTTCTTGGAGAACTTCTTTAAGTTCATGGGAGATGATCTAAGCAAGTATGTAAAATTTTCGTTGGATACGATGCAATTGGCTCACATGGCTTATGGAGAAGCTGAAAATTATCAACTGCATACTATTTGTGACAAGGAAGGTATTGATCTTGTAAACGCGCACCGTGCCGGTGATGATACCTATGCGAACGCACTGCTTATGATAAATTTCGTAAAGAAACTTCGAGGAGAAGGAACAACTGCCGAACAAGATGGCATGACGGTCAAGAATCCTTTCCGAGAAAAATTTGCTTTGTAAAGCATGGCGATAGTATATAATTCAAAAGGTGGGATTCTGACTGATTTGCAAGCAAAGAGGTTGTTTACTACTGTAGACGATATAATAGACAGGCTTCCTTCTCCTACTATATCTCAACTCTTTTCAGGGGGATATAAAAGGGATATGGATAAAATGCTTGAAACTATTATAGATCAGACAGAGTATGCAATGAATTTTGGACGATCTCTTGATACTGAAAAATTGGGATATGTGGACAACTTGTTTGCTTCAATGGATGAAAACCTAAGAATCCTTTCGTACAATTATTTCAATGCGACTGTCCTTTCCAATTTCAATTTAGGATGGAGAAATTTGGAATGGGGGAACCTTACGCAGCTCTTTCCTTGGAGCAGTTACCTGTGCGCCCGAGGAGCAGGCAAATGTCTATGTATCAACACTTTAGTTGTTATGGCGGATGGCTCTTTGAAGAAGGTACAGGACATAAAAGTAGGTGACAAAGTAATGGGACAGGACTTCAAACCTCGAAAAGTCTTAGAGCTTCACAGAGGAAGATGTCCTATGTATGAAGTAAGGCAAATAGGTGGTATGGATTATACCGTAAGCGAAGGACACCTGCTTTGCCTATCCGATAGGAGCATTGTTCCTGTAGAAGTGGCGGAAATGAACCTTAGAAAGGGTTTTTCTTATAAAGGTTATAGGTCTACTAAGAACGGACTAAGAGAGACGGAAATTTATGTGTCTTTGGTTGGTGAAGATGACTATTACGGTTTTACCTGTGATGGTGACCATAAGTTCCTATTAGAAGATGGTACGGTTTGTCATAACAGCTATATGTGGTGTTATTCCTTTCCTTTGTGGCGATTGTATTCTTACACGAGACCTATGCTCTATGGAGGTGATACGGTTGACAACAAGAACCGGAAAGAGACGGCTATGATCACAAACACTATGACACTTGCAAAGGTGCATGTGAACAAGATCATAGAAGAAATCACTACTAACGATATTTTAAAAGAAAAACTTGATCCGAATGGAAAGGCGAAATTAGGTGAAACAGCAATAGAAGGTGAGAACGGTGCTATACTTCATGTCCGTGGTAAGGACGGGTTTATTCGTGGTCTGCACGTTGGTGCAGCAATCATAGACGATATGCCGGACGAAAGTTCTTTGTATAGTGATGAACAAAGGGAAAAGTTGAAAGAAGTTTTTAGAGGTACAATTACACCTATTGTAGAACCATACGGGTATTTGATTATATCTGGTACACCTTATTCGACTGCTCCGAATGAACTGTACAATGTAATAAAAGGTGACAAACGTTTTTATTCGTTTGAATATCCTATTGTTTTCCCGGATGGTAGACCTCTTGCACCGGATAGATACACCTTTGAAGATATAAAGGCAAAAAGAACGGAACTTGGTTCTATCGTATTTGCCCGTGAGTATTTGGTTATTCCTATTTCCGATAACTCAACGATCTTTCCTTATGAGTATCTAAGAAGGTCAACTACAGGGATGGACAAAGTTTCTTTTGCAGACAGTATAGAATTTTTCCCGTTTGAACTTCAAAGGGTAGTGGTAGGATGTGACTTTGCTGTATCCGGTAATATTGGTGCTGACTATACTGTCTATTCTGTTTGGGGTATTGACTATTCGAACAACTTCTATCTGATAAACTATTTCCGTGCAAAAGGAATGTCCCATAATGAGCAGGTGGACAAGATCGTTCTTTTCAACCGTCTGTACAAGCCGGACAAGATAGTATGCGAGGCAAACGGTTTCCAAGGGATCTTGTCTGCACTTGCAAGAGAAAGGGGTCTTTCCAATATCGAGCAGTTTACAACAACAGAAGGGAACAAGAAAGACCTCTATTCCGGTCTTCCGTCTTTGTCTGCCATGTTTGAAAGAGGACAGATTAAAGTTCCATACAAGGAAGGGGACACAAGACAAAAGGTAGAGTTGATGTTCAGTGAGTTTGCGTCCGTTACTTTCAGAAGCGATAAAGGGAAATTGGAAGCGAGTTCGGGACACGATGACATTGTGATGAGTGCGTTTTTATCTTTACATACCCTAAGAGAAGAAAACGGATCAGGTAACAATTTCAGCATTAATATGGTCTAATTATTAATTGGCATAATATGGATGATTTTATTGATAAAAAGATAATGTACATTTACAAGATAACAAATCTTGTGAATGGTAAAATTTATGTAGGTCAGCATTCTTCTAACACTAATCGCTATTATATGGGTAGTGGAAGTGAGCTTAAAAAAGCTAAGAAAGAATTTGGAACGCATAATTTCAAAATGGAAATTTTAGAGGAATATCATGGAAATTCCAGAAAAGAATTTTCTGAACTTGAAATAAAATGGATCAAAAAGTTGGATGCCACTAATCCAGAAATAGGCTATAATAAACTGAAAGCAGGAAACGGTGGGTACATAGGGAAAGAGTGGTATGATAGCCAAGTAGGAAGAAAACATACCGAAGAAGAAAAAAGGAAAATAGGCGAATCAAATAAGGGGAAAGTTATCTCGGAAGAAGCAAAAAAGAAAAATTCAGATAGCAAAAAGGGGAAATGTTTATCAAAAGAAACAAGATTAAAAATCAGTTTAGCAAATAAGAAAAACAGACGAACGATAGAAGACACGGAACTAAATAAAAAGAGAAATAAGGTTAGTTGGAGTTCTCGATCTGTTGTTCAGTTGACTTTAGATGGTAAGTTTATTAAATTATGGGAAAATCATTTGGACGCAAAAGATTTTTATAAATTGTCAAACGCAAAAATGATAATAGATGTTTGCTGGAATAGAGCCTATTCTTGTGTTGGGTACAAATGGATGTTTAAAGAGGATTACGAAAAACTTAAAAACAGAATATAGATCATGGGCAAACTGAATCCCGGCTTCATGGCGGAAATCTTTAAATTGATGTTTTTCGATGAAGTCATAATGCGTATAGCTTCGGAATATTTGAAATATGAATTGATTCCTAAAGAATGGGTAGGTTATAAATTCATTCTTAGGGAAGCGATCATACAATATACAGAAAAGAACAAGCTACCTTCTATCGGTGCTATTTGTCAGAAATTATGTGACGAGGATGTCGTGCAGCTCGCTGCAAAGGAAATAAAGAAGGCGGCTTTGATAGACAGGGAAATTGCAATAGACCAATTGCAGTCTTTTGTCAAGGAAACGGAATTTGAACTTCTTTCAAGGAAAGTGCATGACTTGTATGAAGAAGGAAAGAAGGAAGAAGCAATACGTGTCAACGCTGAAGAATCCCAAAGGATATTGGAGATGTCCTTTCGCTCCAAATCAGGGGGTTTCCAGTCTGTTTTCGGGGGTTTCCAGCAACGTATGCTTGAAAGACGCATGGATGCTGCTACAATAACGGAAAAGCCAGTAAAAATTCCTTTTGGAATCGACAGGTTGGACGATATATCTTTCGGTGGCATGGAAATAGGGGACACAACGCTTTGGATTGCTCGCAGCGGCACAGGAAAAACGACTGTATTGAAATGGCATGGGTATTCTGCTGCCATTAGAGGTGTGCCGGTTCTTCATATCCAGTTGGAAGGTGGGGTTAAAGCCTGTATGCAAATATATGACCAGTTATGGTCTGCTCAATCCTATTCCGATATCAAATCTGGCAATATCAGTCCAAAGGACAGAAAGAAGATAGAACAGGCTATTAAAGAAGTAAAAGAGCTTAGTTCTGACATTGAAGTGTATGGATTCAAAAAGTTCGGACAGGCTTCTATGGGGGATGTCCGGCAGCTTTGTTATGACTATTTTAATACACATGGCAAGTTCCCCGGATTGGTAATACTCGATTCTCTGGATTTGGTAAAGACCGGTATATCCAAAAAGATAGATTCTGATCCTGATCACAAGAAAGAAAAACTACAGACTTGTGCCCAGTTATTAAAGAACTTGGCTGATGAAATAGGTGCTCCTATTATTACAGCCACACAGACAAGTGATGTTCCGTTTGAAGTATGGAACAACCCAGACAAGGTGATTGACCGTTCTTATACAGAAGGTGACAAAACGCTTGTAAAACCTTTTTCTTTTGTATTTACTTTGAATATGACAATAGAGGAAAAGGCAAACGCAACGGCTCGTATTTATGTCGACAAGCTCCGTGATTACAAGGAAAGTCAAGAAGTGATTACGATTGCTACCAATTACGACAAAAGACGGTTCTATCACAGGGGGCGAACGATGGAGATGTACAATCAAATTTCTGAAAGGAAAGAGATAAAGAAACAGGCACGTAAGAAAAAGACGGAAGCAGACAAAATGGAAAGCATTTAGGATCATGATTAGGATAGATGAAGAAGAAGTAAAGGCGGCGTTCGGACTTCGCATGTTCGGTTCGCAAGGGTGGCTCTCCAACAAGAACATGGATTGTCCCTACTGCGGAAAATCGAAGAAATGGGGTGTTCTTTTGAATCCTCACGGCGGTGTGTTTCACTGTTGGAAATGCGGTAGCAAAAAACCGTTGAAGGATTTTCTGGACAAGGTGGGGAGAAAAGACCTTATCCGAATGGAATACCAAAATTCATTAAGTGTAAAACTTACACCTTTGAAAGATGAAGAAGAAGAAAATGGTGAAAACGAAGAACTGCCGGAGGTAAAACTTCCCCTTCGTCTTGAAAGACTGAAATCCGATCCTTATTTAGACGAAAGAGGGTTTAGAGCATATCACTATGCACTTTTTGAACCCTCTGAAACCAAATCTATTTTAGAAAAGGATTTGAAAAATTACATCATCTTCAAAATGAAGATGGACGATAAGCTGGTAGGGTGGCTTGGCAGAAGCAGGTATTCCAAAGAGTGGCATAAAAGAGATTTGGAAAGGGCAAAGGAAACAGGTACTAAGCCGCATTTACGATACGAAAACAGTATAGGCACGAACTTTACAAAAATATTAGGCGGTTACAATGAGCTTTCTCCTACTGTAAAGGATGTGATAATAGTGGAAGGGTTGTTTGACAAGGTAGGAATAGACAATCTTTTGCAGCTTTGGGATTGCAACAGTTTGAAATGTGTTTTTACGTTTGGAAAGAGCATCAGCAAGGAACAAATCTCCTATTTGGAAAGAAAAGGGGTAAAGAATGTGATTCTGATGTATGATGATGCAACTGTTGAAGAATCCAAAAGTGCAGGGTTGATGCTTGCAAAGTCATTCAACACCAAGATAGCTTATCTTTACAAACCGGGCATTGACCCGGGAGATATGGATATGGATTATTTGGAAGAAGTTTTGGATAACTTGTATGACCCTATCAATTTTTACGTCTCTAAAATCAAGAAAATGTGGTAGGTTATTCCTACTTTTGTTGAAAATCACAAAAATCATTAATCATGGACAGAAGCAGAGAATTATCAACAGATGAATATCTGAAGGTGCTCCAGTTGGAATACTTTACTCACAAGGTGAGAAGCCTTATTTTTGATAAACCGGAATTTATCAAGATGGCAAAGGACATTGCAGAGTTTAAAAAGGAACGGATTGAATTGTTAGCAAAGAAGCATTTTAAATGTTCCATTTTTCTTTCAGCAGAAGAATATTTTTCTTTTTATGAGAAGGAATTTCTGAACCCTACCGGCGTGCCTAATTTCCAATATCCCGCAAATGAACAGAAAAGAAACTCGCAGTGGTTTTGGGATATGATCTACTTGTTTGGAAAAGATCAGATTGTTATTTATGACGACAAGGAGTATCGGATTTTGAAGAACGATATAAAGAATCAAACGGTCACTATCAAAGTGAACGGAAAGAAAAAAGATGTGGAATATTCGAACATCAAAATAAAAAGACTTATCATGTGTTTTGATGGTAAGTTGTTGTAAATCAATTAATTTAAATTTCGTATTATGACTTTTAAAGAGTATGAAGCGCACGCGGCTTCAACAGCGTGTTATGCAAAAGAGGTAGCTATCCCGTATGTAGTAATGGGACTTACCAATGAATTGGCAGAAGTTTTTGAAAAGGTGGACAATGCTGCCGAAGCAAAGGAAATCATGAAAGAAGTAGGAGATGTCCTTTGGTATGTTGCAATGACAAGACAGGAATTGCAATTGCCGCCGGTTGAGTTCCCCGAAGAATTACACAAATTGGACGATACGGATGTGTACAGATTAAGTCCTTCCTATTTGCTCCAACAGGCAGGTATCATTAACGGGCAGGTGAAGAAATACTTCCGGGATGATGATTACAGCAAACCTTTCCCTGAAAAGAGAAAAGAATTCTGTCATACAGCGTTGGAACAGATTCTTATAGGGTTACAGAATCTTGTTACCTACATTGAAGGAAAGGAATTGAACCAGTCTTTGGTATCCATTGCAAAGCAGAATGTGGAAAAGCTGGCAAAAAGAAAAGCGGAAAATAAAATTCACGGTGATGGAGATAATCGGTAATGGTTAGGGCTGTAACTTTTTTGGGAGCTTCGTGTGTCGGAAAGACTTCTGTGTTTGAACTTTTAAAGAAAGACAGATCGTTTGACTGGTTCGATAAAATAGACAGCATAACAAGACAGTTGGTAAAGGAAGGGAGGATAGAGCCTTCCTTTACTTCTGTCCAAAATCAAAAACTGATTTTTGACAAGTATGCGGAACTACTGAACACAGATTGCTATGTTTCCGATAGAGGCATAATAGATGTGCATACGTTTACAAAAACAATACCTGCTTCTATTCAAAGAGATGTAGAACTGAAAAGACAATTGGATTTTATAAACGTTAGTGAATATTTCCTTCCTGTTATCTTTTATTTCCCTATTTATTGGGAAGTAGAGAGTGATGGGGAAAGAATGGCGGACGCAGAAAGAAGAAAATGTTGGGATGCAGAAATAAGAAAGTTTTTGATGGAAAGAAGATTATCTTATGAAGTAGTACCAAATGACACTCCTTTTAATCGATTGAAGTTTATAAAAAGTGTACTTAGCACAAGAATGAACTTAGGTTAAAAACAGGGTTAAGGATTGTAAAAACATACAATGATTACATACAAAAGTTGTATGTTTGCTTGTGAAAACGAAAAGAAGAAAACATGATGGATCGACTTTTAAATGAGTTGGAAGAATACCTTTCTTCCAATACCATACAATACTCTCTCGACAAAGAAAATTACACTGTTTTCTTTGAGGGAAAATCATACGAAGTTTTTGAACCTAACGAGGACGGATATTTCTTTTCAGAGGATTTTCGTTGGGACTGTGAGCGCACCGAAGAAGATGGTTACATCTTCCGCCTTGGCGGTGTATGGTACACATTGGATAAAGGAAAGGAAAACGAACCTAAGCTGAACCGGGTAAAGTGGAGGGGACAAAGTGAAATGGCAGGTCTTTCCACTAATTTTTTGGGAGTACATGGATCGTTTGAACTTTTGAATGGTACGGGATTGTACCCGGATTGGGTAAAGAAAGCCAAATTCTTAGGAATAGAAAGATTGGGGGTTGTTGAAAAAGCAACTTTGGCAGGCGCATTGAAATTTCAAAACGCTTGCAAAGCAGAAGGGATTGTCCCCGTGTTTGGATTGGAAGTCCCGGTAAAGGACGAAAAGAAGGATATCGTCTATACCTACAAAGTTTATGCAAAGAACGAAAAGGGCTGGCAGCATCTACTTGCATTAAATAAAGTTTTGAATTGTGGTGATAGTGGAAAGTTTGCTTCCCCAAAAGACATGTCGGAACACGTTTCAGATGTGTATATTGTGTTTGATCCGAAAACGATACAGTTTGAAGATGTTCCTATCCTTTTAAAAAGTAAACCTAATGTGTTCTGGCAAGCGGATACTGTGGAATACACAAAGAATGATAGGGACACTTCCTACTTGATGAACTTTGAAAGTTTTTACAAGTCCAAAATGAAACCTGTGGCTATTTGTGATGCTTATTACATTGAGCCAGAATACGCTATACTTCGAGAAGTTGTAAATAAGATTGATGGAAAAGTAAACTACAAATCCGGCAACCAGTATTTCAAAGATGAAGCGACTTACATGGAAGAGCTTCTTTCTTTATTTGGAGACAGCGAAAAGGGAGAGGAATTTTATATGATAGCAAGAAGCAATGCCGATATGATTGCGGAGAGTTGCAACTTTGAAATCCCTACCGATACACGGCATCTCCCCCGTTACGAAATGACAAAGGAGGAAAAGAAAAAGTACACCTCCAATGAAGATATGTTTGATTCTTTGATTTACGAAGGCTTGGAGAACAAACCGGAACTTTTGAAAGATTACTCGGAAGATGTACTTGTAGAAAGAATCGAAAGAGAATCAGATGTAATCAAATACGGACAGGTTGTTGATTACTTTTTGATTTTGCGCGATATTGTCAATTGGTGCAAAAAGAATAATATCTTGTTAGGTGGTGGTCGTGGAAGTTCCAGTGGCTCTTTGATTTCTTATCTGTTTGGATTGGTAAATACAAACCCATTGCACTTTGGTTTGATTTTTGAAAGGTTTTTGAATAAAGGTAGGGTTTTATCCAGCCTTCCAGATATCGATACAGATGTGCCGGGAGAATACCGACCGGCAGTAAAACAATACATGGAAAATCGTTTTGGAGCTTCGCAAGTTTGTTCTGTAGGCACGTACACTACTTTACAGATAAAACAGGCTATAAATGATGTAGGAAAGATTTATGGAGCTTCAGTTCCTACTCTTAGGAGGCTTACTAAAATGATAGAAGATGTAAAGACGGAAGAAGATTTTTTGAAACTTGCTTGTAAGAGATCAGAAATAAATCAATTTCTGAATAAATATCCAGAAATGATGAATATTGTTTTCCTTCTTTTAGGTCAGCAAAAAGCAGCTTCTATTCATGCTTGCGCTATGATGATCTTTCCAAAAGAAAAGTCAATGTACGAATGGTGTCCGGTTAGAAAATCGGGTGATTTGATTATCAGTGAATGGGAAGGTGGAGAAATGGATGAAGCCGGTTTTTTGAAAGAAGATATTCTTGGTATTGAGCAATTGGATAAATTCACTGATATTCTGAATCTGATTGAAAAGAATACGGGTAGGAAAATCAATCTCTATTCAGATATTGAGTATGACGATCCAGAGGTTTACAGGTATTTTGCAAATGGTTGGCTTAGTGACATATTCCAGTTTTCGGCAAAGGGATTGTGTGCCTATACTCAAAAATTGAAGCCTAAAAACATGGATGATGTAGTGGCAGCACTTTCTTTGTTCCGTCCTGGGCCAATGGAAAATGGTTTTCACATGGACTACATTGCTTTGAAAAACGGAGAAAAAGAGCCGGAATATCCTATTGGAGCAGAAGAAATTTTGAAAGACACTTATTCTATTTTGACTCAACAGGAACAAGTAATGAATATTTGTAATCAACTTGCTGGCTTTGATTTAGTTACATGTGATACTGTTCGTAAAGCGTTGGGTAAAAAAAAGTTAGATGTTTTACTTCCATTGAAAGCTAAATTCATAGAAGGTTATGTTGGTAAATTTGGAAGCAAAGGTGTAACTCCAAAGTATGCAGAAACTCTTTGGGAACAGATGGAGGAATTTGCTAAGTATTCGTTCAATAAGTGTGTGAGTTTCAGCACTTTAGTATATGTTGTTGGGTTTGGAGAAATAACGGTTGAAAGATTGTTTCATGCTTTTCACAATCAAGAATGCAACTCTTTTATGGCAAAAAGTATGAAACAAAATGGTTCGTTGTATTTTTCCAAAATAAAAGACGTTAGGTATTCCGGCAACAGACCTGTATATGAAATTTCTCTTGTTGATGGGAAGAAGATAAGAACAACAGGAAACCATAAATTCCCTACAACAGAAGGGAAGGTATATGCAGAGTTTCTTATGGGAAAAACTTTGTTTGTTGCTAATGATAGCTCCAATGCGCAAATGGCAAATGTTATTTCTGTAAGATTTGTAGGCAATGAAGATGTGTATGACATTGAAATGGAAGATGAAAATCACAATTTTGTTGCAAATGGAATTGTAACCTGTAACAGTCATGCTGCTGCATACGCCATTAATGCTTACAATTCTTTATGGCTGAAAGTGCATTATCCTTTGGAATTTTGGTCGGTTGCTCTGTCCCGTGCAAGTGAAGATGACTTTCCTCAATACGTCAATGAAATGCAGCAGACAGAAGGGATCGAAATCAAACCTGTAAATATCAATAAGTCTGATATAAACATTGTGGCGGACAAAAAAGATAATAGTATCTATTGGGCGATCAATGCAACAAAGCAAGTAGGAGAAAAGGCACAGAATCAGATTATGGAAGAACGCTCTAAAAATGGGGAGTATTTTTCTTTGGCTGAATTTATTGATCGTCATACATTCAAAGGATCGGCTGTGAACAAATCTGTTATTGAAAACCTTATTTATTCCGGTGCGTTCGATATGATGGATGAAACAAGGGAATTTTCCAATATCTTTTCTGCAAGGGAGTTCATGCTTGGAAAGTATCGGGAAAAGAACAAGATCAAAATTGACAAAGAAAAGGATGAATATTTTCTTGCCTTTGAAAAGAAAAAGATCACAAAGGACTGGTGGTGGCTTTTGCAGCAAAAGAACAAGTCCGGTTTTGCTTTCTTTGACTACGAAGGATTGGTAAGAGAATATTTAAAGCCAAAAGTCAGAAACGGAGTTTTCTATAATGTGGAAGACTTGCAGAACTATGACGGATCGACCTATGAAATGGTTATGGTAGGTGGTTATGTTTTGGAAGTGGAAGAAAGAGAAGGAAGGAAAGGGCGGTTTGCCAACCTTTTGCTTGAAAGCAATTACAAATTCCTTCGTGTGGTTATTTTCCCGGACGATTACGAGGAGAACGCAGACTTCTTTATATCTTCAAAGAAAAGCATCCTTCTTCTAAGTGGAAAGGCTAACTTTGACAAGTTTAAAGAAGAATATGTATTGCAAGTAAACAGTAACAGTAAATTTATAAAACTTGGGGTATGAAACTTGTAAGGAATATTGGAGATAAAGTAATAGTTTTACTCTCCAATGATTTGAAAAACGAATTGGACATGGATGCGGTGACTTCCATAGACCATGCAAATTTGTATGGGGAAATCGCCACTTGTTCCGTCCTGTTGAACAAAGTAGGGCTTCTTAGAGCACAAGCAGAATCAGAGTATGAATCTGCAAAAGTGGAATTTAATGTCTATAAAGCACAACTTGCTACACAGATAAGACGTGAATCTATTGTAAACGGTGGAAAGGTTAAAGTGGAAGACATAGGACTTGTGAAACTTACGGAAAGTTCTTTGGATGATATTTTGACAATCAATCCAGAGCTACATGCCATGCAAAAGGATTTGGTCAAAAAGAAAAAGCATTTGGCAGAAATAGACAGTCTCTATTGGGCGTTGCAGTCAAAGGACAAAAAGTTGACGGGACTTGTCCCGAAGGTAACACCGGAAGAATTTCTGGACAATTTGGTAGAAGGTGAAATCAATACATTTTTAATCATAAAAGAGAAAGAATAATATGGAAATCAAACTAACGGAAGAGTTTAAAATCGTTCAATGTACGAATGCACCATTTCTATGGGATTTGTACAGAATCAGAACAGCAAAGGAAACGGGCAAGCAGTATGAAACGGCAGAAGCCTATGGTATAGATTTAAAAGGAATTGCCGAAAGAGTACCCTATTTTGAGACAGAAGACAAGGCAAATAAACCTGTTTCTTTTAAAGAATTTGTGGGTATGTTTGAAAAAGAACAAAAGCAGATTATTGAAGCGTTTTTAAAACAGGTAAAAGAGAAATAACGATTTATTTATCAATCAATTAAATTAAAAAGAATTATGAAATTTGACAAATCGAAATTCAAGAAGCAATCAATTGAAGATGTAGAAGCAGAAGTAAAACAGGCTGAAAAGACAATGTACAAAGGTAGTAAGAGCTATACAGGCTTTGCTACTGTTCAGAAAGGAAAGAACGTATTTCGTGTCGTTCCAGCAATGGGAAAGGCTTATGTAGCTTGTAAGATGTCCAAATTGCGTGTAGAAGTTCCTACTTATGATGCGAACGGTAAGGTGACCGGCAAAGAGGTAAAAGACAAGAATGTTTTCTGCGCCGACATTCACGGAAAGAATCTTTTGAAAGGGAAAGACCCTATTGTCCTGTATTGCGACTATGTGAGAAAAAAGGCTTCCGAAGAATACCAGGACGATACAGAACGCAGAAAATTCCTTAACCCTATTATGGGGTACAAAAAAGGAAACAAGTTCGTATGGGGTATCAACCCGTCTTTGGCGTATGTTTGCTATGTGTACCAAGGAACAAAAGACTTTGCCCGTTTGCAATTGTACGGAACATGGATGAACCGCATAAAGGAAATTTCGGTTGAAATGTCGGACGATGAAACGGTTTCTTTCGATATTTTCTCTCAATTGGAAGGAGCATACCCGCTTGTGATCACAATGGGGGAAGATGATAAAGGAAAGAAAACCTACTCTTTGTCTGCCGGTATTCCGAAAAAAGGACAAACTTGGGATGAGTTCTTTGAAGAAACTGTTATTCCTGATGAAGATATGGAGTATTTCTTGAATGAAGTTCCTACGCTGGAAGAAATCTACAAGGATGTTTATTCACAGAAAGATTTCAATATGGCTCTTGACGGGTTGAAGCGTTTTGACGAAGAAAACGGATACGATATTTTTGCTGATGATGGCTTCCTTACTGAAATAGAGGAGATGGCTGCATTGATCCCGGAAGAGGGTAGCAAAGACGATGAGGGGGAAGATGAAGCTCCCAAAAAGACAAAATCCACTTCTAAGTCAAAGAAAGCGGAAGAACCGGAAAACGAAGATGAGGAAGAAGAAAAATCTGCTCCGAGAAAGAATCCGGCAAGTGCACCGGCAAAAGAAAAAGCAGCAAAAGTCGCTTCCTACCCTCCCCTTTCAAAGATGAAAAAGTTCTTGGAAGACTATATTGGAGAAGAGTACCCGGAAGCTGAATTGCCGGACGATCTGACAATAGCAGAGGTTCGTTCTTGGTATGATTTGGCACAAGCTGGAGAGGCACTTCCTTTCCCGGAAGAAGATGAAACTTCCACAGAAACGGCATCTGAACCGGAATCGGACGATGAACCGGAAAGCGAAGATGATCCAAAAGAACAGTCTCCTGTTGATGAAGATGCTACGGATAAAGACGAAGAACTTTTAAAAGCTAAAGCAAGATTGCAGGCTCTGAAGGCCAAAATGAAAAAGAAATAATTTCTTCTTTTTAGTTTTCATATTTTTAATTCGGTTGGGGACTTGAAATACAGTCCCCTTCCTTTCTAACAAAACAAACATGGGCAAAAAATATTTAGCTATCATCTCGACTGATCATCATTTATCAGAGGGAAACGCTTCTACCATAAAAGACATTTTACTGGAAGAAATGGAAATAGCCAGCAAAAAGGGTATTAAGACCCATATCTGGCTGGGTGATGTTTTTGACAACAGGGTATCTCAAAGGGAAGTGTGTCTTTCTACACTTCACGAAATATTGGAAGCGTATGACGAAAACGGACATCAAATAATCTGTATTCCCGGCAATCACGATAAAACATCCTATTCAAGTCAGAAATCATTTCTTACAGCTTTTAAACATCATCCTTCTTTTACTTTGGTGGAAGAACTGGACGGTATGCAAATAGAAGGGGTTTATTGCTTTTTCCTGCCATTTTTCACTGATGACATTTTACTTGACGAATTGGCAGAAATCGGGGACAAGAGAAAGAAGAACATCCTATTCGGGCACTTTGCCGTAACCGGTAGCAAGAACATGGACGGTACAGAAGTAAAAAGCGAACTAAAGCCTTCCATGTTCGAGATGTTTAAAAAAGTGTATTTGGGACACTATCATAATTACCAACGTGTAGGCAGTAACATTTACCATTTGGGAAGTGTTCAACAGAACAATTTTGGGGAAGATGAAAAGAAGGGTTTTTGGCTTCTGGATTCTGATTTGGAAGTCGACCTTATTCCTTCCACAAAAGGAACGGTATTTAAAAAACTGAAAATTGATTTAGAAGAAACACCACACAAGCAAGCGGTGGCACTTATCAATAAGTTCAAGAAAGAAAACCCTACCGCTCGTGTAAGGGTAGAGGTTTGGGGAGAACAATCTTCACTCGATGCTTTTGACAAGGATGCTTTTACAAAAGAAGGTGTGGACATCAAAAAGAAATTCAAGGAAATCGAAATAAAAGAAGTCCTTGCTCCTACTGTAGAAGTGAAGACTTTGGAAGCAAAGGACATAGAAGATAGATTTTTGTCTTTCTGTAAAGAAAACGGATATAATGAAAAAGAGGGAAAGGAAATCTTAAACAAATTGCTGTATGTCGAAAAAGAAGGAAACTAAAAAGGTAGAAGAAATCCAGACGGTAGCAAAGGAACAGCCCACAGAAACTAAAAAACCTAATCGTTTGGGTGATCTTATTTCAAGAATAGAAGATCGTTTTGGTAAGGATGCTATAGCCGGAAGAAGGCAAGATGTTGAGTTTGTTCATTCTGGTTCTTATTTATTGGATGAAATACTTGGTGGAGGATGGGCAAAAGGTCGTGTTGTGGAAGCCTATGGAGGTTTTTCTTCCGGCAAAACAAGCATTGCTTTTCACTTGGTAACAGAAATGCAGAAATCAGGGAAAGCAGTGGGATATCTTGATACGGAAAACGCTGTTGATCCAAAATACATGCAAGCAATAGGAATTGATTTGTCCCCTGACAAGTTTATCCTTTCCCAACCTTCTACCGCAGAAGAAGTGCTTGAAATAGCAAAGGAAATGTGCAATGAAGAATCTATCGGATTGGTTGTGATTGATTCTATTGCCGGGCTTGTTCCTACCGCTCTTTTGAATGGAGAAGCAGGGGACGCGCATATAGGGCTTACAGCTCGTCTTTTAAGTTCTCAAGTAAATATTTTGAAAAATATCTGCAAGCAGACCGGATGTATTCTTTTTTGCATCAATCAAATCCGGTCTAACATAGGCGGATACGGTGCGGCTACTACAACACCGGGAGGCTTTGCTATCCCTTTCTATGCAAGTCAGAGAATTGAACTTGCTCGTGTGGGGTCGGAAAAGGAAGGGGAAACACAAGTTTCCAATAAGGTGAAAATAACCTGTAAAAAGAATAAGGTTGCACCGCCTTTTAAAACTTGTCAAATCATTATCCGGTTTGGGGTAGGCATTGACAAGGTGATGGAAATTGTAAATATGGGACTTGATTTGGGTGTACTTTCCAAAAAGGGAACCTACATCTACTATGGGGAAGAAAAAATAGGATTCGGGTTCCCGAAAGCAAGAAAACGTCTTTTGGAAGACATAAAACTGTTTGAAAAAGTCAAGAAGGATGTTCTTAGCGCATTCAGAAAGAAAGAAACAACATTTGAAAACAAGGAGGACGAGAATGAAGCCGATTAGAATTGAAGCAACAAATTTCGTGTCATTCGAACACTTTAAATACGAATTTCAAGACGGAGTAACTGCACTTGTGGGGTTAAACAAGACAGACGACAATCAAGGAAGTAATGGTAGCGGGAAAGCCTTAACAATGGATGCAGATATTCTTACTCTTAATGGATTTGTAAAAATGAGAGAAATAAAGGTAGGAGATGTTATTCTTCATCCTTCTGGTGGATACCAAGTGGTAAGAGCAATTCCTTTTCATGACATTGATGTTGCTTATAAGATTACGTTTTCTGATGGGACGGAAATTAAATGCAACAGAAGCCATTTGTGGAAAGTACGTCTGCACAAAGGCGAAGATTGGTATGTGATCCCACTTGAAGAAATCATGAAAAGATCAAAAGACGAAGAAGTCTTTTTTCAAGTGCCGGAATGTTTGGGTAAACCTTCCCGAAAGATGATTGCCTTTACTTGTTTGGGTGTAGAAGAACAACAGTGCATAACTGTATCGGGCGAAGACGGTATGTTTGTTACAAACAACTACATTCCTACCCACAATTCATCCATGCAGCAAGCTGTCTATTTTGCCATTACCGGGAACAATTACCGAAGCAGTGTGGATAAAAAGCTCATTAGAAGGGGTGAGAAGGAAGCAAAAGTTTCTTTAGATATAGAGTGTCCAATAAGAAAAGAAACTCTCTCTATCGAGCGTATTTTGCCCTTAAAAGGAAGCAGCAAACTAAATGTGTCTTTGAATGGTAAACCGGTAGAACTTGCTACTGTAAAAGATGGGAACAACTACATCCTTTCTTGGATCGCTATTTCACCGGAAGATTTGAAAAGCTATTTTCTTATCTGCAAGGAATACTACAAATCGTTCTTTAAAAGTTCCAATACGGATAAGTTGGCTCTTATCAGCCGGTTTATCAATTACGACTTTTTAGACGGAGCAAAAGATATCATTCAAAAAGAACTGGACACTTTATTTTCCCAAAAACTTGCTATTCAAAGTAAAAAGGATCGTGCAGAAGGTAGCATAGAGGCACTAAAACAGGTAATAGAAGATGCTGCCAATTTTGACTTTGAAGCCGACAAACTATCTCGTATCGAAAAAAGAGAAGGTATGATAAAATCTCTGAAAGAAGAAATTGATTCTTTCCGGTATGAAATTGGTCGTGCAGACAAAAGCATCAAGGAAAATAATTCCACTTTGGAAGAACTGGAAGCTCTTTTAAAAGAAGAAGAAAAGAAGAAAGACCAACTTCCTTCTACCAAAGAAATTCAGGAAGTGATTGAATCTGTCAAAAAGGAATTGGGAGAAGCAAAAGCAAATCAGAATGAAGTGCTGGAAACAAAAGAAGAGCTTTCAAAAATCCATGATGAACTGAAAGTGTCTCTTAGAAAAGTCCTTGTAAACTTATCCGGTGTAATTACTTGTCCAAAATGTAAGCACAAATTTCTTACATTGAAAGACACTACACTGGAACAGGAAGAAAAGAAGAAGGCGAAAATAGGAAAGCAGGAGAAGGAAGTTGTTACCGAGATGGAATCCTTGGACGAATCTTTGAAAGAATATGAAGAACTTATTTCTTCTTTCATTCAATTGAAAAACGAACAAGAAGATGAAATCGACAAGATTCGTCAGTCGGCACAAGAAATCAATACTTCTCTTTACAAGATCAATGATGATATTGAACAGACTAAAAGTACCATTTCTTTTTTGGAAAGGAAAAAGAAATCTTTGTCTGAAAAGGTTGAATCCAACTTGGTCGATATTAAAAACAATGAAAGACAGATAAAGGAGATCAAGAAAGAAAAGGCTACGAAAGTAGATGTATCTTCACAGGAAAAACAAATAGAAGATATTATGCTTTCGATTGCCGGATATGACAAGGAGCTTTCCGATTTAGACGCTCTTCTATTTAAGAAAAAAGAATGGATCGGTAGGTTTAAGTCTTTCAAAATGTACCTTGCGTTGGAGCAGTTGAAAAACATTCAATCGAGAGCGAATAATATCCTGAAAGCAGAAAATAGCGACCTTCGTATCTTAATAGAAGGATTTAAGACAAAAGCGGACGGAGATATCAAAGAAGAAATAACTCCGTATGTCGTCCGGGACGAAGCAGAAAACTTTTGGTACTACAGTGGTGGTGAACGTGCAAGAGTAGAAATAGCTCTTATCATTGCTATCCAGAATATGATAAATGAAACAAACAGATGGGGAGGTTTACAATTCCTATCCATTGACGAAATCACAGAAGGGTTATCGAAAGAAAGTCTGTATGATGTGATCGAAGCATTGGAATTTATTCAGTATCCTATTTTGGTTACTACCCATATTTCGAACGAAAACGCTAAGTGTAAAACACTTAAAATAATAAAGGAGAACGGTGTAAGCCGTATTGAACAATGAGCAAGGATACAGAATTGAAATTTTACATTGGGATAGACAATGGTGTGACCGGCTCGATTGGAATAGTAGGGAAAGACCTTACCTATTACAACATGGTAAAAACACCTGTTATTTCCGGTCAGGATTACACAAAAGCAAAGAAAAACATCTCTCGTGTGGATGTAAAGGTATTGGCGGGAATTATTGTAGACCTAAAAGAACACGCGCCATGTGTTGCGATTGTTGAACGTCCCATGAAGAATCCCGCACGATTTGAAGCAACTTGTTCTGCTATGCGTGCACTGGAAGCGGAACTGACCGTATTGGAACTTTATCAAGTACCGTACATTTTTGTGGATTCTAAGGAATGGCAAAGAGAGCTACTACCAAAGGGAATTACAGGCGCACCAGAGCTTAAAAAGGCTTCTTTGGATATAGGGAAAAGGTTGTTTCCGGAAGTGCTTCTAAAACACCCGGATAGGGATGGTATTCTGATTGCCGAATATGCAAGACGAAAAGGGCTGATTTAGAAATCTGACAATTTCAAGACAAAAATGTACAAAAATGCTTGGAGATGTAATAATATACTGTTACATTTGCGTCCGTTATAAGTAACAAACAAATAATTTCGACTATGGCAAACGCAAAGTATTTGAACATTTTTGTCTTGTCCTTCTTGGACAGACTGGAAAGTATCGAACACGATCTTTCCTATCTCAAAAGTAATGTAAACGACCCTTCAAGACTGGAAGAAGTGGAAAAGCAACTTTCTCTTTTGAAGGACAAAATCAAACAGATTCAGAATGATAAGAATATATTGTGGCAATGAAAACTGCGAAAGGTTTGGGATAAAATCTCCCATGACAAACGCAAAATTCGTCTTTCGGTACAATAAACTTGTCCCTTCAAATCTTCCCAAATGTCCGGTATGTGGCATTCAAGTTTCCTATGAAGAAGAAAAGAACGAAACAGTTCCCGATATTTCCATAGGAGAATTTAAAATGATGTCCACCGAAAACAAAGCGAAGATGTTGAAAAAAAGGGCAAACGATTTTTCAAAAAAAGACGGAAGCGAAGATAGAAAACGCTTCTATCAAGAGAAAGCAATTAAGAACATGTTGAACGTAAAATAAATATCAATCATGGAACATAATTCTTACATAGCTATCAGTCATATGCAACGAATAGGAAAGAAGCCTGTTCTTGCTATTATGTCGGCAGACGGAAAGATGGAAAGAGCCATCCTTTTAGACAACTTCAACGGGAAGACAAGGGACTTTTACCAAAACGAAGCAATTGGAAGGGACATTACAGATATTATTCTAAAAGCCAACCTTTCCAATTATTCGGAAGGAACAATAAGGGGATGGGTAAAAGAATGTGATTCCGTCTCTATCAGTTTCGGACATGAGAACTTCGTGATTTACAAAAGCGTATTAAAACCGCATGAACTCGAAGAATAACTGTATCCTAAACAGATTGAGAGATAAGACAATAGAACTTCCCGGAATAGGAGAAGCCACAATCAAAGGTGTGAGAGTGGCAAGGGATTTTAGAAACATTGAATTGGATGTTGTTCGAAACGGAAAATTGAAATCATTAAGGATAGGAATAACAGGATTTTTAAAATCCGCAATCATAAAGGAAAGTATATGATGAAAAGAAATTCAGTAATTGCTTTTTGTTTGTTATTTTGTTGTTTTATTGGTTTGGGTGGGTGCAAATCCCGCCCTTCCCAAAAGACAAATTATAACTTCACATTAAAAGATTCCCTATTCTGGGAAAGAGAACTGACAGACACGCTTATAAAGATTCCCTATTCAATTGTAAACCTCACTATCAATCCTAAAAAGATGGAAGATGGAGAAAAGAGGGAGACAAGCAAGGGACAAGCAAACGTGATTGTTCAGAAAATAGGTGACACCATTATTGTGACAGCTTCTTGCGATAGTCTGGAATTGGTTGTAAAAAGCCTTAAAGAAAGACTGTCCAAGATGAGTGAAGAAAACGGAAACTTGAAAGAAGAGGTAAAAGCAGCTCCCAACAGATTGCTTTCTTTTTTAGGAGGGATGGGAGTAGGAGCTTTTACTATTCTAATTGCATTATTTATATTACTAAAGGTAACGAAAAGAATTTGAGATTATGGCTAAACTATTAGTATCGGACAAAGAACTGATCAGAAATAAATTTGTTCAAAAAGTAAGAAAGAAATTGAGTGATTATTTGACAGAAATTGGAACACAATTGCAAGATAGAGTGGATACTATTCTGCCGGAAGATATAAAATCTATTGTAAACAAATATTCTTCCATGCAACCACTTTTATTTTACAAAAACATCTTTTGTAAAGATGTTTTGGAAACAATGGATATCTTTGAGCCCATTCCTTTTGATGGGATAGGAATACCCAAAATGTTCTATAGTGAATATCTGGACGATTTGAAACGCTATTTTGAAAAAGATATTTTGGAATGGAGCAAGAAGGCGCAGGAGCTTAAAAAGCTGGAAAAAGAAACCGGAAACAGAATTACTTGTGCTCTCGACCATATCAGTACAGAAAAGCAATTGCAAGATAACTTCCCGGAAGCCTATGAGATTTTGATAGAAATCAAGGACAAACAAAAAGAAGAAAGCAAGTGTGATTCTATAGAAAATACCAGAGCATTCCTTTCATCCTTAAACAAATAAAATCATGACACAGAAACAAAAAGAACTGGAAGGCAAAATCATAGAAGCCAACCAAAAATACAGAGAAGGTGCTCCTATTATGAGTGATAAGGAGTATGATCTTTTGATTGATCAGTTAAAAAAGGAATATCCTGATAGCGAAATCCTGACAAAGCCTATTATTGAAGAAAACAAAAAGGGTGACCGGATGGAAAAGTTGCCGTATCCTATGTTTTCTTTGGAAAAGGTAAAAACAATCAGTGAGATTAGAAGATGGGTTAAAGATGTATGGGAACTTCACCCAAATGACAAAATTGTCATTACACCTAAATATGACGGCATTTCCCTTTTGGTGGACGAATCGACAAATGAATGCTGGACAAGAGGTGACGGAGTAGAAGGACAAAGAAGTGACCGGCATTACGAATATGTCAATCATGGCAACCCTATGGGAAAGAAATCTTGCTTTACTTTTGGTGAAGCCATTATTCCTGTCGGTATGTTTTTGAAAAACGTAAAACCTCTTGGTTACAAAAGTGCAAGAAATTCTGTAGCAGGAGCTTTCAATGCAGACGAAATGAATCCGCAGGTTTTAGGGAACACCGCTTATATCCGATACGGTATCATGGACTTGGATAGGGACAAATCTTTGCAACTTGCAGAGCTTTACAATACCTATGAACCGTATGCTACGCAGTATTGGGTGACTTCTGCTTCTATTTTCGATGACGAAAAATCCGCTTTTGATTACTTGAATGAACTGTTTGAGCTTACCAAAAATTTCAAATGTGACGGTCTTGTAATTGAAGTGGATAACAAGAATATTCGTAATGCTTTGGGTAGACTTCCTAATGGAAATCCGCGTTATGCTATTGCTTACAAAAACCCGGATTGGCAGGAAAGATACACAACCAAAGTTATTTCTATCGAATGGGGTATTTCAAAAGATGGGAAAAGCAAGCCTGTAATCGTTTTTGAACCGGTTGAGTTTGATGGTGCTACGGTTACACGCTGTACCGGTTACAATGCAAAATACATTACTGATAACCATATTTGCCCTAATGCTTATATAGTGGTCACAAGAAGTGGAGATGTTATCCCCAAACACTTGGAAACGTTAAAATACAGTATTGAGTGCTTTGAGGGGATGTGTGATAGCATGATGTTCTGTCCTTCTTGCGGAGAGCCTTTGAAATGGGATACAACCCTAACCGACCTTGTTTGTGTAAATTCTAATTGTGATGAAAAAGCGATAAAACAACTTGTCTATTTCTTTGCTACATTGGGCATAGAAGAAATGCAGGAAGCAACTGTAAGAAAACTCTATAAAGGTGGACTTTTCTCTATCGAGGACATCATAAACGTAACAAAAGAGGAACTTGAAAAGATCGAAGGAATAGGTAAAAGCCTTTCCAAAAAACTGCGAAAGCAATTTGATTCCTATGTAGACGATGGAGTTCCTTTTGCAAGAATTCTGACTGCTTACAATGTGTTCGGTGGTGTAATAGGAGAAAAGACTTGCCAGATGATTTTCAACAGCCTCACCAAAGACCAGATAGACTATATGTTCGAAAACGAGGAAGTTCCTATGAAAGACTTGCTTTCTATTGATGGTATTGCCGAGACTACTGCAAAATCTTTCAATGACGGACTAAAGGCATTCTTTGATCTTTGCAGTGGTACACCTGTTTCTATTTCTTTTATCCAAGAAGAAACGGTGGAAAACGACAATCCCGAATCAGTTTGCTTTACAGGGTTCAGAAACAAACAGTGGGAAGAACGTCTTGTAAAAGAAGGCCACAAAATTGTTTCCAGTGTATCTAAAAACACCACAATCCTTGTAACAAAAGACAAAGAAAGTTCTTCATCCAAAATAAAAAAAGCTAAGGATTTGAACATTCCTATTTTGACGCCAGAAGAATTTGAAATCAGAATAGGATGGAAAGAGATATAGAAGACTGGATCAATGACTTTGAGGATGAAGAAACTTATGATCCTAATGAAGATGATCAATTTGAGTAGTTTAATTTGACATAGAAACGAATGAATAAGATTTACAGAGAGGTAACTCTCAACTTCATGAAAGTATTGAATAAAGCCGGGTTTAGGACAAATGCCAGAAGTCTTATTTCCATGCAGTCTGTAGACGAGATTATCTCCCTACTCTTTGAAGTCATATTCGACAAACTGGAAAGAGACGGAAAAGTCAATATCAAGAATTTCTGTATCATTAAGAAAATCAAGTGTAAGAATGACAAGTATTATTTTGAATTTATAGACAATAGAAAGAAATGAATACTAATTTTGAAACAAAATTTGGAGGTGGTAAGTCAGCAACAGTAGAATGGTACACGCCACCTTACATTATAGAAGCGTTAGGAGATGATTTTGATCTTGATCCTTGTGCTCCTAAAAAAAGACTGGTACACTGCAAAGAAATGCTTTACCAAAGAAGATGATGGACTTGTACAGGATTGGAAAGGGTTTGTGTTTCTTAATCCACCTTACTCAAACCCTACAATAAAGCTATTTATGGGAAAATTATCAGAACACAACAATGGAATAGCTCTTATTTATGCACGAGTAGGAAACACAATGTTTCATGAATTTGTATGGAATAAAGCCTCTTCTATTTATTTTCTAAGGAAAAGAATCAAGTTTATTGATGAACACGGAAAAGAAGGCGGAAGTCCAGGAACAGATAGTTGCTTTGTTGCTTATGGGAGTAAAGCTGACAATATTCTCAAAAATTTATCATTATCAGGTAAATACATAAAATTGAATCAATGATGTACTACTACAAGGAAAAAGACTATTGGTATTTTGCCGGATTGGATAAGGAAGCGTTACTTAGGCTTAAATTCATTTCTTCTTACAAAAGAAATTCTGCCAACAAGGAACTGTACATCAAATCTGATCCTGCTAAAGAAATTCTGCTCAAAGAATTTGTATCGGATTGCGGAATAGAAGAAGTTGATCCTCTTTCTATTGTTCGTACAGGTTGCAAAGCTGAAATAAAGCCTTTTAAGGAACTTTTGTCAAGAAAGGATATAGAACTATTGATAGAAGGACTTTCTCTCTTAAAAAAGCCGAGAAGCTATCAAATGGACTATCTTTATTACGCTATCAATCACGGAAACCATGTAAACGGTTCTTCGGTCGGAACAGGGAAGACCGCTTCGTCCATTTTCTATGCAGAAATGCTTGATCTTTTCCCTTGTATGGTGGTATGTCCGGCTTCTGTGAAATCCGGTTGGTTGAGAGAGTGGAAAGAAACAAATCCCAATAGACGGGTATCTGTCATTTCCACTACTTCACCGGCAGAAGATTTTGATGCCGATGTTCTTGTGATCAATTACGACATTCTGGGGAGAAGAACAGAAAAGAACGGCAAGACCTCTATCGAAATAAGGCTGGACGGGATGAAGAAAAAGACATTCTCTCTTATCATAGCCGATGAAATCCATTTTCTGAAAAACAGGAAATCCATACGGAGTAAAACATTCAAAAAGTTGACGGGAAAATCCTCTGCCATCATAGGGTTAACCGGTACGCTTATCATGAACCGTCCGTCAGAACTGTTGAACATACTTGCACTTATAGGAAGATTGAAAGAGATTGCGCCGGATGACCCTTACCATCACTATTTCTTTGAAAGATATTGCAACATGAAAGAAACTTTTTTTGGAATGGATGTGACAGGTGCATCCAATATCAAGGAACTGAACGACCTTCTCATCAAATGTTGCTATTTCCATGTAAGTAAACGGGATGCTTTAAAAGAGCTTCCGCCTGTAACCGAAAACATGGTGGAATGCGAGATAACCAACAAGAAGGCTTACAAGTCTGCGGAAGAAGATTTATTGGAATTTATCTTTAAGCATTTCAAGGATGAAGAAAAGGTGGAAAAAGCTGCAAGAGCGGAGTTTCTGGTAAAGATGAATCTTCTAAAACAGCTTTCTTTGGAAGGAAAGGTGAAAGCAATTAAAAAATGGATAGAAGAATGGTTAGAAGCAAACGAAGATGACAAATTACTCGTATTCGGTTCTCATTCCACTATTTTGAAAGACATTCAGAAACTTTTCAAAAACAGCCTGCTTGTCATAGGTGAGACGACCGGAAAGAAAAGGGAAAAGGTATTGTCTGACTTTTCTTTCGATCCTTCCAAAAGACTTTTGTTTGCCAATATGGGATGTCTGGGTACAGGGGTGGATGGACTTCAAAAGGTTTGCTCAAACATGGCTATTTTGGAATTGCCACCTCGTCCAAGCGATCTTGTACAGGTAATAGGAAGATTGGAAAGGAGCGGACAGGAAAATCCGGTCACAATCCAATACTTGCTTTCATCTTCTACCATAGACAAGGATTTATGGGAAATGTTGAAAAACAAGAAATCGGTAACCGATATGTTGAATAAGGGTTTTGAGGACGATTCAAGTCTGATGATTTTAAAAAGTTATGGCGAAAAAGCAAAGAAAAGGAAAGGTTCTTGAAGTTTGGACAGACGGCAGTTGCTATGCAAAACATCCTAAAAGGCTGGGTGGGTCTGCCGTTTACATCAAATGGAAAGACAAGGAATATCACATAAGAAAAGGGTTTTCTCATACCACCATAGGCAGAAGGGAAACGGAAGCCGTTCTAATGGCTTTAAAGGCTATTAAAAAGGATTTAAGGGCAACCGTTACCTTCTATATAGACAGCCAATACGTAGCTGATCAATTAAAATACAGATTCGTAGATTGGGTGAAAGAAGACTTGCGTGTAGAGAATCAGGACTTGTGGGACAAAATCTTCATGGAAGTCTTGAAACACGCAAAACTAAGAATAAAGGTCAAATGGATTCCGGGACATAAGAAAGATTACAATGATCCTATTGTTTGTGGAAATTTCATTGCCGACTATTTAGCGGATTACAAAAAATTCAGTAAATATGAAAAAGATCGTCGTGTATAATAAGCTGATCCCTTTCAAGGGATATGTAGCAATGGCTATCTTTCCTTTTATTTTTGCAAGGAAAGAATATAAACCATTGGCAGAAAGAATAATAAACCATGAATCAATTCATCTAAAACAGCAAATAGAGCTTCTTGTCCTACCTTTCTTTTTGTGGTATGGGATAGAATGGGTTGTAAGATTAATTCAATACAAGAGTTTTAAAGAGGCTTACAGAAACATTTCTTTTGAAAGGGAAGCGTACGATAACGAATGGGACGAAGAATATTTGGATGGCATAAGAGAGCCGTTTGAGTTCCTACACTATCTAAGAAAAGAAGACTAACAGCAATAAAAGCAAACGAAAAGAATTATGGAATGGAGCAAGTATCAATTGGCTATTTTCGATGCTTACGAGAATACCAATAAAAACATAGTAGTAGAAGCAACTGCGGGGTCTGGCAAGTCAAAAACGCTTACTGAGCTATGCAATCGGACAAAAGAAGGTACAAGTTGTTTGTTTATGGCTTTTAACAAAAGTATTGCAGAAGAGCTAAAAACAAAACTACCTACTACAGTAGAGTGCAACACTTTTCATTCAATGGGACTTCGTACATTAATGAAAAATTTTCGATTCCGAATGCAGCTTGAAGAAAACAAATGCTTTTCTCTTTGTATGGAATTATTTGATTTTAGGAAGAAGGAATACAAAGAGAAAATGCGATATTATTTTGCCTTACAAGAATTGTGGGAAAAGATTAGGCTGTCGCTTTGTGAAATCAACGAAAGAAATGTCTTTGCGCTTTGTATTGAATATGATTTGGATTATGAAAATTCAATGATAAATGATCTGAATAAAATCAATGAAAGATGGAGAAAGGATTGTGCCAAAATACAAGACAACAAATCTTTCAAAATGGACTTTCCGGACATGTTATGGATTCCATATAATTTTGTGAATGAAATGAACTTTCCTAAGTATCAAGTTGTTATGACAGATGAAGGACAGGATTTATTCACACTTCAAAAGGAAATTTTACAAAGATATATCAAACCAAGAGGAAGGTTTGTTGCTGTAGGGGATTCAAAACAACTTATTTATAATTTCATGGGTTCCGATTTGGATGTATTCAATTCTATAAAAGGAATGCCGAATACAATTTGCCTCCCACTTTCTGTTACTTACAGATGTGCAAAGAAAATTGTCGAAGTAGCGAATGAAGTGTTTCCCGGTACAGAATGTGTTCCCACAGCAATAGAAGGTGTCATAAGAAGTGGTGATATCTTTGAAGCCGAAAGCGGAGATTTTATTCTTTGTAGGAACAACTTTCCTTTAGTTGCTACTTTTATTATGCTATTAGAAAAAGGAAAGAAAGCATCCATCATGGGACGGGATTTTGGAGAAAGTCTTTGCCGGCTTTTAGATGGACAGGAACGCTTGGACGACCTATACCTCCTATTAGACGATAAAGTCTCTAAATTAAAAGGAAAAGGTCTGTCTGAAATCGCTATTACCAACAACGCTTCTTATGTGGCATTGAAAGAAAAAGTTTCTATCATTGAAATTCTATACAAGCGTTTCCCTGGTTCTTTTTTAGCTTTGAAACAAAAGATCAAAAACATTTTCTCTGACGATAAAACCGGCATCATTCTTTCTACCATACACAAAAGCAAAGGGTTGGAAGCAAAACGGGTTTTCTTTTTAAATCCTGAATTAATTCCTTCCAAGTTTGCAAAGACACCTAAAGCCTTGTATGCAGAGGATTGCTTGAAGTTCGTTGCTATTACAAGGGCAAAGGAAGAACTGATTTATTGCCATATAGATACAGAAGAATCGCCTTTATAAGTAACAAACAAAAGAAAGAAAAACTGACAATTTTACGTATTTTAACTATAAAAGAGCGATTATGTAACAGTATAATGTTACATTTGCAACATCAAAAACTAAGAAGATGAAAAAGAATAAATTTTATATCATTGTTCCTCATGAAAATGGGAAAATTTCGCTTTTCAATGCAAGCAAAATAGAAGAGCTGGGATCTTATTTACCTTCTATGGAAGCTGTAAAGACAAACATCGAGCTTCAAATGGCAAAATGGAGAAAGGATCATTCCTATAAACCGCAACCGTTAATGTTGGGTGTTCCTTTGGATGTATTCTTGAAAGTGAAAGCCATTACAAAAGGCAAATGGAATGAGATACCTTTGAACCAAGGCTGTAATGGCGTACCATCCGTTCTTCTTATCCCTAATAAAAAGGAAGATGGGGAAGAATGACGGAATCACAAAAGATGTCCTTGTTGCTTTAGACAGTAACGCAAGAGCCATGAGATGTGATGAGATATATGAAACCGGGCATCTCACTCTTGCAGTCACTTTAAAAAATCATTCAGAATTTGGAAGGGAACTTGCAGAGTGTATCAAAGATGATTACAACCATGTAATGAATTTTACTTTGAATACCGGCGACAGTTTCAAAGCAACGGCAGGACTTCTTGTAATGGATATGTGGGGAAACTGGATGTCTTTGTTGTCGGCAGAAGGGATACCGCTTTTCTCCTATGATTTTTCCGCATGGAGAAAGAAAGCCAAAAAGTTTCTGTACATAGAAAAAGCATCTTTCCTTCCCGACCCGGAAATAACCTACAATTTTAAGATGGAATCACCGTCTAAGAATTTCGTTATTATCCCAAGGGGTAGTGAGGGGTGCGATTTTACAAAAGGAATTATTTTACAATCATTAATCTAAAGCATCATGTATTTCGAATCAACTATAAATTACTGGACAGACAATCCAGACGGTTTTAAACCGCCAAGAATACCTGTTAAAAGAACTATTCTTGTCAGGGCTTACACCTATACGGAAGTAGAAGCGATCACTACTGATTGGGGAAGCAAAGAAACAAATGAAGATTTTAGGATTTCTCCTATCAAGGAAACAGACATTATTTCTGTAGTAGGAGAGGGAGAGAAATTTTTCAAAGTCGTTTCCTACTATCCAGAAGCGACCCCTAAAGGAAAAGTAAAAATGCAGAAAGCTGTTTTGATGGTTAAATCCGATTCCGATACGGAAGCCATAGAAAGAACAAAGCTGTATTTTGATTTTCTGTCAGATATTAATGATCTGGTTATTAAATCCGTCACTCTTACAGAAATAGAAACATACATAGAAATAGATTAATGTCATGAATGTACTTAGCTTGTTTGACGGGATGTCCTGTGGACAGATAGCGTTGAAGGAATTGGGAATTGAACCCGACATATATTATGCAAGTGAGATAGACAAGTTTGCAATAAAACAAACCCAGCTTAACTTTCCTGATACAATCCAATTAGGAGATGTAAGGAATATAAAGGTAGCTGATTTAGAGAAAATAGATTTGATTTTAGGTGGAAGTCCTTGCTACAATTTATCTATGATTGGCAAAAGAGAAGGTCTTTCTACAAAAGAAAACATTGAAGTCCTTTCTTTGGAGCAATATCTTGACCTAAAAAGCAAAGGAGTTGAGTTTACAGGTCAATCTTATCTGTTTTGGGAATTTGTTCGTATTTTGGAAGAAGCAAAGAAGATAAACCCAAATGTCCTGTTCCTGTTGGAAAATGTGGAAATGGGTAAAAGATGTGAGTCAGTATTCGATAAGGCTTTAAATACAAAAGGCGTTCACATGAACTCTGCGTTGGTCTCTGCGCAAAATAGGAAACGTATCTATTGGACAAATATAAACGATGGCAGTATTCCTTTGCCAAAAGACAGAGGTCTTGTCCTAAAGGATGTAATGGAAGAAGTCTTGGAAGACAATCGCTTTCTTTCAGAAAAAGCATTGGCAGGGCTACAACGACATCTTGAAAGAAATAAATCCAATGGAAACGGTTTTGGTGCAGATTGCAGAACAGAAAACCAAAAATCCCAAACATTATGTCTTGGTGGTGCCGGCATATACGATCTTGTTTATCAAAAAGACAGAATAAGAAGGCTTACTCCTGTTGAACGTGCAAGATTGCAAACAATACCGGAAAATGGTATAAATGGGAATGCAGCGCAACACAACAATGCAGGATGCTTGGAAACGGCTGGACAGTAGATGTAATCGTACATATTTTAAGTCACATGAAAATGAATGAAATAGAATAAAAACAGTTTATATTTTCCATAATAGTTAAGATTCATTTTGGGAAAGCCGGTCTGTGAAGATACGCTTTCCTGTTTTTCACAAGTACAATTTAAAAACAACAAGACATGAGCAGAAAGAAAGAAACAGAGCTTCAAAAACTCATTAGACATATTAATTCCATGGATCGTCCGTTTGAGTTTTTCGATGTATCGAGATGCAATTTATTCTTTAACGGCACACTTAGAAAAACTATTACTTATCTTTACAGAGCAGGATTCATAGAACGGATTGAAAGAGGACGCTACAAACGCCTTAAAACAATCCCGGAGAATATAACTACTGTGGAGTTAGAAAAAATGGCTTACAAACGATAAAAGATATGGAATTTTCGACAATTTGCATTGTATTACTGGGAATAATAACGGTTTTCCTATTGGGGACTGTATTTGTTCTTTGGTTGAGAGTTAAGAACTTGAGACACTACTGCATGGCAATAGATTCAAGAATTGATTCTGTAAGACTTAACTATCTCATAGGATTTAGAAATCTCTTGATCCAGCAGGAAAAGTTCGAAGATGTAGAATACATAGACGAACTGATCAAAGACGAATATCCCGACATAAACCTAAAAGAAGTGACGGTAGAAGATATGCTTGATTTATTATAAACTTTTAAAAATCAATTGATTATGGAGATTAAAGTAAAAAGAATAACACCTATTGATTATCCCTATACAATAGGAAAGATGTACATTGATGAGACTTATTTTTGTGACACCTTGGAAGATCGTGTAAGAGACAAGGACAAGTCCGGTAAATTTGACAACGGGGAAACAAAAGTATATGGTGAATCCGCTATTCCTTACGGACGATACAAAGTTGTTGTAAATATGTCTCCCCGGTTTAAAAGAGAACTACCCTTATTGCTGGACGTCCCTCATTTTGAAGGTATTAGAATCCACAGAGGGAATACAGACAAGGATAGCTCCGGCTGTATTCTTGTGGGGGAAAACAAGGTGAAAGGGAAAGTTATCAACTCCACACCTTATGAACAAAAACTTGTTGCTATTCTAAAAGAAGCACAGAACAAAGGAGAAGATATTTGGATCACAATTGAGTAAGAAATATATACCTGTATAATTGTTTATAGTTAATCGAGTTGCAAACCCTATTAAAAGAAAGGAGGTGGATCATGAAGTAGTAAAATCTATTCTAAATTCCTCTATAAATAAATCTAAGTTTTAATAAAGGAGGACGCCGAAAAACCTTAACAGAGTAGGCGTATTAACAATCTCGTTGTTAGTAAATTACGTTAATCAAGAAAGAGCTTTGAACACAATCTGTAAAAATCGGTTCTTAGCCCTTTCGTCTTTTAAAAACTAATAGTATGCCTTAAAACATAAAGTAAATAGAATCCATTTTACTTTAATTTTGTATATTTGCACTATGATTAAATCGTTCAAATATAGATTAAATCCTACCAAAAGTCAAATCATTCAAATGGAAAAGACTTTTGGCTGCTGCCGTTATATCTATAATTGGGCACTTGATCTGAAAATAAAAGCATACCAAGAAAGCAAAAAGTCTCTATCTGCTGTTGATTTATGTAAAGAACTTACTTTTTTAAAACAAAAAGAAGATCATCTTTGGCTCAAAGAAGTTTCAAACGAATCTTTACAGCAATCTATAAGATGTTTGGATTCTGCTTTTACGAAATTTTTTAGAGAGCATACAGGATTTCCTAAATTCAAATCTAAACATCGTGACAAGTCAACTTTCAAAAATATCAACTCTGTTAAGATTGATTTTGAAAACAGTAAAATCAAAATTCCGATTTTAGGTTGGATAAAGTTTTACAAAAACCGTTCTTTTGAAGGGAAAATAGGAACAATAACAGTTTCAAAATCTTCTACTGGTAAATATTATGTAAGTGTATTAGTGGAAGATGGAAATTCTTTACCCGAAAAGAATCCTATTACACCTTCTACTTCTGTTGGAATAGATGTTGGTTTAAAAGATTTTGCTGTTTTGTCGAATGGACAAGTTTTTCAAAATCCAAAATATCTTGAAAAATCTTCTAAAAGATTAGCTTGTTTGCAAAGAAGACTTTCAAGAAAAAAGAAAGGGAGTAACAGATACAAAAAGGCAAAATTGGCTGTTGCTATTTGTCATGAAAGAATAAGAAACCGTAGACAAGATTTTCTGCATAAAGTTTCTAAAAGAATAATTAGTGAGAACCAAACTGTTATTATTGAAGATTTGAATGTAGAAGGAATGTTGAAAAATCATTGTCTTGCAAAAGGTATTTCTTCCGTCGCTTGGAATGAATTTTTTAGAATGCTACAATATAAAGCAGAATGGAATGGAGTAAACCTTATTAGAATAGGAAGGTTTGAGCCTTCTTCAAAAATGTGTTCTTGTGGACATATCAATAAAGATTTAAAACTTTCAGATAGAAAGTGGACATGTCCTTGTTGTGGCTCTGAAAACGATAGAGATTTACTTGCAGCACAAAACATTAAAAAATTTGGCTTAGAAAAACAGAATCTTCTAAGCCAAGAAAATATTTCACCGGTGGTAAACCGGGTAGAGGGCGCGGAGTTGCCGACATTGGTCGGAACTGTGAAACGTCAAATTGTACCGGTGTAAACTGGTATACAATTACCTGTACCTGGGTTAAGAATAAGCCCGGAAAATAGTTTTTGTATTGGGTATGATCGACCGGTCATATTTTGCTTTCAATCTGAACAAGATTTCCCTTTGAAGGGCTGATTCTTGGTTTTTCAGTTTCAATACTGTTCCCCGGTAGTCCGATACAATCCATTTTCCGTCTTTCTTTTCCAAAAGAGACAAACGCGATCTTATATCCCCATTTACAAACACTTTTATAGATGGGGATATTTTTATTTTCGCGTCCTTTACATTTACCAGATACTTTTTCAGTTCCGGTAGCATTCTTTTCCTTCCGTCACTGCCCGCATCACCTTCCAGATACTTTATAAACTTTTCTATTCCTTTTATCTTCCGGTCTATACTTTCTTCTTTTTCTCCCGACAGGGCTATTTTCAAATTCCGTCTTGTAATAGGTTTTATGATCGTACTTCCCCACAGGAACCCGTTGGAAGGACAAAGCTCATTAAACCTTTCCACTCTTTTTATATAGAGGTTTATCTTTCTTTCCTTGTTCGTCATAGCTCCCTTTCCCTATTTAAGCCGTAAAGCCTTTAATCTGTCCTTTACAGAGGCTTTTCTTTCATCATCTATGTAAGTAGCCTCCTGCACTTCATAAGGCGTCATTTCGTCTAAGAACTTCTTGTTTTGCTTTTCCAGTTCTTCCCAATTGGCTGCACGGATCAGATCGCCCGGAAGCATAATCTTTTCCCTACCCAGAATAGTTTTATTGAAACCATTGAAGTCCTTGTAGTAGCTTGTTGCAAGCTGATGTACCAATACAGTAGGGTCAAGACCTGATTTTGCAGCGACGAGACCTATTATAATAGAATTGATGGGAAGTGTACGGAACACACGAGAAACGTTTTCCTGCCCGTGCAAAGTAGCGACAATATCTATTTTCCCGTCTACAGTCAGCTTTAGTTCATTTCCCTTTACTTCTTTCCGGGCTTGCTCCAGCATGTTTCTTATTTCCCGTTCGAATATCAATGCCTTTTCTTCCTTTTCTTCTGCAAGGTATTTTTGATACCGGTGCTGTAGGTCTATTATGATAGTGTTAATGATCTGTAGTCGTCCGGCTTCCGTTGCTACCTTGTATTGGTTGGAGGAGGCAAGAAACACGGCACGTTTACTTTCGATTTCCGCTTTCTTTTTGGCAAAGATGGCTTGCAGTTCCTTTTGGGTAAGTTTTATCTTCTTTTCTTCCTTTAGGATTTTCTGGACATCATCAACGCCGTTCATCTCCCCAAACAGTTTCACGATATAGGTCATGATCTCCGGCGTAACAGATGAAAGCATTTCTTTCCGGTAAATATCGTTAAATACCTCTTTGCACCTCTTTATTTCTTCTATGAGAGGTATAACATACATTTCTTTGTGCCGTTGTGCTTTCTTTACGTCCGATTCCTTTCCGCCGTGACGAAGGATAAAACCCTTTGCTGAATAGCTTTTCAAATCGGCTGTAATCTCCTCCCCGTCCTTGCCTTCAAAGACAAAGAAACGGTAAGACGATTCAGAGAGAGCCCTTTCCGCCGTTTCCAAAGCAACAAAAGCGTTTTTCAGTTCACTGGAAGCGGTCTGGATCACTTCTGGAGCTTGTTCTATTATTTCCACAAAGTCCTTTTGGGAAATAGCCGGTAAATCTTTATTAGTAAGTTGTTTCCCCTTCTGCATTGTTCAATTCTTCGATTTGAGATTTGGAAAGCTGTGCACTATTATATTCAAAACATTCTGATTTGTCCACATAAGGACATTCGATTTTGTATCTACAGTTATCGCAAACTATAGAAGGTTTGTCTACAGACTTTTGTAACTTCATTTTGACAAAAATTTAATGGTTGTTTTTATTATGTGACAAAACTACACTAAAGAAAGGACAAAAACAAAAGTCCTTACCTATACATCGCGTACCGGTAAGGACAAAATAATAACATAAACTAATTAAACTACTAAATACCAATTGAATAACTAAACTAATAATATAACAAACATAAAATTTTCTACACATAGCAAAGATATACAAATCTTTTTCTTTGGAAAGGCTAAACACTTTCAAAATATGCAACCTCTTTAAGCTGATACATTTTCAGTCTTTCTCCGTTTTCTATTTTGTAGCCGACATATACCAATTTGTATATGAACTGGTAAAAGTTACCCGGCAAGAACTTTTGCTTTTGAGGTTTTAATATATTTTTGACAAAATACCCCTTATAGAAAAACCCTTGCATTCTTTCTGAATCACTAAGCAAAAGTGTTTTCACAATATCTGTTTTTTTATCCAGATAGAAACAATACTCACATGTACTATACTTCCATGTAGTAAACTTTACTCCGTCTTTGGAAACATAGTGTAAAGTTTTGCCTTTCCTTGTGTCCATGCATTTTACATTTCTTTCAAAACGCTTTGTAAAATACTTTCACCATCAAAAAGACATTCTCTTTTTTCTCCGTCCTCAAAGAAAACAACGATTTTCCCTATTTCGTCATACAAGACAATGCTTCGTATATTCTTTGCCGTTCCTATATCTCCATTTACGACATACGTCATTGAACTTAAATCGAGAGAAACAAGTTCTAACATATCGTCTGTGTATTGTGCAATAGGTTTGCCCCTTTTTATTTTAGTTAGTTTATTCGGTTTGATAGTGCCAATACTATATTTATCAAAATATTTATTGATATCCTGTGCACTTATACAAAAGCATATATCAACTACTTTCGTTCCAAAAGATAGTTTTATTCCGTCAAAATATAAATTGCCGTTCCAATCGTCTATACATTTTAAAGCAGTATCAAATATATAAAAATAATTGCCTGAAAATTCACTACTTTCTTTTAGTTCAAAAGAAAATTCAGAAAATTTGTAATTATTGTCTATACAATATGCCTCGTTACATGTAATTATTTTTATTTCCTTTGATCCTTTGATAACTTGAATCATAAAATAAGATAGCCCGAATTTCTTACATAGTTTTTGTTGTGTTTTGATACAATTTACAAATGATTTCGTGTCTTTCAGACAAATATTCATTTCTTTGTATAGTTTCGGGAAAACTGATCTGTAGTCTAAAAACTTTTCTTGCTTTTCAAAAGAATAAGACACTATTTTATCTGTGGCTGTATTTTTTACCGTAACTTTATACGTTGTTTCTTCTTCATATTCAAGTTTTTGCTTTTCTTCGATAACTGTAAATTTACAATTACCAGAACCAATGTTTTTAAGTACGTCAAACGGTATTAATATATCTTTAGTTTCTCCTAAAGCGTTTTTAACGTTAACTTTTTTTGCTTTTAATACAAAGTAATTTGTTGCATATATTGTACTATCTGTTAGCGACAAATGTACCGTATTTTCTGTGTATCGATTTGCAATACCCTTTCTCTCTGTTTTTACAGAGGTCAAAGATTTAATTACTTCTTCACTTAATTCTACTTCAAAAGAAGTCGCTTTTTGTCCTTCTTTTGCTTCTACTTCTTTAGTAAATTCTAATTTATCTTTTGCGCCGGATAACTTTTTAAATCTTTCCAGATATTCAAATACTTTAATAATGTCAAAACTGCATTTAAAATTTCCCTTCTCAATAGAAACAATGTTATTCGTTACACGACAAAGATAGGATATTGTGTACTTTTCGAATGAATCTACCTTAGTGTAACACGGTGATTTTTCTAAAGTTTTTTTATATTGATCTGAAAAATAAGGGTTAACGCCTGTTAATCTGCCTTGTTTTGTCGCTTCTATATTCTTTTCAATAAAAGCATAAATATCTTTTATCGTGTATGTTCCTGGATCAGCGTTTTTAAAAAGTTCCTGGAAATAAACCTTTGCGATAGCAAAAAGTTCTATAAAAATATCCATAAACAATGTATCTGTATTATTAGTCGCTTTCATGATTATAATATTTTAAATTGTTAATAATTAGTTATTGTTTGTTGTGTGGTTTGTCCAAAATAGGAACAGACAAGGTATTTATAACTTTATTGTTCCTTCATTATATTATTTTGTTCTGTAATCACCCGCGTAATCGTTCCAAATTCTATAATCATTTTTATATTGAGTTGATTTACGCCGTATTTTACGGCAAATTGTATCATCTCCACCGCGTAAAATACAGTCTAACTTTTTCTTTAAAACCGCACTAATTAACGGGTAAACGTCTAAATAATTATCCTCTAATTTATCAAACTCAATCACTTCATTGCCAATAGCTCTAATTAACGCTTCATCTAAACGCTTTATAATATCGTCTTTTACGTAATTATATCTTTTTATAAAATTATCTTTCTTTTCCATAACCATAATATTTTATTTGTTTGTAAAACTTTATTATCTTAATATACAAGGCGTTTTGCTTAGCGCCCTTTATCTTTATTTATAATATTAATACCTTCAGGCAATACATTTGCGCAAATCAAATCATTAATCAAATCAGAAGGAACCTTTTCACAGCAATCTAACCAGTTAAAACAAAGCTCGTTTCTATGATCGTAAAGGGTAACGTTATCCCAACTTATGCCGAAAGAGACAACCGCCTTTTTTACTTCGTAAATTCTTTTTGCTTTTTCTACACTTTTGGCAAACTCTTTTTCAATCTCTGCAAGTTCTTCTAACCGTTTCTTTGATCTTGCAGTTTCTTCACGCACTTGTTTCATTTCTTTTGTCGCGTAACCATGTTTAAACAAATAGGCCATGTCGTTACACTTTTCTGCGTCAAATTGCTTGTAAACTTTATCCTTATTTTCAATTTTCAAAGTTAAGCCCGTTTTTGCTTCCATTTCCCGGATAACTTCTTTTGCTTGCTTTTCCCAAGCATCAGCAACGCCCAAGTGAAAAACAAGGTAGTGAAATAAATCTTTGTTGTCTGAAGCGTTACGTAATATTTCGATAGCTTCCAAATTAGAAATATTATACATTTCCGCTATTTGTTCATTTGTTTTGCCTTCATTGATATGAAAGCGAATGTCATCTATAAACATTGGTTGTCCCAAATGATTAAAACCATGTAACCGATTAAATTTTTCAAGTTCCGGTTTAAAATAGGCAATTGCATCAGCAATCGCGCCACTTATATAAGTGTAAAACCTTCCATTTCTTTTTTTAACTTTAATTTCGCCGGTAAAACTAAAGGTTAAATGTCCGTTTTTGCAATCATCATTTAACCCAATATAGTAGGCAAAGGAATAACATTTACCGCCTTCAAAAAGATAATCATATACTTGTGTGTCCTCTTTAAAGAACTTAGAAAATAATCCAGAGAAACCAATACGATTTACAGTTACCTTGTTTTCGTTGTTATTTACTGTAGTTGTCATAGCTTTATTGCGTTTTGTCAAGGTTTGCGCACCTTGTTTAATTAGTTTAGTTAGTTGCTTTATTAATAAGTTAAAATTTGTACTTTGTACCCGTCTTTCCCGGAAAATTGATATATTTCGCTTGTTGCTTCTACATATTCGCTTTCGATTATGTCTGGACAGCCTTTCACTTTTCCGTCAAAAGAGTAGGTTTTAAGCTCCTCAATAAATTCTGCACAATCACCCTGTAATAGGGTTAATCCACCACCTCCATTGCCCAAAGTTGCTATAATAACAGTATTATTGTTTTTCAGTTCTGTAGCAATAAATTCAAAAATTTGTTCTTTTGTTCTCATGATCTTTATTGTTTATGTTATTATTAGTTCTTTTCTTTGATACAAATGTAACACTTTAATGTTACATACCAAAGGTTTTATAGTTAAGAAAGGTTAATTTGATGATTTTTCTTTGTTTTGTTTGTTACTTATAAATGATTTTTCAACCAAAATATAAAGTAAAACTAAAACAATAGGAACAGATAAGATAACATGCAAAAAGTTCCTTTCATCAACAAATAGAACAATAAGAGCGATAACGAAAGAAATAAATACCACTTTCAACCCTTCCAATATTACTTGTATAGCCTTCATCTTCATAACTTTGTTGTTTAACTGTTTATTAAAGTGTATTATTTACATTTATTTTGTAGGATTTTCCAAAGGAGATACCGCGCTTTGTATTTTCAATAGGTGTAAAAGTTACATTATTTCCGTTCCTGTCAACTCCATAAATACCGGTTGCACCTGTTTTGTTTTCCCTGCAAAATTGCTTTGCTTTTTGAAGGCTGGAGAACTCCAGCCCGTCAACTATCCATTTATACACCCTATTCATTGTATTTGCAAATTTGATAATAGTTCAATCGCTTTTTCGTTTCCTTTGTTTGCTTCTTGCTGCAATTTCTCCAAAGTAGTAAATTTTCTCCCACCATTTACACCAATTTTTCGACATAGAGAAATAAACGTACTGTGTAAAATTTCTTCACCCTTATAAATATACTTTGTTTTCATATCCTTATCGCTTTAAATCCTTAAAAATTAAAGGTTTCTTGTAAATAATTTACAAGTTCGTAAATATCTACGTTGTCAAATACTCTATTATATTTATTTTCTTGCTTGCAAAACGCGTTCCACAAAGTGGGCGTATTTCCATCTCCTTTGTAAAAGTCGTTTTTGTCCGAATATTCATTTTTATAAAGAATGTCCTGTAAATAGGAATAAAACATCTCTATTATCTCTTTTCTACTTTTGTCAATAATCCCGCAACGGAAATTTTGAAAACTATCAAACCAATCGAAAGACAACCTTTTTCCTTCATAACTCACCGTTACAATGTAGTGATTGTGATTTTCGGGTGATTTTTTATCCCATTTGCAAGCCTTCGTGTTTGACAGCAAGCAATTGATTTTAATTGCTTTACCTTCAAATAAAATAGAAGTTCCTTTGCTATCGCCGTTATCCGTTATTGCCGGCTGATCGTTAAATCTTTCGTTTTCGTCTTTTTCGATCAATTTATAAACATTACAATAGCCCAAACCGGTAACAATTAAAAACTTTTCGCCTTCATTTTCGAAAGTATAGATTTTACTTTCTTCGAACCAAATTTCATAACTTTCGCCTAAAAAGTTGGTAAAACGTGCTTTTGCTTCTAATTGATATTCTTTTTCAAATAGATATTCTGGATTTAAATAAGTTGTTGAAAAACTACCTTTACAAAATTCTATAGCTTTGTTTAGGTTGGTTCTTAATCCTGTTTCAAAACCGCCTAAACGAATAACGAATTTTACGTTATTGATTAATTCTTGTGCCTGGTTTGCGTTGATTCTTGTTGCTTTCATGATCTTTATTGTTTATGTTATTATTAGTTCTTTTCTTTGATACAAATGTAACACTTTAATGTTACATACCAAAGGTTTTATAGTTAAGAAAGGTTAATTTGATGATTTTTCTTTGTTTTGTTTGTTACTTATATCAAAATTAAGGCGGAGCGAAAGCGCATACAGCGCGGGCGGAACCTTAATTTTAAAACAAATAGGAATAACCCGTACCAATAAACAAAACCTTATTTAGAATGAATCTAAATAGCATGATACACAATTATTTGAATATCAACAAATTACACAAATACCTATCAAAATAAAAGAAAAAGAATAGAAAAAGCATGTCGAAAAACCTATAACTAAAAGTTATAACGAATAGGAAAAAGAGAAAAGAAGGAAATCAAAGGAATGTAAATATGAAAATGTTAGGTAGGTAGGTGTAAAATGTGATTTGTGGGTATATGTGATTATCTTTTGTAAAGGACTTTTGTATATGTTATGTATGTGTTTTTATGTCTTTAGATTTATGTATGTGAGATTATCCCGCCCTGCCTGCCATCACCCTCCCCAAAACATTTCCCTTCATTCCCTCTATTATCCTACCTCTTCCACTATTCAAGCGGTGTTCGGAGTGTTTGCGATTGTGTTTGCTGTCTACTTTTCGCTTCTATTCCTATAGTTGTTGATCACCTTCTATATCTATTTTTATACTCTATACATTGCCTTTCTTTTTTTACGGGAGTTATATATCTATTGTTTTTAAAAATGGCTCTATGGTGCTGCAACGCACCATGTACGACCCATTTTTGAGAGCTATACTAATACCAAATTATACCTATTTTTAGCCTGTAAAACCTTAAAAAATTTCATTTTTGACACTAAAATAGGCAAATTGACTTATTGTATATTTTTTTGATCATTCCAAAAAATCGAGTTTTTAGATTAAAAATAGATAACTTGCTAAAAATCAATATTTTAAATGAATTAATTTTTCGATTACGCCCTATAGGCAAAAAGAGTTTAACTTATTGTACTTTTTACAATGAAAATAGGGATATTTTAAGCTGAAACCTTTCAAATTTGACACAAATAACCCTATTTTGATATAATAGGGCATTACCTGTATATACGAGTATCATATATAGCTTCGTATGCATTTATATCTTCTTTTGCTCTGGATATATCCTTATATTTGATTTTCCTATATATATTATATATAATATATATAGGAACTTTTGTTTTTGGTGTAGACACTCTTGTACCCTTTCTTTTCTTCTTATACATGGAGTGTATAAGTAGGTGACACTCCCTCTATATCCTTTTTGCTTCTCCTTTTTCCCGTTCCTGTGATCCAATTCCATAATATCAAATAATCGTTTTTAAGGCTTTATTTCCTTTTGGGTGGTATTGGTGTATCATTTTGAAAAGAAAGTGCCTGAAACGGGCTTAAAAATAGGTTATCCGGGGGTATTTTGTTTTAGTAGGGTATCTTTAGGGACTGTTTGAGGACTCTCCATATAAAGCCTGCGTGTCTAACATGACAGTGGACAAAATTCCTAATTACATTCCATTTGGCAAAAATTTTACAGACATACTTTTATTTATCTATTTAAATTTCAATCAATTATAAATATTATCAAAAAAAGAAGTATGACAGGGAAGGTATTTATTCTCCTATACAATAGATAACATGTTCAGTTATGCTACCCTCATATATAGAAATTTTGAAAATCTCTTTTATATGAGGCTTCCTTCTTTTTTCTTTTTAGCCGGTTTTTTTATTGAGAAAGGGGTAGGACATTTCTTTTCTTTCCTATGGGTTTGACTTTCCTGTTTTTCTTTGTTGGTATGTACGAGAATATGGATTTGGACTTCTATTGGCGATTTTTGGTGGGTTGGTCTATCCTATTTTCTTTCGGAAGGGGAATCCTTGCGGATTCTTCATCCCTTCCGAGGGACAATCGCTTTGCTCAATTCATAAAATCTTCCTATTTTGACAAAATGATATAGAAACAATTGATTTTTCTATCAAAATGAAAGTAGGAAAAATCGGGTTTTCAAAACTTTTTCGATATAAGGGGTTGGACAAAATTGGAAAATTTTAAATTCTTGATTTTCAGACTTATGTGATTTTTGATAGGTCTTACACGCCCTATTTTCCGACTATTTTTGAATTTTGACTATTTGTAAAGTAAATAAAGACTGTTCCTATTAAAATGATACCAATAAAAGTCCAAAAACAGGCTAAAATGTAATAGTTTATTGTTACAAAATAGGGTAAATCTCCTACTACAAATACGTCTGGATTGCTATAAATTACACCTAAATGAATGGAATTTTGCCTTCTGGAAAGGTGATTTCTTCTATTTAACCTTCTGTAACAAATTTCCTACCAAAATGTAACTATTTACTATTACTTTTTCAGATTGGTTTTAACAATTGAGGTAAAATGAGACAAGAAAATGGTGATTGGACTTATTGTATATTTTTACAATAAGGTGTAAAAATGACGTTTTGGTAAGTTTTTGAGTTAAATGATTAAATATCAATGATTTATTAATTTTGAAAATCCGACTTCCCTTATAGGCGAAAATGAATTTACTTATTGTATATTTTTGACTCAAAATAGAGTGATTTTAAGGTCTAAAATATGGATTTTTGATTTTAACATTTGGGTAGGAGAGAGGGAGAGAGTATTTATAAGTAACAAACTTTTTATGGATTTGTCACAATATAATATGTCAAACAGTATTTTTAGACTAAAATGTAACATTATATTGTGACAAATTGAGTGATTTTTCATTTTCATTTTGAAATATATTCTTTCAAGAACTTGTTCACGAGGTACACTTGACCTTTTCCGGTTACAAGAGGTGTGCTTACCGTAATCAGATCACCGTTCGGTTTTGTAATCGTTCTTTTCTTGATCTCGAATATCCCTGCTTCTACCCATCTTTGCATTGGTTGATTATAGTATTCTCCTTTTGTTCCAAGATATCCGCGTTTGCGGAGCCACTTAAACATCCGGTTCTGCCCTACCTCCATTCCATTTTGGCAGATGATCTTGGCAAGTTCGGCTACAAGGCAGGAACGTTTGGATTCGGTTACAGCCATTGCAAAAATCACTTTGGGCAAGTCTTCTTCTATTTGGTTCTCCAAGTTTTTATTTTCTTCTGCGAGCTGCCTTGTCTGTTCTTTTAGAGACTGCCTTTCTTTTTCTTCTTGAATCCATGCTTCGGCACGCTGAATAGGGTTCTCTATTTGATAGGACGGTAAATTATAGCTTCCGGTTTTCCTAATAGCAGGCAACACTTCGGAAGTTACCCATCTTTTAAAACTCTTTGCGGATTCCAATTTACTACCGAAAATCAAAGAATAAAGTCCACTTTCGTTTATCAAAGTTGTTTGCTGCGTAAAACCTTAACTGTCAGGGACGCCCTGTTTTAAGGCGTCCTCACTATCAACATGTTGCAATATTGCGTTTCTGGTGTTAGAATAACCCAAAACAGACGCAACATCTTTCCCAACAAAGTAAGGCTCGCCATTTATCAACATTGTTCTTACTTCTCCAAATTCTTCGTTTTTGAAAATCTTTAATTCGTTCATAATGCTGTAATTTTTAAAGTTTATAATTTGCTCAAAATTGAGTTTTCGTTCATTTTCAGGTAGTTTGACTAAAAGCTCTTCTATATCTCTAATAACATTAGAATGTCTTTTGTTAAACTTCATTGCTACTAATCTACTATTAGTTAATGCTTGATTTTCTTTTCTGTAAACTAATTCGTTCATTTTTCTGGATTTTCATCAGTTTATAAAAGATATTCATTGCCCTCAAAAGGAATGCAACAGTTCCATAATGTTCCATTGGAACATTCATACTTATAAGACAATCTATCAGAATCGTCCACAATTTCCCTTGCAAACAAGCTGATATGCCATTCTTTATCGTCCTCGTCTCTTACCAGCACTTTGTCAAACGGCTTAAAATCATATTTCGGCTTTTCTTCAATCCCGAAGAAGCGTTTCAGATACTCTTTAGCCTTTGGATCCTTGCTTATCTTTAATAGGTTAATCATCCTCTGTTTTTCCGAATCTGTTGCAAGTCTATAACGTTCTATATTGTTTCCGTTTGCAGCAATAGTATCCGATATAGTAAGTCCTCCTTTTATTGAAAAACTTGCATATATAGATGTTAAATATTTCCCATTAGTATTTAAGATAAAAATATAATTTCCTTCTTCGTTGCTTAACACCTCTCCATCTTTAAATGTAATATATTCTGGAACTTCAAGAAGGAGGCGATTTTCATCGTTAAACGTTTCCCCCGTGGACGAAAACCAATCCGCTAATATAGGAATCGAATGAATTACAACCAATAAAGGATATGCATTACACAAATCATCTTCATATACGATTTCTGCTTTATTTTGTCCTTTCTCTGTTATAATCTGACCTGGTATTTTCCCTTCTCTTATTCTCTTCGCCGTTTCTAAATCAAACGGGATTGTTACCATTTTCTGTTCCATAATCTTATTTGTTTTTCTTAAAAAGTTATTCGTTTTCTTCGAAATCAGATGCCGACCCTACAAGATCATCGGTTGATTTATCGAAAGGAATGCAATATGCCCAGCATTTGCCTCCTACGGTAACATATATCCTTTCTTCTGGCTCTGTACTGGTAATATGAGAAAACCAATCTGCCACCCATTCTTTATTTCTGTCTTGTCTTACAAGAACCTTATCAAAAGGACAGAAATAGTAAACGAATTTCTTTCTCGTAAGAGAATAATGCCGGTGCTTTTTGTGGTTTTCTTGATTCCAGATATCTATCTCTACTTCTGTAGCAAGACGATCAATAGGAGAGATTCTGCTACCATCTACATTTGTCATGAAAGAGCCATCATCAGATATTATTCCAAATTCATTCAGATGTTCATTGTAGCCTACCATTCCAGCTTCAAAGGGAGATTCTATTGTAGTTGCATAAGGATCAAAACCTTCCCATGTATTCCATATATTAGGGAACAGTACACATGATCCTTTTTCATATAATCTCCCACATTCGTCCAGTTTTAATGTTAGATTTTTGTCTAAAGGCAAAACTTTCAAAAAGATATTGCCTTCTTTGTCTATTCTGTCCAAAAGGACATCTCCATGCGTGACAGAGTAAAGTTTAGTGTATTGTTTACACTCTTCGAGCAAACCCGCTATGTTTATTAATTTTTCCATGACCTTTATTGTTTGTTGTTGTTCCACTTCGCATTATCCGGTATTATATCTCTAAAACATTCTGGCACATCACCCTGATGCCACCAATCGTTAGATATCACCTTTTCTCCAGAGTTTTTAATGGCTTCCATCATCCTACCGCCAAAACCCATGAATCGTCTTGTCATGTTATTTGTATTAGGAACGAATGGGTTGGCAATGTATGAAACTCCATCTATAATTAGCCAATTGGGATCGTTTTTGTGTTGCTCATACATTCTTATCCAAAATGCACAATGGTAGCAAACACCGTCTCTTTCCATGATTGTACGGATATCACATTTTACAAAATGCTCTGGGTTCATGTCATGGATTTTATTTTGTCCCGACCCATCTTCTTGTCCACACTTAGGGCATATCTTTTTCTTCGTTTCCATATTCATTCTTTTTTTGTTTTTACCTTATTCTTCCCATTCTATTTTTACTGTTTTGTAATATAAACGATTTGACTTTTCACCTGATTCCATTCTATCCTTTGCTTCTTTTTCAGATTCAAAAAGATTAAGTCCTGGGAATAGTCGTTCATCTTTATCTTTGTACAAATTTATCCATGCTTCTCGTTTTACAGCTTTCATGAAAAGGTCACACATACATCCCCTTCCATCGTTACTGAATCTTCCTTTCTTGTTATAAGAAAAGATAGTTTCATCACCAGCCTCTTTTACTAAGGCCACAATAGGATGATGTCCTATTCTATCAAAACACAAGATTCTCGCTTCCTTACCATCTCTTGTGCACACCGGATGTCCGACTTTCGCTTTTTCTAAATCAAATTCCTTCATTTCAAAATTTCATTTTTTCAAGTTTAACAATCTGCTTTTCAGAGATTCAATCTTCTTAAATCTCATCTCTTTCTGCTATATTCAATGTAGTTAATTTACCCATGATTCAATTCTCCTTAAAATATTCAATTAATTCTTCAACAGTAGCTTTACGCCAATTAGGAGATACTTCCGACATATTTTCATTCTGTTTGTTGAAAGCAAAAAGTCCTTGTCGAGATATAAACCATTGGTTTGCGTCTGTATCGTTTCTTATTGCGGCAATAGCCAAGAAAAGTTTTTCATTGTCATTGCAATCTATTCGTCCAGCACAATTCCATGTCGTATGTGGATTACAAGAATCAAAAGTTTCGTTTTTAATAGCAGCGAATTTGCCCATTCCTGTAGCCAAACACAATTCATTATCATCAGATACCCATTCTGACGGTTCGTACCCCAACTCTTTTAATTTGTTTCTAAGCTCTGGGGTATTTTTGCGTATAAAACACGTTTTAGTAAATGTCATAATTCAATCCTCCATAATACCTAACAAATCGTTTAAATATGCCCATTGTATTGTTTCACTGAAACGATACAGAATACACCCTGGACGGGACGATATAAAAACTTGATCTTCTTGAAGGATACCCATCAGTTTCCCTTTCTCATGAATACAAACAATAAACTCACCAATTTTGGGTTTTACTGTTTTATCATACCATACAGAATCTATAAACCAATCAACACCCTCTCTAAAAGCAACCGCAACACTGCTTAGGCTTATGCCATTATGAAAGTACCCTATTCGTTCTTGCTCTGTCTTTTTAAAGACAGAAGATGCTTTTGTTATATCTTTTCTTTTCATATCTATTCTGCTAATTCAATTATTGCTTGTCTGAATGACATATGTTCTCTTAATTTAGATATTGTTCCATCCTTCTTTGCTTTCATAAGAATAGGAACAACTTCATTTGCCACAATTTCATATCCAGTTACATAAGCAAATTTCTTTTCTTCTGGAACTATTCTTATTCTATTAATACCGAGACCTCGGAGTTTATAAGCGGGAATAGTCAAACAAACTTTACTCCCAATAGGGAATTTTTGATTAGAGACTATGTATTCATTCTCTAATTCTTTCATTTCTTTCTTACAACTATCAATCTTAGATTGAATTTCTTCTTTTCGTGTTTTAAAATATAATTTGTCCATGATGTTCAGTTACTTTAACAATTTTCATCTACTATAACAGCTACGACAATCATTTCAATAGCAAGAACGATCATTCCAACCCAAAATAAAGTTTAAAACCAATTGCAGGTAGCGATATGAATAACAACGCAATCCCGCATCTTCCCAAAAATTTACTCCAGTCTATCATAACTTTTCTTCATATTGTTTGTGATGAACTTTTTCTCTATCCGTATAGTAATCTCTTTCAATCAAATCCATAAGTTTCGACATGCTTTCTGAATTATCGTCAGAGGATTTTCCTTTAAAGAAATACCGCATATATTCTGCAAGTTCTTTTGCAGCTTCATGAAATGCTTTTTCTTTAGTTTTCCATTCATCGGTAGGAACAAAGCCTCTTTCTTTAAAATGAAGCAAATACAAGTCCAGATAATATACAGACAAATCAGCCATATTGAGAGAAAGATTGAGTGTCTTTGTTGCCCAAGAAACAAGTGATTTTTCTAAATTTTGTTCTTGATAATAGAATTTGTCTTTAGATTTCAGATAATCCAGTTCTTCTTGCAGGCGTATTCTTTTTTGATTCAGAAAAGAAATTTTTGCCCAATTCCTTGTACTTCTTGCTTTACTGATTTCTCTTTGAACTTCCCTTAGCTCAATAGAGACTTCTGTTTTTGTTCTATCTTTTGCTTCCATATTTTGTTGTTTTTGAGATGATTAATTTATTCTACATCGAAAAGTTGATCCATAGAAACAAGTTCTTTTTTCAAATCTTCTTCGTTATTGAATCTAACTTTTATACTGCCAAAAGAAGTTTTGAATAGGATATAATGTACATTTTCATCAGGACGGGAAACAGGTTTATATTCCCGGAACATGGTCTTTCTGATATAACTGTTTCCTACTTTCACAAAATCCAGGAATGTTGATACTAAACGTTCTTTAACCGGAATCATTTCTTTATTATCCTTGAAAGGAATAATTTCTTCTTTTCCTCTGATTTTTATGGAAAGATAGGGTGAGATGTTTGCTGTTTGATCTTGAAACTTGAAATAAGAAACAGCTTGTTTAGGTAGTCTTCTGTTTTGTAAGATAAAATAAGCCATTGCGATACAGTAATTTAAAAAAATGAGATAAAACCCGGCGGAAGCCGATCTTTACGGAAAGATGATGAATCATTCCGCCGGGAAACTTAAAAAATATATGGAAACGTTGGGTTATTATTGTTTAGGATCGTCTTTTGTTCCCACCAAATGTTCGTTTCCTTCAAAAGGGATACATTCATCCCACATACCGGAAATGGTAAAATACTTGCCTTCTTTTGAAATGTGGGAAAATAAATCACAATGCCAAACGTTAAACATTCCTTCTTCGCAATCCTTTGTAAGCACTTTCTGAAAAGGCTGGAATTTTGGTGTTTCTTGAATCTTTACCGCAATATATAAAGGTATTGAAATTACACCACAAACAGAAATAGGTTTCTTTGCAGAATTGAAAATAAAAGGATTGTTTGTTGCAATAGAATTTTTAGTTATATCCAAAGGTTTTAATTCGTATTTTCCCAGTTCAAACATCCATTCATAAAATACATAGGGAATATCATTTAAATAGATACCTTTGACTTCTACTTCATCAATAACAAAGCATTTTCCACAATATTCACTTAATATCTTTGTGAACGAACAAGGGTAGCCGGTTACACTTACGTTCCCTTTTTCGTCTTTGTTATTGTTGTACCAATCAAGACTTTTGATCCGCACAATGTCACCTTTTTTAAATTTTGTTTCCATATTTTTCTTTTTAATATTGTTTGTTACTATCAATAAATCAATCCTTCTTCTCTTCGCCAAATAAGTCTTTTGGAGAAACATCAAGAATATCAGCTATTTCCTTTAACCGGTTCATGGTAGGATTTCCGTTCAGACACCTATAAAGAGATTGCCTTGTTACTCCCAATTTTTCTGACACCTGGGCTACGGAAATACCTTTTTCTTGCATGATCTCTTTAATTTTTAATCCATTTTTTTGCATTAAGTTTAAAATCGTTTTTCTTTATTCTGCCACAAATGTAACACTTTAATGTTACATGACAAAATATAATGTTACATTTTTGTCGAAATTCAGTCAAAAACCTTTAGTGTCAAAATAACACCAACTAAAATGACTGCGATAGGAACAACGATCATCTCATTGTCGGATACACATATCTTCGCTAATCCATCTGTTACAAGATACATCATCACCGACTTAACCAATCTGCTTTCTGTTTTCCTATCTTTTCTCATGTTGATGCAAAGATATATGTAACAGTATAATGTTACAACACTATTAACATTTGTTAAAGTATTTGTTTTTAAATAGGAGAGGACTTACTTTTGAAAACAAAAAGTACAGCTATGGCTACATATCAAGAAAGACTGGAAGCAGCTAAAGTAAAACTGCAAAAGATTTATCCGAACGCAACAATAGAACAAACCATTGACGATAATGGGAACGCTATTTGGAGAACAAACGTGCCGGGAGTGAAAATCATCGAAAGCATGAATGTAAATGCTTTGGAAATCGTAGTAGAAAATCTTCGACAGGCTTATAGAGCTAAGTTGGGAGTGAAAAGAAATTAACAATTGAATGATTTGATACTTTATCATTGGCGATAAATAGTAAATGATTGAAAGGTGTGCTTGTGAAAGTGCACCTTTTCTTCTATCTTTGACACGGTTAATTAACTCAAAATAAATATCATCATGAACAGAATTTTATTGACATTGACTTTTTTGTTCTCCTGCATTGCTTGCGTTTTTGCACAAGGAGAGTTGCCGGAAGAAACAGTTGACTATGCGGCTAATTTCGCTACTTTTGCAGGAGTAGTGGGTGTTACAGCAGTCGTAACCGAATTTATCAAGAAACTTTTCAAAGTAGAACCTTCCGAATGGGTACAACGGATCATCTCTTGGGTGATCGGTATCGGACTTGGAATGTTTGCCTGGGGATTCAATCTTGGAATGTTTGAAGGTCTGGATTGGTGGCAAGCACTCTTATGGGGATTTGGAGCAGGATTAGCATCGAACGGCGTTTTTGATTCCGGACTTATCGAATGGCTGTTTGGATTGTTTACCAAGAAAAAGGAATAATCTTCTTCATCACACTTTTTGTTTTTATTGGTTCAGGCGGGGCGAAAGTTCCGCCTTTATTATACATTAATATATACAGCTATGACAATAGACGAAAAATATACAAAACTGAAAAGCATTTTCTTTAAAGATTTTGTAGTAGTGGCAGAGAACTACAATTGCCGGGGAACTAATATCCCAGCAAGTAAAGTGACAAAGAGTAACACAACAGGGCTGAAAACCTTATATTGGGGAGACGGGACGATCAATATGGCGGAATACCTACATTATTTGTATATAGAAGCTGTGCTGGGGGATAAATCTTGTGTAGATAAAATTTACTGGTGTCTTAAATCAATAGAAAGACTTTCTTTGAGTGTCTATGAGGATGAAAAGATGAAGAATCCAAAAGTATATTTTAAATACGAGCCTGGATTCTTCCTTAGAGACGACATATCGGTAAATTCAAAAGACCTTTTTGACGCTTTCAAAGTGGAAAGTGGTTACTCGAACGGTATCGAACTTGAAAATGAAGACCCCTGTTTTTCTCCTTTTGTCTCACAAGACCAAATTTGGAACTTACTTCCATCTCTTGCATTAATAGCGGAGGGGATGGAAGATCACAAAACAGGCATTTTAGCAAAAGAAATACTGAAAAACATCCTTTCCTATGTTTCTGATCACGGACATACCATTTACAATCCCTATTTCAGTGCATTGAAACATTTTTGGACGTACCTTCCTTCTATGAACACAGAAAAAGTAAAACCATGGGATAGGGTGTATGATAGGAACATTCATTTGAAATACACAATCAAAGTAAAAAGAGGTGCTAACAACTGGTATTTTGCTTATGGATTCAGAAAAACGCTCAAAAAATTCATTCCAGAAGCAAAATTGAACGGTTTTCTGACTTTTTTGTATGGTTTATGGTATATTCCATTCATTTTTCTTGCTGATAGGGTATATTTCCCTATTGTTACCCGGTTCGGAGCAAAAAGAAAAGACAATTCCTATTACTGCATGTCGTCTGCCGGTGATGTTTGGTATTCCGGGAGGAAAAGTTATCTCAAAAGGGTATGCAAGAAATTCAACAAGGATAAGAAATATACCTTTCCCGCGCTTGCAGAGTGCATGAAACAAGAAAAATGGCAATATCTGAACCTGGAAGAAATAGAAAAATGGCTGAATAAATATGAATTTGACGAAAAATCACTTGAATCACCAGTGAAATTTCTAACTTTGTACTGTTACTTGAAGTTGTCCAAACAATCAATTGCTTAAAATCTTAGCCACAGTGTTTTGTCCCTGTCTTTCTTCGTGAGAGGCAGGGATTTTTATTTCCATTTACAAAAGTGTAAGAATATACTATTACATTTTCACGTAAATTAACCTATAAGGCTTCGTTTTTGTACAAAATGATGTTACTTTTGCGGCATATTCAAGTAACAAAAACAAATAGAATTATGAAACCTTTCAATTTAGAAGAAGCAAAAGTAGGCAAACCCGTCTGCACAAGAAATGGTAGGAGAGTGGAAATCATTTCTTTTGAAAATCCGAGCAACAACAACAACTATCCTATTTTGGCAAAAGTATTTTTCGGTAAAGATGATTATGAAGAATTTACCTTTACAGAAAGTGGAACGTTTTTCGTTGCTGGTAAAGAATCTGAAGCAGATTTAATGATGACAGAAGATGAAACGGAAATAGAAATCCCTTCACTCTGGACACAATCTTGTACAGAAGAAAACACAAAGATCAATTATACAATCAAAAACTAATAGAAGATATGGAAGTAAAGATGACGGAAAGACAAGCGTTGCTTTATGAAGCGAGAAAGAAAAAGCTGTTTAGGGCTTTTATTATGACCTGTATGTGGGGAGGGTTTGGGCTTTATTACACTGGTAAACCTATTATCGCATCCATCCTGACCATTTGTACCCTGTACAATATTTTAGGAGCTATAATCACCTTATTTAAGGTCGATCTGGTAAACTGCGTCGAACACCTACTTTGGTTTACCGGATTTTGGATTTTCTCAATCCTGATAGCGGTTCCTTTGGCAAAGGATACAAACAACAATATCAAACGTGAAATCATTAAAAACAACAAATAACATGAAAAGAGTAATTTTTATCAGTGCATTATTTACACTTATTTCGATGTGTGGATGCAAGCAGGAAGCCTCTAAAGAATCAGAAATTACCAAAGAGCAAGAAACCTCCAAAGAATTGAACATCTATCAAATTATGGATATTCAATTTAAAATATTGGATGCTTCTTCTAAAGATTTTTTGGTTGAAGAAGCTGATAAACTCATTCCAAAAGAAGCCTACAGCGAAAGGGTTGCTATAGAGACTGGAGGAAAAGCTATAAAATATAGCCTCAATACAGGTTATAAATTAAGTGTAAACGAGGTTTTTGATGAAAAATCAGGGATAGTTCCTTATACAAGTCTCGAAGCAAAGTTCGATATTTATGATATGGAAGATACAAAAACCTTTATAGATGGGATTCTGGATTATCTGAAAGAAAAGAAAAGGTTAAAGAAAGAAGGGATATCCGAGGTTGTAGATAAACCAGATTACAAACTTATTGCCCTTATTTGGGACGGTGGATTCAGTTCAATTGAAATGAAACAAAACGGAGCAATTGGATTTGACATTATCTTTATCAACTATTACGACATGAACAAACAGAAAAAGAAATAGGAATATGGAAAGGAAAATAAAATACTTTATAAGCAAAAGAAGAAGGCTTTTGTATTTATATTACGAATGGGATGGAGATGTGATGAAAGCGTTCTTGTCGAACTTCTTTCTGCGAGGTATGGATGTGGAAGTCATTCCCAAAGAACAAAACAGATCAAATGAAGATTTATTGATGGTAGGGTTTGCTCCAGGAAAGAGATTCCTATTAAGAATAGGTGATGGTATTCTACGTGATCCTAATTGGAGAGCTGCTAGACGAATGAGAAGAGAATATGGCAGGGATCAAAATCCTTTTCCCGGTCTTGTGGAAGTAACAGACGAAGAAAAGATACGATACATAGAAGAACAAAAAGAAAAAGGAATTATCAAATTCGACGAATCATTTGTAGAATCTTTACTACCTTTGGGCAAAAGAGTAGAAAACGAAACAAAAGACCAAGAATTTTAATCATGGTATATGTATAAGATTAAGTTCTGATCATCAAAAAGGGTAGGAACTATTGAGAAATACCTTCCTACCCAAAATTCAAAAACTGACATAGTGTATTAAATCATAATTTTCACCAAAGCCTCAACGATTTCTTCAAAATTCTTATTTTACTATTCGATGGGTGGGTAGCAGTCATTTGATTTGCTACCCATTTTTCTTTATCTCCACTACCTCTTTTTGACAAGCTTCACACCCCATTTCAAGAACCCCACACCCCCTACGGGGGTTCTTTGTCGATTTAGAAAATCTCTTCATTTTCACTCGTTTACACTACGTTCAATGCCGGATTTTCCCGACATAATTAACATGATTATTATATATATACTTTTAAAAAAGTAGTATATAATAATCCTTGGAAAATCGAAAATTCGGGAATAGGAGTATTCCCTCATTATTTCGAATTTTCCGATTTGCTAAACAAATTTCTCTTTTAGTAGGAATACTCCTATTAAGAAAGAAAAAAGAAGTGAAAAGAAAAGAACAAAAACAGGATTACTCCTATTAAAGAAAAGAGGGAAAGGAAAACACGCGCATACGCGCTTGAATGGGAAAATCGGAAAACAAGACTTAGGGATGGAGGGTGGGAAGGAAACCCTACGAGCGCGCGCGAGACGGGTGCTGTGGCGATGCGCCCTGTGGTGCTTTTTCGCGCCGTTCTTTGTTTTTGTCGGTTTTTTGTTGTACCTTTGTGGCAAAAGTGATATATTTTTATATTCTATAAATGAAACGGGAAACTACGTTGCGAAACGTAGTTTTTTTATGTTAGTTTGCTTGTTATTGTTTTTTTTGCTTTCTTTGTACTGTGAGAATTAAAACGATTTGATAACAATCATTAAAAATTCCATTTATGGACTATAAAAATATAGCAGCCTTTTTGATTCGTTCTGATTTAGAACGGCAGTTACTACTAAATGAGAGTGAAGGTAAATTTTCGGGCAGAAGAAGGTTTACCAAAAAAGGAAAAGAGATCACTCCTAAGAGAAAAACCAAAGGTATTACTTCAAAGATTTTTTATTCAAAAAAATCTCTTTTGTCTTTTCTAAAAGATGCAATAGGATGTGAATCTGAAAATCAAGCATTGACGATATTTAATAAGTATGCCGGTGGCATGAAGATTGAACATAAGGTGGAAAAAAATTTTGATCCTTCTTGTGGAAGGATGAAGGTTATTACTTCCTATCGTTTCGTGATAAAAGATAAATCCTTCTATTCTAAAGATATGAATTTAATTCCTGCTTGCCTTTTGCGTCCCTTTAAGGCATTTAAAGATACTCAAAGATTTAATAATCGAGAATTAAGACTTGGTTTTAATGAACGTGTTCTTTCGGTCTATCTTGAACTAAAAAGAAGAATTATTTATCATGTGTGGTTGTCTGAAAAGAAAAACGATCCTTCTCTCAAATGGGAACCTTCTTTGTTTTTTAGTCAAAAGACTATTGCACGAGAACTTGGTTGGACGATAGATCAAGTCAGATATAGCATGAAAAAGCTGAAATTCTATTTTGGAAGGGATTTTTTTAGAGAGCCTACAAAAAAAGAATCAGATTCCCGTAAAATAAAAGGTTGCTGGAATTTTCAGATCAATCTTCCTCCTATGCGTAAATGGAACGCTATTGTTGCTAAGAAAATTATTATGTACACAAAAAACGTAGGGGATTCTGCTCTAAAAAAGCGTTTCCCTCTTGAAACCTATCGTTATCTTGTTTATGCACAACGTAGGACAAAACGGTATGATTGTTATGCAGAAAATTTTATGAATAACAGCAATAAAGAATATGAGCGATTATGTAGTCTTGCGAGCACAATAAGGTCTTATTTACAGGAAAAGAAGGAAGTTACTGCCGACTTTTTAAAATCTCTTATATTTGACAAACGTCCGCTTACTTATAGAAAGCGTGTACCTCAACCTATTGTCAGAAATTATTATCGAAAACTTTATAAAGCTGCGTAAAATCATGGCAAACAAATTACCTAACATCAAAAACAAATTTTCCATGACGGAAGAAGAAAAGAAAAACGTATTGGCTTTCTATAACGTTTCAGAAGAACAAAAGAAAGCGATCGTAGAGAGTTATAACGGCAACCCGGAAGGATACAAGGCTTCTATCAGGAAGATGTCGGAAAAGGAACGTGAGGTATCCCTACTGATAGCTTCTGCATGTGGGATAGATATTAAGGATATTTGATATGTATGGTATAGAAGAAAAGATAAAACAATATGGCTTTTCGGAAGATTTGTCTAATAAAGTTAGACATTCCGTTTCTGTATTAAGAAAGAGTGAAGAATTTGCTTTGAGATTTTATGATAAAGACTTTTACCTTGCTTTTAGCGGTGGTAAAGATTCACAAGCATTGTATCATGTAGCAAAGTTGGCTGGGGTAAAATTTGAAGCTCGCATGAATATGACTACCGTTGATCCGGCTTCTGTAGTTTCTTTTGTAAAAAGAGAATACCCGGATGTTATAAGACATGTACCGGAAATGAATTTCTTTGATCTTATCTTAAAGAAAAAGAAATTACCTTCAAGAACGTATAGATTTTGCTGTGATGTTTTAAAAGAAAGGGGAGGTGGCGGTACAGTTACTTTAGTTGGTATAAGAGCAGAAGAATCTGTTAGACGTGCAAAAAGAGAAGAAATAGGAACAAGTAAGCGTAAATACAATCTTTCTTTTGATCAGTGGGATGAACACAAGGAACAAATGGTATCTTGTGTAGGTGGAAAAGACAAGATTATTGTTTCTCCTATTCTTTCTTGGACGGAAGATAATGTTTGGGAGTTCTTAAATAAAATGGGAATAAAACATTGTGATTTGTATGATAAGGGAGAAAAAAGAATAGGCTGTATTCTATGCCCTATGTCTAATGTAAGAGAAATGCTTACTTATCCATTTAAATATCCACATCAAACAAAGCGTTTGCTTGAAGTTATTGAGATATTATATAAAGAAGGGTCGTTCTTTAATAAGTATAAGGAGTTTACGCCAAAATTGATATTGGCTTGGTATTTATCCAAAAGAACTGTTGAAGATTTTAAAGGATTGATTTTAAGAATACAGAAAGGAACTTTTAAACCAGATGAAGAGAATAAAGAGCTATGGGACAAGTTTATAGATTATTTTGATTTGAAAAACATTAATTTGTAACAATATTTAACATCAAAAATTGCAATTATTGAATACAAAAGTTGTATGTTTGCAGTCGAGATGAGATAGCTTAAAAAGTTGAAGTTTGGGAAGTGATTCGCGATAGCTTCCCTTCTTCTTTTTGAAGGCTATGTGAGGTTGATGGGAAATGACTTTAGGGTGTTTCCCAAAATTAAGGAAGTGTTAGATCGAATGTCTCTAATGACAAACGAACCGAGTCAGGAAATGCCGGCTCCCCTATAAGAATCGTTCCTAACGAATAAGTCCCGAAGTAGGGCAAATGGCGGCTTATAGGATGTCGTGAGATAATGGTTTCTCGTGAGAAAGGCTTCTTTTGAAGTAACATTGTCCTGCGGGCAGAGTGGCGAGACAAATTCACTTCCTACTTTTAAAGGCTCTGCCGTTACCTTTGATCCCTGTGCGGAGGGAGATCGGCACTTGTAAGCGATATGAGTACGGTTGCCGCACCAACATAGAAAGTATCGCTTACAAGTTTTTCTTTATAAAGTGTTCTTTTATAGGAAAAAAGTTATACTTTTGTATGTGTTGAATTATAAATAGGTGATTAGTATAACTTTGCACCAGTTTATGTTAATCATCAATTTTATTAACGATACCGGTGGTGCACCGGGAATTTAAGCATGTGGAGAGACCTCTTTAGAAATTATTACGGGTTGATGGTTTCAACAATGTCCCTATGAAGCGTGAAAATATACTTTTGGTGCAAAGAAGTGTATAAGCACCCAATTACGTCCATGAGTGTACAAGAATTTCCTATAAATGAATTTTTAAGCCTTGCAGAAAAGAACAACTGGGAGGTTTATACGTTGGAACAAGTGAAAAACTTTGCTTCTGACGTTGTTAAGAGTATTGATCCTACTGAACGGGAACACGGGGCTATTGATTTTGTGTCCCTGAATCGTGTTGTTGTGGTTGACGAAAACTTCAACAAATCTGTTGTATATTATAGAGAGCCGCAGATTGAGTGGAAAGATGCCGATCAAGAAACAATTGAAAAAGCTGGAGCAACCGGACTTCCTGTAAAAAACAAAATAGGTTTCTATAAAGATACTCCTGAGAACAGAAGAAAAGGAATTGTGGGTATGCCTTACAAAAAAGATTCTGACTACAAGAAAAAGAAGGAGGAATCGGAATCCGATAAAAAAGATTGATTAGAGGATTGATGATGGAGAACAGAAGATTATATCATTTCAAATCCTATTTAGGTAGCTTCTGCTATCCTATACTGATCGCTTTACCTTTATCTCCTATTGTGGACTGGATAGAAAAATACATATTCAAAGATTGGGAATTTCTCAAATTCCTTGTTGTCCTTATTATTGTGGACACTCTTATTAGTTGGGTATTCCATTTGAAGCAAAAAGACTTTTCATCGAAAGGTTTTGGAATGATCCTGACTAAAATTTTTGTATATGGGTGTTTGCTTATTGTAGCTCATGTTTTGGGAGAATACACTATAGACGGACAAACAACCACAACTTTCACATGGTTTCGATCTCTTATGAGTACAGCATTAATAGTAAGGGAATCTATCTCTATAGTGGAAAATTCAGGTAAGATAAATCCCAACCTTGTTCCTGTGTGGGTGAGAAAATATTTAAGGGAATTTGACGAAAATGGATTTTTAAGAAAGCCCGGAGGAAAAACGGGTGATTCCGAAAAAGATACAATCTAAATTTTTATACAAATGAGACTATACAGATTTACTGATACAGATAAGAAGATTGACGTAGTGGTCGTTACGGACGGCTCTTGTGAACAGAAAAGAGTGCTTATCACGGAATCACCTCGCGGTGTTGTAACTCCCGGTTCTGTCAACGCTACAGAAGATGAAAAGAAGGGAAGCGATGCTTTTCTTGCTTTGGGTTGGAAATGGAATGTGGGGGAAAGTGTTCAACATGAAGAGTTGGTTGCGTTTGCAGAAAACAACGCGCTTACTCTTACAATCGAACCGCAAGGACTAAATGAGGTTGTCGCTGTGAATGCAGAATGGAACGATGAGAATGCTTGTGTGCTGTCTGTTTACACTACTGTTCCGGCAGAAAAGGAAATTGAAATTTATTTCCCCAATTCAGTAAAACTCAATAACTCTATAGGAAGATATGGTGTTATTAGAGGTGATAGAAAAGTGCTTACATCAAAAGTAAATGGTCGCACTCCTATGGAATTTACTTTGGCAGACTTGGGATTGGATGCTAAGGAAGATTTAAACCTTGTCGTAATGGCAGATGCCGGAGTGCAGAAATTTGAAGTTGTGGCTAAAAAACAGTAAGTAACTATGCTTAGGCTTTTATTTACAACAAAAGATTTAAGCAAGCAAATGACTGTCATAACAGATGGTGTAGACAGTCAGATGAATGTTTTTGTAACTGAAAATACGGTAGGTGATGTAGACTATTACAAATCTTTAGGGATTGTAATAAAAGCTGGTATTACCTATAATATCGGTAAGTTTATAGAATGGTGTCTTGCTAATGAATTGGGTCTTATCGGCTATCCCGAAGGACTGGAAGAAGAAAAGATCAATTATGTAAACGTTCTTGATAGAACGGAATATACGTTTACATTGCAGACAAAATCTCTTTCTTTCGTTAATACGGGTGAAAGCAAGAATTTTGTTGTTACTTCCAGCAAGCAGGAATATCGGGACGGTGCGCCTTACGGGAAACCCATAGCCGTTGCTATTCAGATTAAAATTTCTGGTACAGGTTTTTCGGGTAATGCGGGAATAAGTCAAATTTCTGCTACAGAGAATCCTACTGACAAGCAAAGAACTGGTACAGCTACAATCATTCAGAATGAGAGTGGAAAAACAGCAACCATTTCTTTAAGTCAAGCTGCATCTGTTATTACTTATGAAAATACGATCACAGCCAATAAGACAACTCTTACTTTTGCTGCAACGGCAGGTGATCAAGTGGTCACAATCACTTCTACCAGACAAAAGAAGCTGAACGGTAAGAACAGTGGTTCTCCAACTACCGTAAATACTACAGGAAAGGTAACCGGTACGGGTTTCTCTTTGAAAACTCAATCGGGAGCAAATTATACTGTTTCCGCCACTGAAAATACAAATGAGACTACCGGAAGAACAGGAACTCTTGTTGTGACACAAGAAGGGTCGGGCGCAAAATCAATTACGATTAATTTAAGTCAACCTAAAGCAACCGTTGCTTATACTTATAATTTGACTTCAAACCCTTCAAGAGTGGAATTTGTTGCTACGGGTGAAACAAAAACTCTTTCTATTTCTTCTACAAAACAAAAGACGGTAAATGGAAAGAATAGTGGTAGTCCTGTGGCTGTGAATTATACTACGACAGTTTCTGGTACAGGTTTTTCGGGTAATGCGGGAATAAGTCAAATTTCTGCTACAGA